CAACGATCTGACTCGCATGGTTCGATCCAGTGACGACGATCACTTCGTCGAGACCGATCTTGCGCATCAACTCAAGCGGGTAGTCGATCATAAGCTTGCCCGGCTCACACGGAGCCAAGTGCTTGTTTATGTAATTTGTGAGCGGAGCCAAACGCGATCCACTACCACCAGCCGCAACAACGCCAACCATAAAACTCCTCAGTTCTTCAACTCTTCCAACGTAGGAAATGCCCGGTCCTTGGGCGCAATAATCAAGTCATCCTTAAAGTCCATCCAAGGAAGGCACAGTTGTTCATCGAGCGGATTGATCCCGCCCTCCCCAGATGGATAATATTCGCTTGTACATTTATAAATAAAAATAGTGTTCTCTTCTTTGGCCCAAAAGCCGTGCGCAAAGCCAGGCGGAATATAGACGGCAAGCTGCATTGGCAATAGCTGGAACGTCTCCACCATGCCGTAGGTTGCTGAACCTTTGCGCAAATCAACCACCACATCAAGAGCCTCTCCATTCACGACGCTCACAAGCTTGCCTTGCTCATGGCCGTCAGTCTGGAAGTGAAGGCCGCGAACGACGTTCTTTTTTGAAAAGCTGATGTTGTCCTGAATGAAAGTGGGGAAGCTGAAGTCTATCGGAGCAACGGGCGGGACGTGGTACGCCTCGCGAATGATCTCGAAAAAGTTTGAGTTCTTAAAGTTCTCGATGAAAGATCCGCGCTCATCGTGGAAAGTCTTTGATGGCAACACCAAGCATCCGGTCTTAGTCACGTATGGTTTGAGCGGCTTTACCGCGTGGAATGTGGTCTTCATTTTCCATACCTTGAAATCAGATAATCGTTCACGTCATCAACCCATAAATCTTTTGTACTGTCACCAAAATGACGCTTAAGCTTCGCGTTCGATAGCTTGGTGTTGACCGGCCTCTCGGCCTTACCGAATGCCACACTCTCCACTGGAACAATGTTCTTGCTAGGATGAACACCAATGCGAGTCGAAATGTAGGTAGCGCAATCGTACCTGTTTACGAAGTCGTCATGGGTGATGTGAAAGATTCCCGTGTAGGCGTTGAGAGCCATAAGGAAATAGATATTTTTGGCTATGTATTCGGATGAGCAAGGAGATCCGTATTGGATGGTAGACAGCTTCGCCTCTCGGCCATTGACTATGCTCTCCATGATCCAAGTCACAAAGTTCGACTTCTCCTGGCCGAGAACCCATTGGATTCTTGCGACCACGCCCTCGTGCGCGAGAGCATTCTTTTCTCCTAAAACCTTCGAGCGCCCGTACTCCTGCACTGGATTGGTCTGGTCTTCCTCGCTGTAAATGCCATCCTTTTTTCCATCAAAAACATAGTCGGTGCTGATCTGAATAAGTTTTGATTTGAAGGTCTTGGCCGCCTTGCCGATGTAATCAACCGCTATGCCGTTGACCAAGTGAGCCTCTTCTGAATTATCCTCGCACCAATCTACGTTTGTCTTGGCTACGCAGTTCACGATGTGGCTTGGCCGCAAATCTTTGATCGCCGAGTGGACGGCAAACTGATTCGTTATATCGAGGTCTTTCGATGTGGGCGCGACGAATTGAACTTTATTTGTATGCATCAACCGGCACAGCGAACTTCCAACATTGCCGCTGCCGCCAAGAACCAAAATCATAACTCCCCCAACAAACTAACGAGATGACTGCGCCCTGGTTATTTCCCGGCGAGCCTTCCGCAAAACGCGCTGTGCCCCAAACCTCTGGTACTTCCTGGCCATCTTGCCAATGGATGAGCGGGATTGGTACAACTTTCTAATAGTCGCCATCAATGCAGTCTTGGCCGTTTTCGCGCTGTCGAAGTGCGGGATCTTGCCCGATGCCTCTAGCTCACCCAGAACCAAAAGCAAACCATCGGCGAACTTATCCAAGGCTTCATTGTCCAAATGGTGGAAGAACTCCAACTCATCTTCTTCACTGTGATCCGGATCTTCATGGACCTCTTCGAGAGGCTTGCCGCTGTTGATCTGTTTCACTCGCTCTGACTCTTCCAAAAGTGTTTTCAAAACTGGATTCATTGTGTCCTCGCCTTTAAAACCGATCTTGTTAAAAATATCCCCAAGCTTACCGACGAACATCTGATTGTAATCGTAGACCGCTATTTCCTTCGTAGGATTTTTCTTGATCTCTTTGTCTTCTTTCCAGTCGCGGTTGACGAAAGACTCAATCGTTCCTCCAGGGATGTCCACACGATCAATGATCTTCGCACGCTCAAGAACATCAAGGATGTCTTCGGTCTTCAGGCCATCAGCACTCAGCGCCATCCGCGCAGCACCGATGGTGGAAGGAAATCCAATCTCAGTACCGAAGGTCAATAGCGACACGAAAACGTCGCCACTCAAAACTTCAGAGGCCATGCCAGTGCTTTCGAGGTACTGAACAAATTTCTTGATGTCCCTATCGGCAATATCTTTTTTGATTTTCTTCAAGCCCTTACGGACTACATCAACATTGTCCTGATCAACCTTTTCTTGAATCACGGAAATTCTCCAAACGCTTGTGAGCCTCTTTAATAAACTTGGCAGCTTTACGAAGCAAACGCTCGGCGCGAATCTTTGGAGAATCAGTAGTACCTACCGGCCTTCCGGCCTTGCGCGTTTTCTCTGGGAAGACTTCGTGCAGAGGATCTGGAGCGTCGAAAATAAACGACTCCTCGATCTTCGTGGTCTCTTCTTCAATCATTCTCATCGTGCGTAAATCTAAATCCATTATGTCGATCCTAAAAGTTTTCTGTCGGGCGTGAAGTAATTGATGTTCACCACATCCGCCAAATATTGTGTCCATTGGTCTTGGTCGTTAATCCAGCCATCTTGTTCACAATTCTTGACCTCGAAAAAGAAAGCATTCCCCTTACGGAAAAACTCAAGGATGTCTCCGACGTTCACATGTTGACGATTGCTCGACGCCGGAACTTTTGCAATCTCAACCCCTTTGCGGGAGATCGTGACCTTTGAAGTTTTTGTGACGGTCATACCCTCGTCAGTCGCGTCAGCATCTTGAGTCGGGCGCTCGAAGTACGCATTGATCTTGTATGGTTGGTAGTGGCGCGAAGCGAGAACCGGCTCACCGTACAGACAGTCGATGAACCCAGAGACTCCAACGCCTTGTGCGCCTGGAGGAACTTTCAAAAATTTCCAGAGGATGCAGTTTCCGTCGCCAACACCGGCAAGTGTTTGTATCTCGACATTCACGTTGTCGAAGAGAACTTGTTCCCCTTTTTTGAGTAAGGTTCCCATCGACAACGATCCTTTTGATTACTTGCGTTTACTGTGGCGGTGCAAGCGGTCGATGTCTTCGCAGACTTCGGACACGCTACGCTTCGCATCGTTTAACTTGATCTTGGCGTCATTCATTTTTTCATGATGCTTGCCAAGTTCGGCGGCCAAAGGATGCGGCATTGATTCCATGCACTCATGCATCTTTTTATGCGCCCACTCAGTCATTTCGTGACCTTTGCGAACTGCACGATGCGCTTCGTCCATGTGACGCTTCAATCCGTCCATCACTTTTTGAGGGTGGTCGTATCCCTCACTAAGCTTTTTTCCAGGTGCCTTTTGTGACTCGACAACCTTTCCATCGGACGCTTTGCGCTCTTCGCGGCGCTTCATTGCAGCTTCACGCATTTTTTTGCGCTCGGCCATCAACTTCGGTGCGGCTTCGGGAGCGCCAGGTTTAATTTTCGCAGCGGCCAAAGCATCTTCTTTGTCGGTGCCGCCAACTTGCGATTGGCCGCCACCGTCCATGTGCTCAGGGCTTTTGTTGTCAGCGCCGTCGTTTTTGTCTTTCACTTTTCCAGCACCATCAACTTCTTCGCGGTTCTTGCCATCGTCGGCTTTGTCCTTGGGAGTTTCCAAGGCTTTCACGCCGACGTAAACATCATTGTCCTCGACCTGAAGCATCCGTCCACCCTTGGCGATGTACGAACGTGATTCGGTTTTTGCGCCGAACTTCGGACCATCGCGGTGAATGTAGATGTGCTTCGCGCCGGTTTTCACCGCGTACTCTTTGGCTTCCTTGATGGCTTCCGACTTCACGCCGATCAAATGAATGCCGCTTGCGGATTTGTTGGCTTCAGAACCCTTGTGGATAATGATGCTCTCTTCCTTTTTCGGCTCATCTTTTGAACCATCTGCCGGTTCTTCATCGTTGGCGGTCTTGCCCGTTTCCATGAACTCAACAAGGTCGCCAATGAAAGCTTCGTCAGAAACTTCGCAGGAAACAAATTGCTCTTCTTTTCCAGACTCGGGCTGGAAGTGGATGATGACTCCGCCTTCTTTAAGGTGGTCCACGTCGCGCATCCAAAACTTCTCGGTCTTGCCATTCTTGCTGACCTTCAAATAAATACCTTGGTATTTATCGAACTCGCGATGGCTGGCCTGGAAGCCGTCGTTCTTCAAAGCCTCAACAACTTTGTCGAGTGCTTCCTTGTCGTAGTCCTGATCAGGTTCGCCAGTTTCCTTCAGTTTTTTTTCCTGAGTGATGTGGCCATCATTGTCGCTGTCGAGTTCAGGAACATCGCCAGTTGATTTTCCGTCGCCAGCCTTGCGGTCAGCGGGATGAACATGCTTGGTTTCTTTTTCGCCACCAGCATCTTCTTTCAATTTTTTAGCTTTGTCGGCTTTCTCTTTTTCAGCTTTTTCTTTTTCAGCCTTGGCCTTGGCTTCCTTGTCCTTGGCCTCTTCCATGTGATTCAACTCCGGATCTTTTGCAATCGTTCCGGGTTTGATTTTATTCGCAGGAAGATCGAGTTCAAGAGTAGGATCTGCACCGCCGTTGCCTTCGACATGATTCAGTTCAGGATCTTTTGCAATCGTTCCGGGCTTTACGATATTTCCGTTGGCGTCTTTCTCGCCATACTCTTTTCCGGCTCCAGGTTCTGGCTTTGGTTTTTCTCCAATAGTTTGGTCGCCAACATGACCGCCGTGACCGTCTTCCAACTCGCTCTCACCAAGAGTGGGCAATCCCCAACCATCGACCGACTCTTTAATCTGTTTCACGCCGGTCTTCGCCGTGGAACGGATCGGCAGGTCGAAAAGGTGATCAATTGATTCCTTCTGATCTTTTTTGTCGGACGATTTATCTTTGCTCATTTCTTGTGCCCTTTCGACTGCTTTGAGTTCTTCAGGATCTGCCGTGTGCTCTGGTGCTCCAACGGCGGCCTTGCTTTCTTTTTCGAGATCAACAAACCATCGCATACTAACTTCTGATTTGTCGTATTCATTACCAACCAATTCAACACTACAAACAACTCGCGGATCAAGCTTCGACTGAATCACTATACCAGCATTACGCCAGCCGTCGCTACCCTTGAAATGCTCGCTGGCCTTGATCTGTTCAATCGTGCCCATTTTTTCCAGTTGTTCAACACAATCCAGAAGTGCGTCCATGGAGATGCCGTAACGATCAATGTCGGCAGGATCGAGTTCCCACTTGAATCCACCGTTCTCGATGAACTTGTAACCGGCCCCGCCGATTAGATTGGTGTACTCAGCCCGACCGATGGCGCAGAGTCTACCCGTGATTTTTTCCTGATTCGGACTTTCCATGTGTTTGCTCCATCCATGATCTTAGCCGCTCTTTACCGATTCCGACAAGATAGTAGTATTGCCTTAAATATCCCTCACTCAACGTCAATAATAAACGGTTTTCTTCTTTATCCCAAATGGAACACATGAATACCTTATTGCCCTTGAGGAGATATGTATGAATTGCGTAAGACTCTTTGCCGATCTTCACTTGGTAATTGATCCCCATCACATCGGCGTCATCGTACTTCTTGGGCGAGGTAGCCTTTAGGCCAAAGGGCTTCAAGGTCTTGGACACTATGTCATTGATCCGAGTGTAGACCGAATTTGATCCCTCTTCCTTTTCAGGCTTCGCGTGCGCCGTGGTCATGGCCTTCTTGAAAAGGAAGTCGAGAAACTGCATCTCGACCAAGGACTTACTCTTGGATCGATTGATTGACTCGGACTTCTCCGGTGCAACCTTCGCCAAAAGAGGTTTGATCGAAAATATTTGCTGCGGTCTCTTCTCTTCTTCAGGTTCATCCGTGACCGTCTCATGCTTCGTCACGCGGCCAGCAATCTTCCATTCAAGCTTGCCCCACTCCTGCCACGGCTTTTTATTCAGCTTGCGCATAGAGTTCTCAAAGCGGTTCTTCACCGCGCCCTCTCCGATAGGAGCGACCTTCATCTCTTCCCAACGCTTGAGCACAGCCTGTTCTTCAGGAGTCAGTTCCGACTCTTGTTTGGCGACTTTCTTGGCCGGTGCGCTGGAAATATTTTTGTCCAATTGATTGGAGGGTTTGGCCTTGAAAGGTTTCTCTGACGGATTCTTGTCCGGCCAATTGGTAAATAAATAATCGAACTCCGGCAACGGCGGCGTGCGCTGGGCGTCTGGATTCACCGTAAAATCCTCAACAGCCGCCTTTAGGTCGGTTGTGATCTTGGACTCATCATAACTGTCCTTTTTAAGACCATTATGACGGGCATCTTTTGTGTTCGGATCAAGTCCGAGTGTCTTTTCAAAATCCATTATCCCACCACCGGCAAGTCTGGCCCTTGGCTTGCGAAAATTTCTTTGTTCAATTCTACGATCTCAGCGTTGGCCTCTTCGATAAGCGTGTGCCCGTCCAGCGTTACCGTTCCGCCAGCCGCAGGGAGACTGTCGTATTTCGAGCGGATGCGGCCTAGGGTGATCTTGCTACGCGCTAGGAAGTACCGATAGAAAATATCCTGATCCTTGTCGTCGAGTGACGCAACGTCGAACGTGTTCAGCTTCACTTGTGCGATGATGAAATTTGTCGCTGCGCCTGGACGAATTAGCACATTCAAAATCTTGGTCTGTTGCTGATATGACCAGTCGGGCGTGACCGAGAAAACGTCCTTGCGGTTCTGATTGAAATTCAAAAGCTGCGCGAAGCCAGAATAGTTGGCCAAGCTTGAGCCTAAATTTCCAATCGACTGTGGCCCGTATGGAATCAAATCGAAAAATCCTAGAGAGAAAAAGGCCGCCACATCTGACGGAACCTCGAACATAACGTCGAGCACATTGGCTACGTCGTCCTTCATTTTATATTCAGTCTGATTGTCTGAGATGGGAACAGGGCGCAGGACGACGAAACCTTTTTTGGCCGTGAACCACATCATGGTCCGAGTGAACGCCGTCTTGAACTGACCCGCAGTGATTTCAACATCAACTGTTGCGTCAGTCGGCAAAGCGTCCGGATCACCACCAAGTTCGGTGATGATCATCTTGATCATTGTTCCCTTGCTAAGACTCGACATTTACCTATTCCTTTTCCGGTTCTTCTTCATCCTTTGAATCGGATTTGTCATCGGCTTCGGGTTTGTCTTCGGGCTTTTCGTCGGCTGGTTTATCGTCGGCAGGTTTGTCGTCATCTGCGTCTGCATCATCAGCATCGCCATCATCTTCAGGTTCATTGTCGCCCTCGATCTCTTCCATCAACTCAACAAGTTCGATGTACTCCTCGGCTACGTCATTGGCTTTTTCAACCATTTCTTTGTCAACGACATCCTTGAGATCAGCTTCACCTTGACCGCCAGTCAAAGCTTTCAAGATCATGTGCGCTTTCTCAACGCATTCAAAAGCAATTTCAAGAGCGAGGCCAAGACTTTCTTTAACTTCTTCCGCGCTCATTTGCTTGATGTCTTCTTCGGTCACATCGTCGCTAGGTTCTTTTTCGTCCGTTGGCTCTTTGTCGTCGTTTTCTTTTTCGCCTGGAGCCTTTGGCTTTGGAACTTCTGTGTTGTCGTTGCCTGGCAATGAACCATCAGGTGTATCGGTGCGGCCTTGTTCAAGTGATGCGAGTGCCGCCATGTCCGTGGGGATTCGGCTAGGATCTAAAATCGCGCTTAAATGCTGCCCTTCTTTTTCAAGAAAGCGTTCTTCAAGGCTGTGCATTTCTTTTTTCAGTTCTTCTAACCGGCTCATTAAATCCCCCTGTGTCAATCACAAGTACATCATGAGTTAAGTGGGGTTTCAACAAAGCAAAAGGGACCGCTTTCGCAGTCCCCTTCGTTTCTACATCTGGACGAGTCCAGATTAGAAGTTCAACACACCGGCAGCGACAGGTCCCGTTGAGGACACAGTGCTGGTCAGGGCGTTGATGCCTGTGACATTCATCTTGCCGAAGAACTCCGTGCGAGCCATCAACTTGGCGTAACGAGTACGCAAGCCTTTGCGGAAACGGAAATCGTTCGGATCGAGGAAGGTTGCAGTGACTTGCAACGGGACGTATGGTGCCCACACATAACCGGCATCCACGAAACTCGAACCCTTATAACCCATGATTGCCACAGCGGAACTGGGCAGACCAGTGGTCAGATAAGGATCTTTGTAACAGGTCCAGCGTTGTTGGAGAGTTCCCATCTTCATCACGCCCCAAGTCTGAGGAGCTTCAGCCGCTGACAGTGCTTCGGCGTTTCCGGCGAACACAGGGCGGAAGAAACCATCAAGACCAAGTTGCTCGATGTAAGCGGCCAATTCATAACCCATCACGATCCAATTTGCGGGGCCGCGCAAAGTGTTCTTGCCGATTTGGTTCGACAAGAGCGTGAGTTGAGTCAACATCGCAACGATGGTGTCGCGTTGTTTGAAACCTGCGGGAGTGGTCAGATCGTAAGCCGCAGTTCCACCGCTCGCGCCAAGGCGCAAGTCTTCGATGATTTCGCGGTCGATCTCAAGAGCCAATTCCGAACCCACACCAGACACCAATTCTTGTTCAGCGTCGATACCGTGGAGAGCCTTCAAATCGTCAGCGGCCTCTGAACTCCAGAGTGCTTTCAATTTGCGGCTTCGTGCGGTCACGCTGACAAGCGCGATGTCGATGAAGACCGTGGGAACTAAAGAGTTCGCCTCGTTGTTGTACTGATAAAAGCTGGTCATTGCAGCACCAGCGCCGGGATTCGCCGAGAACACCAATGCAACCGCGCCAGTGACGTAGTTGACAGTGCCCGAAGCCAAACCAGGACCGCTCAACAAACCAGAACCGTTGTCCACGAAGGGACCAATGCCAGACAAGCTGGTAGTGATCTTCACCGTGTTCGGGAGAACCGGGATGTAAGCGAGAGTGAATGCCTGTGCCGTTCCGTTCACCGAAACATTGGCTTCACCGTCAATATATTGTGAAGAATAATAGCGATTGAAATTCGCCACTAATTTGTCGCCATTGGCTACGGAGCCTTTAGCTTGTCCATACTTCAACTCGAAGTAGAAGATCGCGCCAACGGGAGCGGTCATCGGTTGGACTGATACAATTTCCGGAGCAATCAATGCTGGCCAAACGCGGCGGAGCAAGGGGAAAGTGTACTTGATGAACGGCGCGGTGTTGGCCGTAGTGGTGTCTTCACCCATCAAATGTTTTTCTTTGAACTGTTTCAACTCCGAGAGTTGATTTTCAAACAGTGTTGCGAGGCAATACTTCTGATAGTCGTTGCCGACTGTCTTCGGAATCCATTTCTGCCATCGCTCGATCAGTGCTCGCCGCTGGGGGCTTTTTACAAAGCTATCAGCGGAGAGATCATTCTTCATTTCCTGAAGATTACGTTGTTCCATTGTGTCCCTCTCCTTGGTGTTTTGTCTTAGCCCGTTACTTGCGCAATTTCAGCATCGACATCTTCGACCGTGACTTCTTTTGACTTCGACTTTCCATTCGCCTCTGCCAATTGATCTTCAACGATCTTTTTGTCTTTATCTGCTCTCACTGCATCCAAGCGTGCGAGTCTTTCATTAACAGAATTATAAACAGTTCCGTTGCCCACCGCAACAGCATTCTCCTTTACAATGTTGTCGATCTTTCTTTTTTCAACAACACCTTCGGCGAGTTTACGAATGAGGCGAGCGTTGGGATTGCCTTTAATTCGTTCTTCCAAATAAATCTTCGCGGCGAGTGATTTTTCCTTGCTCAAAGATTCTTCCAACGCTCTATTTGTTTTCGCGTTTTGCTCTTCCAAAGCCTTGATCTTGGCGTTTGTCTTAGCGTCGGCGTCTTCCTTCATTTTCTTTTTCTCCAAGGCGGCCTTCTTCTTTTCAGCCGCTTTGTCTTTGGCCTTTTTGATGGCCTCTTCCAAAGACTTCTCGTCGGCGTACTGTTTCAGATCGCCGATCATTTCGCTGATCTCAACGCGGTCTTCATCTTTGGACATTGCGCGTTCAAAGAAAATGCTCAGGCCCATGCGCTTGGAACCTTCAACGATTTCAACAGCGGCCTTTTCCATCTCGGCGATCTCTTTCACTTTGCCTTCCAACTGGACCTTCAACTCGGCGTTCTCCTTTTGGAGAGCGACCATGGCTTCGTCCCTGTCTTCTTTCACGATGAAAGGTTTCACGGCAGCAACGATCTGTTCCAGCGAAGCTTTCGCTCCAACCAGTTCAGGAGCGGTCATGAGTTCAGCGCGAACGCTTTTCTCAATCGACTCGCGCATGAGGGCGGCCTTTTCGGTCAGGCTATCTTCAAAAGTTTTTTTGAGTGCTTCCGTTGCTTCATTGAGTTGTTTGGCAACCTGTTCTTCAGTCAGCATCTTTTCCATGACATTCTCCTTTAGAATTGCCGGATTGCTCTCAACAACCGGATTAACTTTCTTTTCAATGCTCTCGGTGGCAGCGACTTGTTCGACTGTCACCTTCGGGTAGCTGGACTTCACTGCGGGATCTGCAACGAAATCGTGAGTCATATAACTATAGTCGTCCTCAACGATTTCAATGCCACCTTCAGACATGCGCGTGGAACCCATTCCACGGCTCGAAACTCCAACTTGCCCACCGGCATCAAAAATCGACTTCAACTGTTTACCGTAATCATTGTCGAGGATCACTGCCTCACCCATGACACGGCCATCATCTTCGATCCACAACCGGCGCATCAAATGCGATGCGCGTTTGACTGAGGTCTTGCCGTCAGCCGGGTGATCGAGTTCTCCAAGGATTTTGCCTTCGTTCATTTCTTGTGTGACGCGAGCGATCTGTGATTCCCAGATTTTGCGAGGATACACGCGCTTGTTTTCGGTGGGGACATCGGCCTTACCAAATTCACCACGGGCAATCATTCGTCCACCGGCATCTTCTGCCAGCGTCATCGCGACCGTACCCTGTCTATCGATTAGTAACCTTTTGTCAGCCATATCCCCTAGTCTCTCTTAAAAAAGTATCCAAAGCCAGGAATCTTGCTCTTGCCCTTTTTCCCAAGCTTCGACTTTATTTTACCCCGCCGCATCCGGCTGTAAAGTTTCTTCTCAACTTTATCGATAGCGTCCTTGTATCTCTTTGGCGATCCATCGTTGGCGGCTTCCGAGACTTCCGGAGCTATTTTGATCAACGCATCAAAGTCTGCCTTCACCTTCTCGTGCTCCCCTGCCGGTTGATACCTAAGATTCACATATCGAATTACTGTCTTAAAGTCCGGATCATCCTCTTTGAAGACGATCTGCTTTCTTCCCTTGACCACAACTAGACTATCGGAAGCGTGATAAATCTTAAAGCCAGGTCCACCGGCCATGAGCACAGCCTCGACTGGATCACCATTTATCTTCAACTCCTTAGTTCTCATGGAGCTAGTCTTCCCTAAAGTAAACTAAACCGCCAGCGGTGGTTTCGTAGTTCCCGTCGTAGTGCGAAAGAAAATGTGCCCAGCCATCAATGCGAACCGCTTCGTCCGTAGCTTCGTCGATGTCTACCTGGATAAAATTGGCTTTCATCAATTCTCCAACATCACCATAGATGCCATGGTCGTTGATGAAATACTCAATTGGATCTTCAAGTTCCTTTTCGATTTTATCTGACTGGTCAGAAACCCATTCTTCTTTGGCAGCATCGACGAGTTTTTGTGCGCCCTCTGTATCTCCATCGGCCTCTTCGGCTTCCCACTGTTCCTTGGTGCCATTGGCTTCAACAAAATCCTCATCGCTCTGGCCTTCAGCCAGGGCATCCGCCTCTTCACCGGCAATGATGCGACGGTCAGTGGGAGATATATATAGATGCTGTTGAAGGAAGTCTGGGCTGAAAAGAGAAGGCTCGCTCTCCAGGTCTTGCTTCACAATATCTTTGGCAATGCGCTCGGCTTCGTCTTCACTCTCGATGACATTGTATTTCTGGCCATCGGCAGTGAACTCACCAGCCGATCCGAAGTCAGAGTAACGGCCTTTGGAAATATCAAGTGATTCAGAAATCTCTTCCTTAAACTCTTCGCCAAGAGACTTGGCCAAATCTTCGGCCATTGCTTCCGGTTCAAATGGTGTGTTCTCTTTGGTGGCTTCCTTAACTTCTGAGTCCATTTTCACATCCTCTGGCAAGTCTGGCGTCACGCCGTATTGCTTGGTTATTTTCATCTTGTAACGACGGACTGTGCCGCGTGGCTCTTTGAAGAGCAACGTGGCTTCAATACCATCGGAAGTGTAGTTCGACTTCAGCACACGAACATCTTTGCCAATTGATTTCATCCCTTGTTCAAGGGCACGGAGTAAATCTCCGTTGAATGAAACCAATTCCTTACTCGCCGACTCTTCCACAACTACCTCGCGTTAATGTGCTTGAGGCACTGTTCCATAGCGTCGTGAAGTTTCTTTCCAAGATCAGTCTCATCTTTGAAATCAAATTCAACTTGCTTGTAATCCTCGAACTGGCTCTTGTTGCGGTGATAGGGCGCTTCCCAATTGATCACGGCTTGAACGGTCATGCTATGCTCGCCGCCGTCTTCCCCTGCATTGAACATCACCATCACCATGAACATGAAAGTGGATTGCTCATCGCTGTTGTGAGTATTTTCTAACTCACTCAACTTTTCAGCGAGATCACCTTTTCCCATGTCGTAGAGGTCATGGTAATTCAATTTATCTTCAGGGATTCCTGCGATCTCTTCTGCGTGCTCTTCTTTGAAGGCGTCAAGCGCGTACTGATTATTTTGCTCATAATCTTTTTCCAAAGCTGCGACGGCCTTCTTCGGCATTGAATGGCCACGGCCAGATCCCATCAGGCTGGAAGTATCAGCGAAACCTTTCCACTGGTATCCACCGTCATTAGACGAAATGAATCCGTCGCGTGACTTGTGCTCTACTTCTTCAACGGAATCAGAATAAGTTTCGTACTTGCGACTGATGTCTTCTCCAGCCTCTTGTACTTCGGCCTTCACCATCTCTGCCCACTCGGGATGATTTTCAATCAATCCTTGGCCTTCGCGCTCGGTAAGTTTTTTACCGGCCTTTTTGGTTGATCCTTCTTTAACTTTTTTTCCGCCGCGAGGATCTTTTGGATCTAGATAATTCGCATCGCGTGAACCGCCTTTAACGATTTCATACTCTTCGCGATCAGTCTCGTACTCATCTCCAAGCTTTACTGACAACCACTCTTCAGCATCATCGAAACTATTAAAATCTTTTCCGCCGAAGCATACGTTGCCAGCCCAATCTTGTATGATCCACTTCGCACCTTTGGCTTCGCCGAAGGAAGATTTGTCATTGGCTCTGGTCCATTTGTCCTTCATCGAATCGTATTTAATTTTTCCTGCGGCTTCGAGTGCCTTGACCTTAACGGTCAACTCTTTGTTGCCGATAGGATATTTACCACCCATGCTGCCGGTTGAATTTAAGGCGACCAAAATGGCTTTTACATCATCTTTGGCTTCAACTTTTTCTCCGCCATTGGTCTTACCTTCGCCAGACTTGGCCTTCTTGGGAGATCCACTCAACACAGAATCGAGTTCATATTCGGTCGCATGAACATTATCGTGGTAAATGTCCACTTTGTTCTGTGAAGGAATGGCGATGTACTTCACGGCCTTCTGAGATTTCGCAAAAGCTTCGATCTTCTTTTCGTCTTCGGGAGAAACTTTCTTGCCCGATGACTCAACTGTTTCAGGATGACCACCGTTGCCAGCGTGATCGAACGAACGCATCTCCGACTCTTCACATCCGTCATAAATTTCATTCATCAAGAAGTCTTCAAATTCGTCTTTCGACATTGCCTTGATGTGATCTGCGGTCTCTTGAAAACCGGCTTTGATCAAATCAACGCACAAAGCTTCCTTGGCCTCGTCGGTCATAGCGCCAGTCATGTCACCAATAGAATGCTTGTCGAAGAACTCTTTTTCTCCAGGGCTAAATTTGTAATCTTCCTTAACTGGCTTCGGATCTTTTTTTCCGCCGATTGTTCCAGCGCCAACTTCAGGATCGTTGTTGCCGTAGATGTCTTCCTTCTTGTCGTCTTTTCCCAAAAGCTTTTCATAATTTTTTTTGCGATCCCTGAGCATTTTTCCGCCCATGGGACCAGCGCCAATCGCGGCCACGCCAATTCCAGCGCCGCCGTCTTCAACCACATTGGCATTCTTGTCCTGATCAACATTGAAGTTGACCATGGCTCCAACAAGCTTACTGGCTCCATTCTGATCCTTCATAGGATAGTAGCCACCGCTCTTTGGATCTTTGACATAGAACTTATTGTCCTGATTGAAAACCTGGCCGCTCATAGAATCTTCTTTGAGCGATTTTTTTGATTCAACAACAGCCACCTTCAACTCGCGCTGAAGTTCTTCTCCATAAACTGAACCAATATTAATTTTTGCATTGATGAGTACAGGGCTGTGCTTCATGACGAATGCATCGTAGTGAACCACTTTGGCGCGGCTCTCGACCATGCGAATCGCTTCATCGCGCAAAGGCTTGGTCTTCATGATGACCTTGACCGCCTCTTCGACATCTTGCATGGGGCTGTTCAAGCCCTCTTCCTTGCCGTCGCTCTTCAACTCGCGGCCAGTGAGTTCTTTCTTGGGATCAGAGATTCCAAGAACGAACATGACCTCAACTTCTTTTGCTTCAGAAAATTCTGCGGCGTCTGATTCAGGAAAGAATTCTGCCAACTTTTTAAAGTCTTCCTGTTCAATGAACATGCTCTGCGAAGTGTAGAGTCCGTCCTTGCCGTCAGAGCCGGGGAACCACTGAACCTTTTGTTGGAGTTCAAACATGTCGCCAAGCTTTTCAGCCAACAAGTTTGACACTTCGCTGATCTTGTCACGCGCAGTAGTTTCCTCAAGCACAACCTTATCGCCAGAATGGATCGAACCCTTCTCTACGATGTCAGCGTAAATCTGGATATTAATCTCTCCGCCAACGTCTTCGCCTTCGTCCTCGCTGACTGCATCCTCACCCAATTTTTTACCGGCAGCGGCGGCCTTCTGGAATTTTTCCTTGCCGTACTTCTCGCGGCCAATGCTTGCGGCCACTGCGCCAGGATCTTTTGGCGGATTTTTCTCGTGCGCGATCTTGCTCTTCAATTTGTCAAAGCCAAGATACTTTTCGGTCACGGCGGTATAGCCAAGGATCTTGTTGATCAAAAGTTGAGTCTTGTCGTACTCGGGATCTTGGCGATCCATACCGGCAAGCTTCGCTTTTAGGTCGCGAACTTTCAACACGTCCTTATGAGTCATCTTGCGATTCGCTGCGGGTAAAGGATTGTCCAGCTTTTCCTGAACTGATTCGTCTTCGCCGCCGCCGTTCGGAGATTGATTCCCAACCTTCGTCCACGCGCCATCCCACGGTTTTTTATCGCGGCCAATTTGAATTGATTGCTTGCCCTTAACCTTCCAGACGGAAGCATCAATATCTAAAGCCTGGAGCACACCATTGATGCGCTCACGAGTCGTCGGCGTGGGCCATCCGGCGTCAGTAATAAAGATGTCGCCATTCTCATCGCGCTTTACGATGTTGTTCCCGTGGAGAGAAAAAATACTTCCATCAGTCGAGTTGTTGCCATCTTTTTTGGCCAACCCTTGAGCAAACGCCTTGGCCACTTTGTCAGTGGTAACGCGAGCCTCTTCAACCGATTCATCGGTCTCTAAGGTGTACGGATGGACGTTGCCATGATCAGAGATGTACCAAATATTGGGATGGTAATTATTCTTGACCATCCAATCCCTAGCGGCTTTTTCAGCCTCTTCCTGAGAATTGAACTCGCCTATGTGTTTGCCTTCGACCGAAACCGAAGTCTTTGAACCTAAAGGTCCAGAGTCGCTGAAGTACATGTCGCCTTCTTCTGGCTCATCATGCTCTTCTTCATGCTCCGCTCCGCCGCCGTCATCGTCTGGATCAGAATCATCAGATTCAGTAAACTCGAACGCCGCAAGTTCAAGGCATTCACGGGCACTTTGTAGTGTTCCATCGTACTCACCGCGCTCTTGATAAAGTTCAAGAGCCTTGGCCAATTGCTTATCCACTGCCATGGCACTTAACCACTCGCGAGGATTCTCAACCATCTTCATGGCTTTTTTTATGTGGTCAATGTGAAGTGGCCATTCTTTATCATCTTCGTCTTCATCTTCAGTCAGAGCATCAATCGCTCCGTCCAAATATTTCTGAGTCTTACGCAGGAAGTTTTTGGCTTCAGCTTCGTCGAGCAAACCTTTTGATGCGGCTGTCGCAAGCTTGGCGCTTTGTTCCTGAAGGCTCTTCAGATCCTCGATCACAAGCTTCGCAGCTTCGGTGTCTGACTTGGCTTCACGAACCTTGGCCTCTTCGACAATCGTCTTTGGTTTCTTTACGCCCAACAGTTCTGAGAAATCCTCAGATAAGTTGTCGTCGCGCATTTCGTTATGCTCGAATCCAGGAAGAGGGATATTAAAATCATCCACAGACTCTTCGATCTGTTTCACGGGCGCGGCATCAACAATCTTCTGATATGCCTCGACAAGATTTTTGGCCACTCGTACAGAAGTTTTGAACGCTTCAATATATATAGCGCCGCTTGTCGGCTCCAAAGCTTTTTCAAATTCATTGATCGACTCGCGAAGATTCGCGATACGCTTTTCAGACTCGGTGGCCTCTTTAGGTCCTTCACCTTTTACATCTACAGAAATGTAAACGTAACTATCTTCACGATCTCCAACTATGTCTTTATCGCTGGCTTTCTGAACATCGGCTTCCATTTCCGGAGAAATTTCCCAACCGTTTTGAGCAAGCTGTTCGAGTGCGTCTTCATAAGCTTCGCGCTCACTCATGCCGATGCCCGTTGCGCAATCATCCCATTTTGAATGAGAGATGCCATGACCTTGGAAATACTGATCACCTTCAACGCCGTGGTTGATGATCTCGTAATCTCCAACCTTCTTGCTGCCTTCATCTTCGGTCTTGGCCGACTTGCGGCGCTCTGCCGCGTTTGACCACTCGGCCACATCGTCTGCGACCTTTTCAAACAGTTGTTCTTTGGTCATGCCCTTGCTGGACAAGTCTTGGCCTTCGCGGATGATCCTGCCATCGGCCAGATAGGAAAGCTTCATGGTGTTGCGGGATTCAATATTGAAGCTGACCATCTCAGGATAGTGAACATCTTTGCCGTCTTCTTTTTGAGTCATGGCCGCGTCGTAGCTCAGATGCGTGAACTTGATTACGTCGTTCTTATACATTTTGTTGCTCGGGGCCTTGATGCCTTTTTTCTTAAGGTAGTCATTGCACTCTTGAGCAAGGCGCTCAACAGCCGCGATCATGACCTTCTCGCCACCGGCAGTATCTTCTTGAACTTTAGTCTCTGGCGCAGGATTCAATTCATCAACAGGATCAGCCGCCTCTGGTTTACCTTTGCCATTTTTCTTTGAGTTAACTCCCTTGGGATGCTTGAACTCAAGATCAACTGACTCTTCTTCAACATCTTGGTCGGCCAAATGCAGGTCGCGCTCGATTTGATTGAAGGCGTTCTTCAACTCGAAGCGTAAATCTGATTCGCTCAAAGTCTGCGCGAATTGTTCAAGAGCCTGACCAATGCGGTCGTACTCGTAAGAATCAACCCAGCTTGAGTCTTGGAAAGGAGAATCGTCGCTTGCCAACCAGAATACCCAATTCCAATTTCCCATATCTTCATTCACCACATCGGAAGATCCGCTGTAGTGAAGGGCACCAGGCTCAAGTTCAACGTCCTCTGCGCCAGCCGCCTTCAGCGTAATATATAGAGCGCCGTTGCCAGAACCTACATAGTTGTCACCGATGCGTTCGCCAACTTCAATTTCAAGTTTCCCCTTGAGTGCAGGAGCATCTTTCTTGGCGCAATCTTCTACGAACCCTTTGGCCGCATCCTTGGCATTTTCCATGTACTTATCGGCATGGGTTTGATCCAAAAAAAGTTTGTGTGTACGCGCCAGATCCTTTGCGATCTTCGACTTCAGTTTGGCGAACTTGGTGCGGTCTTCTTCGCGGGTAACTTCGATGTCATCCAAGTAACCGTACTTTTCCAATTCCTTTTCCAACTCGTGAGTGTATTCAAATTCTTCACCGAAATTTGAATCACTGGCTTCGGCAAGCTTTTCTTTACGCGCCTCAACCATCTTGCCCCATTTTGCAATGGATTCCGTTTTTCCGGTATCGAGTCCGGTGTTTGCGAGGATCGCTTTTTCTTCGGGACTCAATTGTTCTTTTTCTTTCTTGTCGTTGTTAACCATGTCGCTCAACTCATAGTTGAGTTGTTTCGCAAGAGCATCATCACCATCGGCCTGGGCCTTCGCGATCTTGTCTTGGAGGGCCTTCAGTTTGTCTTCAGCGATGATGTTTTTCATGTCACTCCCCAATTTGCTTTCACCCATGATGTGGATCTTTTTGTCGTCGCCAACATACGGATCTTCGTTACCGAATTTTTTTGAAATGTCTGTCAATTTTTCGCCGACTTCTTTTTCATAATCGCCATCCCAAAAGCCAGCGCCGTGGCCGCAGCGAGTGAGCCAGAAGTCATGGCCCACTTGTGCTTCATCAAGGCCGTCCAAAAGATCACCGGATTGTACGCAAAATTCATGGATGTCTTTTTTTGATTTGGCTAAAGCCTCTGGGGAAATATCTTCGATGCTGTGGACATCATCGAGCGGCTCATCATTGTCACCAACGGAAGACCACAACATAGTGGTGAGATATGAATCGAGCATCTTTTCCTGATCCCAAGAATTTTCCAAATCCACTCTAACCTCACTCATGTTGCCGACTCTACCGCTGTCTGCCACCCGTAATCTCCTGCGAGATCCGGGCTTGATGTGCATCCGCTTACGAAGCTGACGGATGCGTTTCAACCGGCGTTTGAAGCTTGGCTTCCTGCGATTGCGTTTAGCCGCACGCTTCGCCTTGCTCTTGTTCTTCCGGTACGCACGCCGCCTGGCCGTCCGAAGTTTTGAGTTCGGACGCTTGGAGCGCACAACTTTGTAACGCTCCGTTAATTCCACGCTACTTGACCTCGCCTACATTCTTCAAGAACTGACCAGTGATACAAAGATTCTGCCAGTGCGAACCAAATTGTTCCATGAATTTGTTGGCACCAACTTGGTCGCCTGAACCCAAAACATCGCGCAACGTGCTTACCACTGTGCCTAACGGTTGTGCAAAGACAGCCGCGTGTTCACAGATGGCTTTGCCCATACTTTGCGTAACGGATACTCTTTCCGCCACTTGTGCAATGGCGGATAAATGATCAAGAGCTTGTCCAATTGATTGGAGAGATTCCACTTTGTCGCCAAAAGTCTTCACCCACTCTTCTTTGGGCTTGGGCATTGCGGCCAAAAACTTATCCAGCTTTTTCTCAGCGATGGAAAGCTTGGCCTCTTTGGTCGAGATTTGATTCAAGAATTCTGCGAACTGGTCTTCATCGGGAAGAGCGCCGCCGATGCACCACTCGACCATTGAACGGACTGCGGTTGGTCCAGCTTTTTCTTCTGCCAACTGGATGGGCATGATCGCCGTCGAAAGGATTTTGCCTTCAACGATCACCACGCGCACGATCTCGCCTGACTCTTTCAAGCCGATCACGTACTTGTCGAATGTTGCAATGCGTTTGATCTTCGACTCAGAAAGGATCTGATCGAACTTGTGCAGCTTTTGTTCATCGGAACCTTCGAGTAATTTCTCAAGGCTCTTTGACTCAATGATCTGTTTCATAACTTCCCTTTCCGTGAGGTTATTTCTTACGACGTAAGTTGTCCCTCAGTTCGTTTAATAGTCCAGTGGTCCGATCCCAATGTCTGGAAAACTTTTTATCCGTGGCTTTCGCTTCTTCAAGTCGTTCCAGTATTGTACTCAAATTCTTCTTAACTCCGCCATTCCAGAATTCATCTGAACCTAGTTTACGTGACGGATAGCCCTTCGACTCACCGGCAGCAACAGCTAAAGGTGCAGATCCACTGGTGCTCGACGACGAAGGCTCATCACGTCTGGAGACCAGTTTATCAATGGCTCCCGACGATCCACCACCGCCGCCGCCCGATTCTTCGTCTTCTGCGGCCTCGCCCTTCATCTCTTCTTTGCGCTTCATCTCATCCATCTCTTCGATTTGTTCATCGGTGAAATGCATGATCTCGCGCAAGATCCAGGAGCGCGGAGCATAAGCGCCAAACTTGTCGGCCAGTTCAACTTCAGCCGCACGGATCTCAAGCTGCGCGAGTTCAAAGATCGCAGAGGGCGTCGTCATCTTCAGTTCAAATTCCACCTTATCAGGATTGATTCCTTTGGCGGCCAAATGGACATTGCAGATTTTGCGATAGCCGTTTTTCATCTCGCGCTGAATACGCATGATGGTTCGAGCGAAGCGCGAATCTTCCGCCGAGAGATTGGTCTTGGCTGTCGATTCTTCGTAGGTCAAGAAAGGCTTTGGTACTTTAAGTGCCGCGAACAATTTGTTCTCGAAATACTTGATGTCTTCAATGGCATCATAAACAGGACCGGCCAAAGATTCGACCTTGGTTGACTCGCGGCCATCGCGCACCGGCAAGAAAAAGTCATCCATGGTGGTCAGCATGTTGAACTTCTCATCCATTTTATTGGTGTTCGGATTCACATACTTTTGTTTTTTAACGGCCTGACGAACTTTGTTTAGATAGGCGCTGGTTTCATTCGGCGGAATGTTCGACACATCCACGTAGAAAGCATAGCGCGAAGGTGCGCGGGTGAGCCGATGCATGATGATCGAATCTTCCAAGAGCACAAGGCGCTTGAAGATCCAGCGTGCCGGTTCACCGATACCGAATCCATAAAGCGATTGCGGTTTCTTTCCGCGCAAACGGAAGTGGGCGATCTCCCAATCTTCCATCACGATAGACTCAGGCGGCTTACCGTAATAATCAGAAACCATTTTTCCACCATCTTGAATCCGCGACTTCAATGAGTCTATGAATTCAAAAGTGGTCATACGGAATTGGCCAGTGGGATCGTAAATAAATCCGATGATACCTTCGCGTCCAGAGCCAAACTCCAGGCGGCGCATGACGGGCGGCGGGAGAACATTCATCCCAATCACGCCCTCATTTTTCTTCACGATCAATTCGCCGTAGTAGTTTCCGTACTTACAAAGGGTACGCGCCAACGGCCATATCGTTTCTTCAGTGAGCAAATTTTTGTGGAGCATGGAGTCTAGTTCGTCGCGGATGTACTCGTCGTCCGATTCAACCCAGAGAGTTTTGTTCTCGGCGTCCTTGGTCTGCGTGCTGTCGTCTGCATAAATATCCAGCGACGATGCAATCAGTGGACTGTCATCCTGATCTTCGTAATCAATGAAGCGCGTGATCAGATCCTGATCCACTGCCAAGTATTGAACGATTGATTGGTTGAACGAATTTGTCAGGTAGCTAAAACCGCCGACACCGTATGATCCAAGGATCGATGAGTTGGCGATTTGCGGAGCGATGGGCAAACTGTATTGCGAAGGCTCTGACACAATCTGACGAATAAATTGTAACGTCCTAGATTCCGCTGACACTTTTACCCCATTTCAAACGGCAGTTGGAAACCCCTGCCAGCTTCAGGAAACAAACTCAAGTCTGAACCTTGCTCGCGTGCCTGGTTTCTTTTCTCAACTTCGTCTTTCCAAGCCTCATTGTTATTGTCTTTATTTGATTTTTCAACGGGTATTGCGGATTCGAGTACCCACTGTTCATCGTCGTCAGCGTACTTGCTTCCTGGTGGCGCGGTCACTGAAGTTCCAGAATATTGTTGAGCGACCTCTGAAAGTGTTGTGACTACCCCCGTCAATGCATCGGCAACGTCTTTTGTTCCGCCGTCCGGGTGATCCACTTTGCCGGTCTTCCAGTTCTTTTCCAGCGTCCGGAGTTCCGTGAGCAAAGGTTCGTAGCGGTACATCCGCATCCTGTTCTCATAGAAGGCTTGCTTGAGCACATCGTAAGGCCCCATGAGATCCACAGAGACGACTTTGGTATTGAATCCTTGCTGCCGCATGGTCTGGAGCATGGCGAGCGATTGGAAACTATCCGCCGACACCAGCTTGATGAAGTACCCATGTAGCGCGAACTCATAAATGATCCGACGAATTTCCGAGTAAATGATCTCGCCATTTGGCGGAGCCGCAATCGCCAACGTAAAATCCGGAACAAAGATCGGTGCCATCTCAGTTTCGCCGCCAATGGCTTGGACCTGTGTCCACCCGCCGATATGACCAATGGCTAGGCCGGTTCTATCTTTGTTCTTTGATAAATCCAGATGCACATGGCGAGGGGCCGAAGGATTGAGTAGCGGCTTCCAAACTTGATGGATGTCCTGTTTGGCCAGCATGTCCCAGCGAATAACTCCCGGCACGTCTTGCTGCCAAATATGTTCGCTGAACGGATGTACCCGCGTGGTATCAATCGCTTCAGCAATTTTGTTTCGCCGCTGAATGAACGGCGTGATCGCAATCGTTGAGTACCCGGCGATGTCGCGGATAGATCCGTCAAGATCGTCCTCGAAATCTTTCCTGAAATCTTCCGGCACATCAATGACCGTCGAGCCTTCAGGCGGCTGTTCCTTGGGAACGAGGATTCTCGATAGCGTTGTCTCTGTTCCAATCGCTACTCTAAACCTTTTTGGTGAATACCGTTTCTTATCGTGAACATCCCAAAGGCTGTACTCGCGAACAAAAACTTTCGGATCGTCAGTTGATACGCGAATCCGTTGTTCAGTAAAACTGTTTACATTCTTTTTTGAAGATAGCAGAAGAATTATTCCCGGCAGTTTACCATTTCTCTCGAAACGAGATTTCATACGACGCTTGATCGAATCGTAAATCTCTTTTGCATAGTCACGCACTTCTACCGAGTGGGCCACGCGCCTGAAGAAGTTACCTTCATCGAGCACGCAACCGAGAATGTTACGACCGATGGCCGATTTCTCCGTGGACATACCTGGAGGAATGATAATGTTGTTGGGAAAAACTATTCCGGCTTCACTCGTAACCTTTAGCGGCTTAAACTTTTCCTGGAAATACGGCGACTGTTTTATGATCGAGTTCACGCCATCAAACACAACTTCATTGGCCGCGTCTTCCGTCACCGATATACACGCGAACTCAATTTTATCTGTAGATGTGATGTCGTAAACTTCTTGCGGATTCCAAAGGAGCGAAGCTTCGTAGACCATGCGAATCAGCGAGAACCGGCCAAGAGAAGATTTTCCGTAACCGATAGAGCCTGAGAAGTTGGCCTCTTCGTACCTGCCGGAAAACATATCGGTCATGTCGTCCTTCAGGATTGGGAACAAAGTCTTTCCCGCATCGCCCAGGTAGTACGGATCTGTCAGGAAAGTTTCCATCGAGACGGGCCGCGTTTTATAAATGCTGGCGCTTGCGACTTCAACAAAAGGTGATGTGCCTGTGGCTTTGTAATCCTCAAGGATCTGCGCGAAAATTTCTCGCTCTTCAGTATCCATAGACTCGTACTCTTGACCGATTAAGTCTGCGAGTTCTTTGTCAGTTCTTACGGAGCGGTGACGCCCCGACTGTGAGATAATCACAAACGATCCTTGTGGATGAAACGACTCCAATCAATTGGAAACGTCCACTCAGGATATTTGACAATGCCCATCATAGCAAGGCTAAGGCTTAGGTCTGGTTAGTCCCATTTGCAGGTGTTGGTCGCCACCAGATAGAAAGAATAAAGGTCATGGCCGACGTGTGGGCCACTGTGCGCGATCTCCATGAAAGAACACCGCGCTCCAAACTCTTTCATGAACTCAGCGTATTTGTAACGGTGCAGATGTTCAGTATTTGAATCGTTGTCATAGTGATCATCGTCGGGAAGATACAAGATCAGGTTGCCCTTCTTCGCGAGAAGGTTGCACCAATCCTCAATCGCCGCCCAATCGTCGCGCAAATGTTCAAGGCAGTGGCTGGAGAAAATGGTATCCCACTTCTCGGTCAGTCCGATCTTCTTCAACTCTTCGCTCAACTTATCGAAGCCGCCGATCACATGATCGACCGCTTCAGTTTTGCGAACGTCTACTCCGATGGCCCCGGCGCAAATCTTTTCTGTCCCGCATCCGATGTCTAAAATGTTCCCGCGAAGAAATGGAAAAACGTGCGGCCTAACCTTTTGCGTTTCAGAAAAATATTCGACCGTCATGATTTCCTTCGTTTGTACCTAACTCGCTTCATGCGTTTCAAACCGTGCGCGATCAGGATGTCGGCGATCTTTCCCTCTTGGGCCATTTGATCAGCCAGTGCGCTCACTACTTTGTCGATGTCCTGCACAGTGATGTGCTCAATATCTTCCACAACCGAAAGGTCGCTGACAATGCTTTTGATGTTCATAGTTACCGCCCTATGCGGTAATTATATCCCAACTTAAAATTGTCACTACATAAAACTGGTCGCCGGTCTGCCAGCTACAGACGATCTTAATGGGTATTGGCTTGCGCCGCAAGGCTCCTGATTCTGGCAAGGTCCCAAGCCTTTTTTCCTTTTACCGGCGACCATCAAATTCATTTTTTCAAACGAAACAAGAATACAATAAAGCCAAGGATGCCAATACAGACCAAAGCATTAGCACCAAGAGCAATGACCACAGCGTGGAGTCCACTTCGTAAACGATTCATGGGTATGCCTTTCCAGCCTTAGCTTCGATTTCCGCAAGGCGCTTTGTTGGTCGGCCAAGGCCGGACATGATCGTAAACACGTAACAATCTTTTCCGCCTTCGTACACTCCGCGATGAAGCTTCGTGCCCTTGCCTTGCTTCATCATGCGATTCAGTGTCCCGAACGCATCTTCCAAAGCGTCCTGTGAAATCTTTGACAGCGACTCTTTGTCGCCGAGAAGAATGGCCGCGCCGTGGGTGGCTTGCGAGAAGTCCACATCCTCCACAAGCAAACCTTTCTTCACGTTCTGTTTAACTGCATCCGAGATCACGCCAACGTCGTAGCCGCCGATGATGGCGCGACCGAAGGTCATAACTCCAGATTGAAGAACGGTTTTGTAGTCTTGGGGATCAAATGTGACATGCACAGAAGAATCGTTCGCTGCGGAGAGCACGTTGAAGTAATCGAACATTCCGACAACATTTCTATTAATTTTGCTCCATGCATCCACGACGCTCGCTCCGCCGTAGAGAGAAAGCGCCCTCGCGTTGTCCACCAAGATCAGCGGAGATAGTTTACCTTTCTCTGCGAGATCGAAGAGGCTCTTCAATCCGGTGAGTGCATTGTGCTGAACCGCCGAACTTTCGTCCTTGGTAGGGAGAGTGGCGATCACGCCAACTTTCTTTTCAACATCAGACACGCCGATGGAAGCCAAATATTCCTGGCAGAGATCCACAAGGATGTTCACCGAGCCGCCGCCAGTGCCGCCGCCGAGTCCTGCGCAAACTAAAATATGATCAATGTCTTTGCCGAAAGATTTGCGAACGACCTTCATGATCTCGTCGTAATCGCGCTCTGTGGCTTTGCGACCAGACTCAGGAACTTTCCCAGCGCCTTCGATGCCGCCCAACAGATAACGATTGCTGACCGGGATTTGAATCCGTTGCATGTCGCGATCCGTGGAATTGATGGCGACTACGCGCCGGTATCCAATGGAATAAAAAGAATCGGCCAGCGCATTTCCCGCTTGCCCGGAACCAAGGATTCCGAACTTAACGGCCACCTTTTTTGTGTCTTCGATCTTTAGTTCTTCTTGCTTAACAACTTCGTCATCCAACTGAACTAGATCCACTGCGCTCTCCTTTTTTAAAACCTCATGATGAATAACATACGAATCGTTCATCCCAAAAACCCTACAAGCCGCTTTACACATTGTCATGTGGTATGTTAGCAACCACAGAACACCACATAGGGGTACGGGGATGCAACAGTCGATTTTTGATTCGGTTCCGATGGCGTGGCCGCAAGCGCCGCGACCTGGCGTCATTACCATGCGAGCGTACCAAGATCAGGCCAAATTAAAAATCATCAAAGATTACGAGGCACGTAAGTCGCTGCGTCAGCTAGTCATCATGGCCACTGGATTGGGCAAAACTCCAACCATGGGAGCTATCGCTCTTTGGTGTCTGACAGTTCTTAAAAAGCCAGTGATGATGGTGGCTCACCGCGAAGAACTTCTCGAACAAGCCGCCGAAGAAATCGCCGCCGTTATCGGTCCCGATTACATTATCGAAATTGAACAAGCCGACCGCGAAGCCAGCCAACAGGCGCATGTCGTTCTCGCGTCCGTCCAAACCATTGGGCGCAGTAACAGCAATCGGATCACAAAATTCTCGCCCGATCATTTTGGCGTGATCATGTTTGACGAAGCACATCATTGCATCGCGAGCACCTACCAATATGTGATCTCCTATTTCAATCCCGAGAAGACCGGCACTCTTATCGTCGGCGTGACCGCGACTCCCAAACGGGCCGATGACGAATCTCTCTCCGGCATCTTCGACAGCGTGGCGCTCAATCTGGACATCGTGGCTGGCACAAGGCAGAAGTACCTCGCTCCTATCGTAAGCTGGCGCGTGGACTCTAAAACCGATCTTGCACGAGTCCGTACCACTGCCGGTGACTTCAACCTTAAAGACCTCGCCGCCGCCGTCAATAACGTCGAACGAAATACTCTGATCGTCGAGACTTGGCAGAAAAGATTCCCAGACAAACAGGCCCTGATCTTTGCGACCGACCTTGAGCACGTCTTCCGGCTCACCGAACAATTCCAATCGATTGGAGTTTCCGCCGAAGGGATCTCCGGAGACATGCCCAAAGAAGAGCGCCGCAAAATTATCGCTGATTTCAAATCAGGAAAGCTGAAGATCCTGGCGAACTTTGGGATTCTTACGGAAGGTTTTAATTACGGAAAACTCGATCTCATCATCAACGCACGCCCTACAAAGTCCCAACTTCTCCTCACCCAAATTGCAGGTCGCTCCACGCGCTTGTGGGAAGGAAAGGATGTTGCTCACATTGTCGAGATCGTGGATGAGCACTCGGACAAGACCGCAACCGTGGCAAAAATCTTTAACTTTCGACAGGACTTCGACTGTGAAGGACATGACTTCCTCGAATGTGTGAACTTGGCCGACACCATGATCGGCGAGAAAGAATATTTCAACCCCTACAACTGCGCGTCATGGAGCGAGATGAAGCTGCGCTTCGAGCGTGCGAATCCAACAAACACTAAAGGTTTGGCTCCTGGTGAAAAGCCGCGCTTCGCTCCTGGCGATGTCAAAGAAGTGGCCGACGACATCTACTCAACCTTCGATGACAACTCTGACTATTTCGATTCACGCTATCGGTATTTCCGCTCCGGCACGAACCTCAAGCTGATCCACTCAGACAAGGACAGCGGCATGAGGTATCAGGTTGTCATCACTCCGAACGGCCTTGGCGGATTCGATTCGATCATGATGCGAAAGCCACTCGCGGCCCCGCGCACTTTCCCCGGCGAACGAATCATTGCCTTCCGTGGAGCCAATGGCCCTGACGCTGCAAAGAAAATCGAAGATCACATGCTGACTCAGTATCCGGATTGGGATCGCTTGCTGTGGATCAAAGCGCCGTGGAAGAAGAGAGCTAAGGGCGAGAGATGTTCTGAAAAGCAATATGCGCTCATCAAGAAGTTCAAACTCTCAAATGTTCCGATGGAACAAATCTCCAAGTACGACGCCAGCAATTTGCTCGGCGCGTACTTCAGTAAAGATAAAAATTAATCGCCGTTGAGCGGAGCGCCTTCGCCCTCGTTCACGAAGTGATAATCAGGACTCAAGAGTTTGTCCATCGACTGACTCTTCACGGTTGAATAAGCGTAAAGAAAACTTCCGCCAGACAAACGACTGAGCGCCGTAACAATATCCGTAGTCGAGAGCGCGAAGCAACCCCAACTCATTCCCATCTTCGAGCGGCCAGCCGACACGTAGGTTGCAGGATGCATATAGATCCCGCGCTCACGAACAAGGCTATCCGTATTCTCCAAGCCATCAAGCTTCATCGACTCACCATGGTTGGCGAACATGAACTTCTCGCTCACCAAGTAAGCGCCGAGTGATGACATGTGTGTGTTGGGAATGTTCGAGAACTTGTACGGCGTGCCGGTGGCGTTAGGATCTGATCCTGATCCGTGAGCCACATAGATCGCAGTCACAGCGCCAGTCGCAGTGTTCACCATGTACATCCGCTTTTGGCCTGACGGTTTCGTAAAATCAATTACCGTAAGCCAAGCACTGTTGGTGGCGCGGCTCTTGAAGGTTGCGTACTTCGCCATAGCTTCAGTCGCTGCGGCTTTAGGAACTCCGTTCGCAATCATTTGGTCTAAGAGAGAGGGCGAGGGCGGTGGCGTCGGCGTAGGAGCCGGTGCCGGTACAGGAGCCGGTGTCACCACTGAAGGTGATGGAGCCGGTGCGCTGTTGGTGTGGTTACAAGATGACAGTAAGATTGTGCCAATTAAGGCAATGATTATGTTTTTCATTCCGACAGCTTAAACAACAAAAAAATTCCTGCACGATAAATATTCGCTCTTTACTCGTCGCGCAGATAAAATCTTGTCGCTGGTGGATTGGCTTCCTTGATCGGTCCAATGATTTTCAAAACTGTCTGAGTATACTCTTTGTACTCTTTCCGCTGACCACAGATGCAAGAGTCGGTCTTCTGTTCGTATGCCCCAGTGTCATAACCATCCTGACGGCAAAGCGCCCAACAGACGTTCGTTTTAACGTCTTGAGTCGTGTAGCACTTATCGGCGGCCATCGCCATGGCCATACTCAAAAGTAGTATAATCATCCTATTTAGTAGAATGGATTCTCTAGCGATTAACTAGACCAGAAATCAATCGATTTAGCTTATGAGAGCAACACACTGATGTAATGGTTCAGTTCAATGGTTTGATTCCGGCAGTCAACGAGAGCGTTGTGTATGCCTTTATCTAACTCCAAAGATTCCTTCTTGCCGGTCTTCGTGCGCGACAAAGACTTCAGCGGCTCGATTTCAAAGAACTCATAGTGAAATGTTCCCGGCACTGGCCCTTCATTCACGATGTCATTGCGAGTGAGAATCCCATTCGCATAGAGGAACATCATGTCCTGCGGCACGCAGTCGCCGACCGGCATCGCTTTGCCCTTCCAGTCGCCAAGCCAATCTTCAATCAGTGGACCGCAGTCGGCGATCTCGATTGTTGATTCTCTAGCTTTGGCAAAGATGTCCATCAGGAACTTACGGTGGAAATCATTCGACGGCTCTTCGTTGGTATGCGGAAAAATCTCCAGAGGCTCGCCTTCTTCGACGTACTGGTTGCCCTGGAGCACAAGCTTGATCATTGCGATCTGGATTATCTCGTCGCGCTCGGGAACCACGCCAGTCATTTCAAGATCAACCATGACCAATTTACTTGGCAGGAATGATTCCTTTTCTTCGCGCAGTGGCTTGTAACCTTCCATGAATGGCATACCGAAACTATCCACCTTCTCAATTAACTTTTTCATCAATCACACCTTTGATTTACCAATTGGAATGGCGGCCTTCACCTTGCCGCCGCGAATCGCCGCCGCACGTATCCTATGACGCCCATCAACTACCTGCCACTTATATCCACCACCGCTAGTGCTCGGACGCAACACAACTGGTGGCGCTGTCTCCGCTGGTTTCTTTGAATACTCCTGCGCATAAACTTCTTCTTCTTTACTCATCGGATCAAGCCAAGACTTAACGGCATTCGGAGCAATATCTTTTGGCTCAATCATGGTCTCTTTGTATTCGTCATAATGATCAATCACATGCGGAACCAAAGAGTTAAAATCGTAACCAGTGTCGCGGAATCTTTTCGCCATGTCATCTTCGCCTTGGGCATTTCCCCAATTATCAATCAACTGATCAGCCGAAATGTTGGCTTCAAATAAAGGCATTCCAAAGCTATCAATATTTTCCGTCAGCCTCTTTACCATGGCGCATCCACCTGTATAGGTTGACTGTCGGCACGAGTCCATCCATTGCGATCAGGATCAAAAGTTCCATCGTTCTCCATGCCATCCAAATGAATCGGATCAAGCTTTATCACATACGCCGAGATCGACGGAAGGTTGTTCTTGATCGCAAAATTTAATCGGTGTTGGCCATCGTGCGCGTATAGTTTCTTTCCAACCTGAAACAAAACGATTGGATCTGCGGCCATGACCTTCATGAATTTTTCAACATCAGCGTCATAAGTGTTGTGATGGATTACCAGGATCTTCTTTGCATCCTTAAGAGGGATCTCAATGTATTGCCCTTTGTCGATGGCGTCTTTGTAAGGCTCCAGGTTAACGCCCGAAAAAGCCGAATCGAGATCCGCTTGATCAGGAGTTTTGTTAGTCGTCTCTGCCATCTCTTGCTTTTGGAGTTCCATATACATGATGGCTCCGGCGCTATGACCTTCGTAATTCTTGAAGCCACAACTTTCGTAAAACTTTTGTAGTTCATCTTTATCCAAACTCTTGTGCGCTCCCATGGGCGAAGCGTTCATGAATATCGCTGGGATCTTTGCCTTCTTTACTTCCTTGATCAAGGCCATGACCAACTCACGGCCATAACCTTTCCCCTGATATTTCGCATCCACTTCCAAATGCTCGAAAATAAAAATCGTGTGGTACTGAGGAAGTGATTCGTCATCATCTTCTTTCTCAAACCAGAATCCAAAGTCTGATAGGTCATGGCCGCTCGCGCTACCGATGCCTTTCATTTCAACTTTGATCTCGTCATCTTTTTTACTGACGGTTATCTTCGGAGCCTTGGCTTCGCCGAACTTGGCTTGCTTTGGACCTCTCACTGCATCCACGTTGTCATCGAAGTCTTGAACTGGATTCGGATAGCCAGCTTCGCCCACTGCCTTCTTATCAGCCTCAGACCAATCGCCGACAATCGCTTCATCGAAGTATCCGATCTCAAACTCAGGACCGCGATCACGAACCAACTTCAGCATCGGATGATTTAGAATTTGTTCTTTGACCTTTGGATTGTGATCCCAAGGGCCGCCAACATTCCAGTCGGACACGTTCACCCAATATGATTTACCATCGGTATGCACACCTATGTTCAGCGCGATTGCATCACGCGGGAACTTCATCTCTTCAGCTACGTGATGGTGGATTGCTCCGGTCGCGCTCCAAACGTAGAGATCATTGCCAACCAGGAACCCGCGAGCCTCGTTGTGCTGCGCGATCTCTTTCATTTCCTGGCGTGATGGATTCTTGAAAATCTCAACTGAATTACCACCCATCGTTTTGATAGCGCGGTCGAACTTTTCAACCAGTGGCATTCCGAAAAGGTCTAGGTCTTCTTTAAGTCGCATGGGCTGAGTTTAGCAAAGCCCACGCAATTCTCAATAGCCTATTCGCGGCTTATCGCTTTGACTGACCACATCACCGAATCTTCCAGGTGAGTCTTCGCCAGAGATACCAAGCGACCATTCTCTGGGCTTGATTCGATCTTGGCCATGCTCTCCAAAAGCACTGATGCCGCGATCTTGATCTCCTCGACCAACTTCGCACGCTCCGGCGTCTTAAAATTGCGGCTCTCAAAAAACGAATGAACTTTCATAACAACCCCTATCGTGTGCTTATTTTCTTTCCAATCACAGCGTGCATAACGTGGCCGAAGCCTTCCCAGTTGTCCATCATGGATTTGTAGTCTCCATTGTGCGGAAGGCGGCCATAATTTGTCCACTCGCCCATCATCGTGCGAACAGACTTGAAAGTGTCTTGGGCATTTACTTTGCCGGTGTCGATATAGAAATCAAACTTCCCATCCTGCGAATAGGTATCAAGACTCACTTCGCTGTCGTGGAACTCGTCCTCGCGCCAGTTGTCGGCCCGTGCTTTGCGCATGTCGCGGTCGCACTCAAGGCGGATCTTAAAAGCGTCAGGGAAAACGTCGAACTCATTTGGGAACCGACAGTCGTCGATCAGCGTAATGACCGGCACATACGGAGTGGATGTTGCTTCAAATTTGCTGGCTTGTTCGCGCCCGATATTCACCCAGAAGTCCGGGCGCTCTGACTCGCGAATGTATTTGCCAAGCCACTGGAGGAACTTGCCGTCCTTCTTGCGCGGCTTCAGGCCGTAGCCTTCAAGCACATGAAGCGCCGCCGTGACCGACTCATAGAGTGGGCCAGCGAATTTAACCACATGGCAATTAGGAATTGAGAGTTTGATTTGATCTGTCAGCGCAGTTTTTCCAGAACCCATCTTGCCACTTACAACAACGATCATCTATCCCCCAACGAGTTCTCTCGCCCTGTCCATGATCTCTTCACTGAAACCATTTTTTACCAAATCTGCAAGTATTTTGTCTGACGTGTCGCCTATGGGTTTGCAGTCGTGAGTGTCCAGGAACTTCTCAACCTCTTCAGCCGGAACGACAGATACCCATCCCCTCAAGATGTCAGATGCGAGTTTGGCCGCTCGAACGGTGAAGCCTTGCTGTAAGGTCTTGAGGTACTTCGACATGACAAATTATTCCATGCCGATCACTCATCGGCACAGTCCTGATTTCCAATTGATTGGAATTTATTCGGCTGGCCCGATCAGCTTCGGCGGATCGCTCGGGTGGAGAGGAATGTCGCAACCCATGTTCTCAAACATCTTTGCCAGTAGTGAGCGGTCGGGAACCGCCGAGTAGATTTCATCCCCATCAATATCGAATTGCTTTTCTCGTTTGGCGAACCATTGCTTTTTCAGTTCTTCAAAACGCTTAACGAAATCAACCGATTGTGTTTCCTGCCTAGCCATAACAACCCCCTATTAACAATCTTGAACAACTCCGATAATGTCCGAACCAGTTTGATCTTGCAATGCCAAAGCTGAGTAATCGTCAACGTCAGGCGCACGCTGCGGATCAATATTGTCGAAGGTGTCTTCGAGGTATACCACTTTGATCACTTGATAAATTCTATTGAACAGCGGAACGAATTTTCCGATGTAGATTCCAAAGGCCACATGAGGCATTGGCAAGGTCGTGACCAACTGCGGAGTATCGCCAGTCACATCGTAGATGGATGCCTGAATGAAGAGGTCTGACCTTTGATCGTAGGTCGTATAGTTAAACGATATTGTTGCTCCGCCTTGAACGATCATTTCATCCCCCGTCAGTTACCATTTAAGTATGCTTGAATTTCCCCAACAAACATATCTATGAGTGACTGGGTAATCAAAACTCCGTCAACCGGAATCTTTGAAACCTCTGCCACCAAAGTATCGAGATCCCCGGCCTGAGCCAGTAAAGCGAATGGGGCCATCATCTGCGCGATCTGAAAATTCTGATCGGCGGTCAAGCCCCTATCGCCATTTGAATCCGAGAACCCTTGAATCAACAGGGCACCAAACTGTGCCCGTGTGTATTGTTGATTCAACGGAATTGCCGGTGGTGTATATCCCGCTGGCGCTTGACCATTGATCGAGTTGTACACCTGACCGACATCTGTTCCCGCTGGGAAGCTTACCGAAAATGAACTGCCATCACTGCCCGTGACAGTGTAATTGTCTTCACCGTCTGCGGTGGCCATCGTGACTGAACGGCCAAATTTATCGTTCGGTAGCATACTTCCCCCTTAAACTTGAGCGCCTGTTGCGTCAACCCATCCAGTAGTTCCATTGCCAACAAAATAAACAGGAATGCCAAGGCTGGTGTCGAAATAATATTGGCCAACAAATACACCGGCATCGGGTGGCGGCCCATCATTGGTTACTGGACGATCTTGTGTTGCGCCTGATCCAAGGAATCCAGTGGAAGGTAACAGCGCAAGATTGACCGGCGTTCCACCAGTTCCAGACGGTGGGCGTCCATTTATTGCGCGATAAACTTGACCTTCTAAATCAGCGCCAGCGGGGAAATCCAAAGTAAATGCACGATCTCCAACGTCGCTATCAGCGCCTACCGTGTAGGTATCCGTTACTCCATCGGTCGTCTTTACTACTGTTCTACCCCATGCATCGTTCGTCATATTAGTTTCTCCTTTTTTGTTAAAGCGAAAGCAAGAAAGAGTTCACTGGCGCTCCAGGACCACCAGTGGTTCCCGATGCTACCGTTCCGGAGACAGCCGCAGATCCAGTATTGGTTGTCGAAGTGTTTGTGTTTATATTGAATAAAGTAACATTGCCGCCACCACCAGAACTTCCGCCCTTACCACCAGTTCCGCCGATTGCATTTCCCCCAGCGCCACCAGCGCCACCTGAAGCATCAATCATGTTTGTAGCAATTGATCCGGTTAAATTCGCATAGTAAATCATAATGAATCCGCCGCTACCGCCGCCAGAGCCACCCGCTCCGCCGCAGTTTGTGCAAGCCGCGTTGTCGGTTCCAGGACCACCGCCAGCCCCACCTTGTGCGAGGATCGAAGATACTGAAGTAGATGCTCCGCGAGCTATAGTATTTGCGGCAATAAAAATAGATCCGCCACCAGAACCACCCGCGCCACCACCGGCTCCAGAGTGTGTGCCATCCCCGCCACCAGATCCGCCGCCGCCGCCGCCCGAACCACCATCGATGGTTGTCCCGTTGTACATTGGATCAGGAGTGAATCTATGAAATGGAGGATATGCAGTTGTTGATCCGCCATTTCCAGCCGCGCTACCAACATTTGTTCCAGCGCCGCCAGTCGATCCAGCGCCACCATTTTGACTATTGCTTGGATTCTGTGCCGATCCAGCACTGGCCGCAGTTCCAGTAGTTGACGTTGCGGTACTTCCAGCGCCACCGGCTCCACCGCCACCCACACTTCCAGCGGCGGTCAAACCACCGCTCGCTCCCTTTGCTTGAGCCGAAGCATTTCCACCAACGGCACCATCGTTGTTGAAAGCACCTGCCGTAGAGTGAGTCATATCAAGAGTTCCCAAAACAAAAATCTTGTACCCGGCAGTATATATTTGTCCTGATCCACTTAGCGTGAGGTTGTTGTAATACATGTCACGCGAAAGGGCGGTCAGTCCTGAGTTGACCGTCACATTTCCATCAGATCCATCACCAAAGAAGAACGATAAGTCAGGATTGCTATCCCCAACGACAAACGCTCGGTAGGTCGGAACTGCAACGCCACCTGACGCCGGACCTGCGAAAATCATATTCGCCGACTGTGTATTCCGCGTGATCGCCAATGTTCCAGTGGTCGTGATCGGACTTCCGGTAATCGTAAAGTCAGACGGAACAGTTACTGCCACACTTGAAACAGCCGTGGTCCAAGAGCCATTCGCTTTCAAATATGAAGTTGTTCCAGAGCCTGACGGCGGCGGCGGAACCATACCTTGAGTTCCACCAGTACCGAAATCTCCACCGAAGTTTACCGCGAAAGCAAATGTTCCACTGGTATCAGGCAAAGTGTACGTGCGGTTCGCAGTCAAGTTCGCGAGACTGAATGATCCGATGAAGCTTCCGCTCTCGATCATGCTTAGGTGGCCAGAAGTATTGGCAAACAAATTTACACTGGTTGTTGGATTCGGAGCCGCTGAAGATTGATTGTTGAAATTGATATACCCAGCGCCAGCCGTTCCGGCGATCTTCTCATTCGTAACCGACGCTGAACCATTCACCTGAAGCTTGTTGGTGGCATCATCGGTTGTCTTGCCGATCAACACGTTACCAGTTGAGTTGACTCGCATGGCCTCTGCACTTGTTACCGATGAAACTGGCGTTGTGCTCAGTGAAATGTACGTCGGCATTGATGAGTCAGTGAAGTTTGCGCCAGCCGATATATTGATAGATCCAGTCGATGCCGTCGCAAATCCAGTCGCTCCGTATCCACGGCCACTGATAAATTCAATGATGTCATCGAGCAATACGGATGTCGGGGTTGCAAGAGTTCCTCGAGCAAATCTTCCACGGAATCCTACGTTAGATCCGTAGCCAGTAATCTGAACTGCCTTTGTTGCTCCAGAATTATTCACGACATCAAGTACCGCAGTAGATGCTGGTGCCGTGTTTATTCCAATCGCTCCGTTGGATGAATCAGCAACGAGAGTCGTATTGTTCACAGTCAAAGCCGTGGTCGATACTCCCGTCACCGCCGCACCAGTCGCAGTCACCGCGCCGGTAGTGAAGGCACCACCACTGCGTTTGACGATAGTATTTCCGCTGGTGTCATTGCTCGACGCCGCATTGGCGGCTAGTTCGGCGCTATGCACATTGGCCGCAGAAGATCCGCCGACAGTTGAAACAACAGTCGCGCTTTGATTTCCAGTCACATCGCCAACCAGAGAACCAGTGAATGATCCAGATGAACCACTCACATTACCAGTCACATTTCCGGTCAGGGCCGCGATGATAGTTCCAGCCGAAAAGTTTCCAGAGCCGTCGCGTTTAACAATCGTGCTGATCGTATTCAAATTCGTGGCAGCATTGGCCGCGAGTTCGGCTGAATGAATGTTGGACGCGGAAGAAGTCCCCACAGATCCAACAGTCAAGGCACCTGCATTCGTGATCGTCGCATCGCCGCTCAATGAACTTGGATTGTATCTTGTCTGACCGTTGTTCCAGATCAACAACTGAGCGTCAGTCGGAGCCGTGATAGACACCGCGCTGCCTTGAATCTTTCCAACAACAGTAGAGCCTTGGTTGCCTGTTACATCACCAACCAAAGGACTCGTGAACGTCGCGGATGATCCACTTACGTTTCCGGTCACGTTGCCAGTCAGTGCCCCTGAGATCACACCAGCCGAAAAGTTTCCAGAGCCATCGCGCTTGACGATAGTGCTGGCGGTATTGATATTTGTCGCCGCGTTCGCCGCGAGTTCAGCCGAGTGAACATTCGCCGCCGACGATCCGCCGACGAGAGAAACAACCGTGGATGCCTGAGTTCCTGTCACATCACCGAGTAATGCTCCAGTAAAGCTTCCAGCCGTGCCGCTGACATTGCCGGTCACGTTACCAGTTAAATTCCCGGTAACATTTCCAGTCATCGTTCCCGCAGAAAAATTGCCTGAGCTATCTCGTCTGACAATAGCCGATGAAGTATTCAAATTTGTGGAAGCGTTAGCTGCCAACTCAGCCGAGTGAATGTTCGCGGCAGAAGATCCACCAACGGTATTCACTGCGGTAACGCCAGCATTTGAAAGGCTGATGTCACCAGTGAGTGGTTGGACCGCCGCAGAGTTCGAGCCGTTACCAATCCAAATTGATGCGGATGTCAGCGCAGGAAGATCAGAAGTAATCAATGATGTGTTGCCAGAGGTCACGCGCCCTTGCGCATCCGTGTTTACCTTATAGTACGCACCAGGAGTTCCCGTGTTCTTAAGCGTGGTCACTCCACCATTCGTGATCGAAACAACGTCGCCACTGATGGTCTGAGGAGTCGCAGTATTGCCAACGCTTCCGATAAAAATCTGACCGCTGGGAAGAGATGCTGGAAGGATCGAAGCCCAAGATAAATTTCCAGCGCCGTCATTCAAAAGAGTCTGACTTGAACTTCCCTGCGTAGGCGGAAGAATAAGTGCATAGGTCGAGACGGCAGATGGTGACTGAATACCAATTACGTTCGCGCCAGAGTCACGGAACAACACGCTGCCGGTCGATACTTGTCCAGCCGCGAAGCCACCGCTGATGTCGCGCTTAACCAGCACGCTCGAAATATTTGACGATGAAGCTGCGCTCGTCATAGTGGCCGCGCCGTTGAATGTATTGAAATTCGCAGCGGTCAGTAACCCAGGCTGTGATCCGCTCGCGGCCTGAACATCGACGGTGACGTTAGGGCCGACCGTTGAAGACGCGCCATTGCCAATCGTCACGCCAGTAGTTGATGTGCTGATGGAGCCTTGGCCGCTTGTGATCTTCGAGGCATCAAGAGAAGGAATGTCTAAGGGATCGAGCAATCGGAATGTGGGCGGGATTGCGGAACCTGAAGCTGGCCCCGCGAAAATCATATTCGGATTCTGTGGAATGAAAGTGCCGGTCAAGACTCCGCTGTTCACCACGGGAGAATTTGAGATCGCGAACACTGAAGGATCGAGAGCCAGTCCAACACTGGTCACGGTCGATGAACTATTCGCGAGCAAAGTCCAATTGACTGTCGATCCAGCATCCAACTTCACATACACATTGCCGGTCGAACGAAGGAACAAAGATCCTGCCGGTGCATCCGTCGCGACCGCAGTCGGATCTACGGAGCCAGTCAAAAATTTGGCAGCATCATTGATGTTTAGGTTCGGTGCGAAGAACTTGATCTCGTTGCCTTGAAGGATGCCGATCAGCGGTGGCGGAGTTCCCGCCCACGCGATTACGCAACACAATAGGCCGAGAACCGCAATGATCCGTTTCATCCATCCCCCTACCAATATATCCACACAATCGTAACGCCCGATCAAAATTATCTCAATGAGAATTGAATGGTCACGACCAGGCGTTTTTACTAGGGGTTATTAGAGGTTACTTTTTATATCGGCGCAACCTCATAAAATTGCTGGGATCTTATTATTACAGAGGTTCCGTTTTATTTCCGGAACTGGACTTCTCCAATCAATTGGAATCGTCAGGCACTACTCCCTCGAAGGTTTGCTCAACGTCGCGAGTCGGCGGCACGCCATGATCCGACTTCCAGCCTTCGTAGGCCAAGAACTCAATCTCCTGCAATTGCTTCCAGTTTATGATTTGCACATCGGAATACTGATGGTCATCCGCGATCCGCTGCGCAACGTGTGCGAAGCTGAAATAAGCGTCCGGTGTCGAGCACACCAAGTTCGAGAACGCGACCGGGGCCTCTGGATTCTTTCTATAACTGAATGCGACAAACCAACGGTGCATAACAATCTCCGCTCAATCTCCGCAGTAAACTCCGCGTGGATTATATGGTCTCCATTTTTCGTACTCAGTTGGCAGGATGTCAACGGTCTGAAGGCCGCTCTCCCAGTAATTTCCCACGCGAACCGTTATGTACTTTGTGGCGCATTGAAGCATCCACTCAGCCGAAAGTCTTGTCGCGCTACCGTGCGGAAACTCGTGGTGAACGCACAGGAAAAGATCCATGCAGTCCGTGTGCTTCCAAAAGGTGTGGAGTTCAAACTTCATCGAACCTTTTCAAACGCGCTCATGGTTGCCTGGCCTTCTTCTGTGGCCCACCACATCTCAGTTCCCATTTGAACTTTGGCGGCCCACACCGCGATCTCGTCCGGCAACCAATCGATGTCAGTGACCGACTTGATGGTGTGCTGTTTGCCCTTCCACATCACGGTCATCTCTTTAACTTCGATCAAATGTGTTTTGAGAAATGCTTTTGCTCTGTCAGGAAAGTCGAGCAATTTTTGAACACCAACGCTTAGATAATCCTCTGGGGCCTTGCGCATAAATGCCTTTGCGTTTTAGTCGTGGCCCTTCCACCAAAAGAAAATCCACAACACGATAAGAATCCAACACACAACATGGACTTGATTCATTTGCTCCCTGTTGACGGAATGGCAGTCGGTTGCACTTGAGACAAGTCTATACCAGGATCATAGTACAAAGTGATGTCGGGCGTTAATTCAAAAGTGACAGACTCTTTCGAGTTCACTCGCGCCAAGGCTTCAAGCCTATCGGCGATGGTCCTGAGACTCTTCGGACTGACCTGAACAAAACGTGCGGATCTAGAGATCCCGCCCTCATAACCCTTCTGCATATAACCCCCTCGACAATGTTCAGATTTGCATTACAACTTGTCAAGGGAACCGTTAGATAGATTTAAAAACAATAGCTTGGCCGGTTGGCAGAACGATTGGAACGCTCATCCGATTCTTGAAAAATTCGTCTACGGCCTTCCGCGCTCCACGGCACGTTGGGAATCCGTAGTCGTCAAAGATCATGATGCCGCCGCACAAAAGTCTTGGATAAATAAATTCCGCGCACGCCAAGACAGAATTGTAGATGTCCACGTCAATGTGAGCCATCGAGATCCGTGCCAACTCCCGGCCCTTGAAAGTGTCTGGGATAAATCCCTTCACCACTTCCGCGAACGGATAATCCAAATTCTTTTTCACGGTCTCGTAATCGGTATCAGCAAAATCTCCCTCGTTGTGTTCGTCGATTGCCTTGTTGGTAACTGGCATTCCATCAAAGGTATCGAACAGCACCAGCGGCTGTGCGATGTAATTCTTCTTCAGATACGCGGCCATGACCATCGCAGATCCGCCGCGATAAGTTCCGCACTCCCACACTTCGCCTTTCAAATTAGCTTGCATGACGTGGCGAAGAGTCGAGTAGAGAACGTGCATTCGATCAGGACTCAACAGCGTCAGACCTGCGCCGACATTGGCGATCTCCATGAAGTCTTCGTCGGCTAACTCCGGCTTGAACAAAGGCTGGTACAAATGATCGTCACTCATGCTCGCGATCCTTCTCTGCGAATTGTTTGTGCATGTAATCCGTCTGGCCAATGGACGCCACGATATTCTTTCTCCGCGCCCTCATCATTCGCAGCACGCGCAAGAATTCAAATAGCTGATTGCCCATTACTCCCACAAAAATCCCGACCATAAAAATCTCAATGCCGGGACCAAGTAGAACCACCGGCCAAGACCAACACTGATTTAACGATGTAACTTCAAACATCCATTCCCCCATTTAGGTAATCAGTTACCCAATTTAGGGAACTGCGATTCCGCCGTGCGCGACTTTCCATTTGCTCACCATCAAATTAATCATGTCGAGAGAAATGCAGTTGGCCTGTCCACGCTGCGCTTTCATGCGACCGGCAGTGTCTTTGCGAATGAAACGAAAGCCGTCTTCGTTCTCGCCGTTGCCGTGTTGATAAGTAACTTTTTGAAGACAAAGCTGATCGCCATTGTCCACCGGCTCGATGACTTCGCCTATGACGCGCACTACCGTTTTATTGCTCATTGGTCCTCCATTTGTTTCTGGAGGTATTATTTTATCATGATCACCATGGCAACCATGATCTGCTTACCGTGTATTTTTTAGTCGGTTGATCTCGGATTTGAGTAGCAGGATCTCCGCCGAGAGCGTCCGGTTTTCATGGTCGATGTCCATGTACCGGCGCTCGCGCACGTTGACTCTTTCCTGGTGAACATCGAAGTCCTCTTTGCGAATAACCTCACGCCAGTTCTTATTGCTAGGAACCGGCGCAGACAAATGGATGTTTACGATGTGCGCCCAGTAGGTGGTCACTTTTTAGGCTACCCGCCGAAGGGTGAACATATCCGAAGCAAGGTCAGGATTCGTGAGATAGCCATACGGAATCTCGAAGTACCCGCTCTGGCCCCATCCCTTGCCCCAAGAGTTCCGACCAATGAACATCATCTTGGTGTCGTCATAGCCGACGCAAGTCAGCGCGTGACCACCCAAAAGATTCTCATTCGCATTCGGAATCGGAACGATGCCGCTCGCTGCAACCGCGTCAGTCATGAAAGAATCGTAAATCGAAATTCCAAAGATGAACGGAAAGCCGTGCGCGAGACAACGCTTCATATCCTGCAAAGTCTTGATCGCATAGTAAGCCGTGATCTTGTGGTTCTTCGCTTCAGCGTAGGCCGCTGCGTTCGGCTTAACCAGCGCCAGTGAATCTTCGTACTGCCACAGGCTCTCGCGAGGGATGCCGGTCTTCAGTGCCACAGTGCAAGCGTCACGCATGTTTGCGCCAGCGTCTTGGTCAGTGGTGCCGTCGATCACGCGCTCATTGTAGTAAATGAACAAGCGGCTTACGGGAGCGAATTGCTCGGCCACATATTCCTGCGGCGCTTTGCCGACCGGAAGGTTCATGCGGATCTCTTGGAGTTCCAGGAACTCAACCGCCGCCGCTCCTGCGTGGCCGGTGCAAGATCCGAGATCGCCTTGATCCATGATCGGTGACATCAACGGGCGAAGATCAACCTTCGACGGATAGACAGCTTGCGCGTGTCCGTGTTCAACCATCGAATATTTAAAGTCGCGATGATCTGGAAGTGAAGGCGTCCAGTTTAATACTCTGTTTTGCATAGGTCCCCCTAGTTATGAAATTGCGGAATGACTTTGGAATGGTCCCAGAAGTAATCGTCGAGTGGAACCAGAATTGTGTGAAATCCGTATTGGAGCATTTCGTCATGCGCTTTTTGCGCGGCCCATCGGTCGGCAATAACGCGATGGAGTCCGATCACGAGTCCAGTGCGGTCTTGGCCGTGTTCGCAATGCACCAAGATTTTGCCAGCGGTTGGATCAATGCTCTGTTCAATCTTCGCGATGTCTTCGTCCGATGGCGTTGCAAAGCTGGCCAAAGGAACTTGGATCTCATTGATGCCGAGCGCCCGTGCGTCCTGCGCTTCCGAAGCCATCTCACTCGAATTGTCGTTCACATTGATTATTGTTTTGAATCCGTTGTTCGCGAGCCACAACATCCCCGCGTGATCCGGCTGGGCGCTTCGATACAAGTACGCATCGCCAGTCACTTGATAATAATTCCCGAGTGGAACATTCGGATCGTTCTGAACAACCTTACTCGCACAAGCCGCCAACGGAATAAACAAAGCTATCCATAGCCATTTCATTTTTCACTCCCTGTATAAACTGCCACTCTCTCCACGACGAGACATCTCATCCGATTTGTAATACAGGGGCAAGCGGTATCCTAAATCCCAAAGCGCCCATCGCACGCGGAGCACGTCCTCTTTGTTCTCGTAGTCATCGGTATAGCAACAGATCACATGCTTGCCGTCACTCTTGCGCGAGCGAAGCGTCGAGACCTTGCATCCAGATCCCAAAAGCTTTTTGCCGCAAGCTTTCCAAATCTTGGCCCACGCCGCGTCGATCTCGCTCGTTGGATGGAAGATCAGCCACTTGCCACTCTTCTGAGGATCGAAAGGCTTTACCTTGTCGCGCCCTTTTCCGTAGAGCCACACGCACCGTATCTCATCCGATGGAGTGCCAGGATTTTTCGTCATCAAAATATTGGTGGCCGCCAAATCTATACCGAGCCGCTTGAACGCTTCCTTGATGTCACTTTGCATCTTAAAGCCCAACGTCCTTCTTGATCTTGTCCAAGCGTTCGATGATCTGAGCGCGAGTTCCTTTTTCCTCTACAATCTTTTTGATGTCGTCCATGCCTTGAGCGTAATCCACAAATATTTTGCTGAACCCTTTTGACATCTCAGCCGCCTGATCGAAGAGCCAAACGATTGCGCACAACTCCGCGTGATCGACCAACTGAAGTCGCGACGGGCGCGGCGGCAGCTTGATCAACTCTTCGTTCACCAGCTTACGGAGTCTGGTGATCGACTCTTGCGCGAATGCATTCTGTACCGGATCAATCTTCATGATGGGAAATCCGTTGGCTCATCCATCGGCAGAAACAAACTTCCGATCCCAAATGCGATCAAGAACAATAGCCACACTTGATGGCCGACAAGACTCCAAACGAAAGTATCGACCACCGATGGAGTGGCGCTGACAATGATCCCGTATCCATCGAGAAGACACCACGGAGTCATCAGTACAACCAAGGCCGTCTTTCCGATAGCTCTCCATGTTGGCGGAACTATCGTATCAGGTGATGGCTTTCTCCACTGACCAAAGAAGTGGCCCATCAAAGCGCCGACAAAAAATACTAAGCCAGCGAACAGATTACCTTCGCGCCATGTGGTCGCCGACTCGGTGGCCGCGTTCCCGTATTTTATGTAGAGAAAAATATCGAACACTCCCCAAATAAGAAGAGTCCCCAACATAAAGTATTTGGATACTAACTTCGGTGTCATGCGCTTCCTATCGAAAAGATTTATGTTCCCCGGTCAACAGAAAATGTATATCCGACTTTATCTTGGCGATCATTCTTTCCTTGTTGCCGATCTCAATCGAGAGACCAATCCTTCGATAGCGATCAGTTTCAGACACATGCATTTTCTTTTCTTCGTTCGCTTCGCCGATCAACCGCTCCAACTCGGCGGTCCACTCTCGCACCTTCTGGTTATTAGTTGGCTCATCTTTCTTCAGCCCGTGCAAAGCTATTTCCTTTTTGGTCCGTCGTTCATAAATTCCAGTTGGCATTATGCTGTCTTCCCGCCATGCCGATATGGCCGTGTCTCGTTGTACTGGATCTTCCCCTTGAGCACCGTCTCGAAGTCCCAGTCCTTGCGAGCGAAGTATTCCTTGATGACCTTGACCACCCGGCCAAGCATCTTCTCTTCATCATCACCATACGCCATCGAGATCATTGAAACTATGTCCATGTGAGTTTCAAGTGGGCGCTCGCGATCCGGCAGATGATAGCTGTCAGACATGTGCTCTTCGAGATTCCATTTGCACGCGCCGAAGTAATCCATGATCCTGATAACGCAGTCGATCAACTCAACCGCTTCACCTTCAGGCTTTTGCAATTCAGTTCCAACACTCAAGTTACTTCCCAAGCCAACGTCTTCCCATCGCACAACGCCGGTCGGAGTGTTCCAATACATTGGTGCCTTGCCGCCGCGCACTTCTTCCGAAGCTTCAGCTATCTCTGTCACCATCAGCATCCTAATTTCCCGTGATGGTCTTACCTGAACGTCGCCGTTCTCGAAAGTCTCCCACCAACCTTTTGCCACGGCGATACCGTGGACCTTCTCCACATAAGCTTGCAGATCCATAACCCCTCCATCAACCCAGTTTATTGTAAACTTACTTTTTTAAACACAACAACTTCGCCATGATTCTTGTGGCGAGACTTTAACTCAACGATACCGTCACCAATCGCCTCTTCTTTGTTCGACGCCTTGTGAGTAAACCCAATTGCTTTCTTATCGAAATATCTATTGGCCTCGGTGTAATCCAAGAAAGCTTTAGCTGACAGAGTTGACTCGTAGTGCGAGTGCTCGATCAGGTAAACGCATTTGGTGACAGGACTTCTCTTCAGGCCCTCGAACAATCCCGCCATTATATCAGTCTCAAATTCCTGGCTCTAGCCAAGATGTCGTCCGACTCTTTGCGAGCCTTGGCGACTTCGGACAAATGCACCTTGCAGTCATCAAGGAAAACTTTCGACTCCAACCAATTATCCCGAGTCTTCTTCCAGATTTGCAAGTTCCTCCATCCAAGCCATACGGATGGGAAGATGAGTAACACATCAATACCGAATGAAATTTGCTGCAATGTTTGCGTGTCCATAATTCCCCCAAGGTCAAAAAACTATTTCAATGGAGTGTAGAGTTCAATCTCAAAAGTTATCGTTCTTAAAACAGAAGTAGCGATCCGCTTGGCCTCTGACTTACTGTTGAACCGTTTGGCCTTCTCGCGATCATTGGTGTAGGTGATCGAGATCCCTTTGCGAAAACTTTGAAGGTAAGTTCCGTTCGCGCAAACGATTATGGCCTTTTGGTCCATCGATTCTCCAATTGATTGGAAGATTTAATGTAACTCACTTTCATCACATTGGCTTCCAGCCAAAAGGTCAACTTCATTCTCACTCAGGTCTATGTCAACGTCCAGGTGCTTTATCCCGGTTGAGGTCTCTACCCACAGGCAAACGTGACCTTCAGGCCAAAACTTTGCCTGGCGAAAATAGCAAACTGGTTTTCCCTTTTGATCAAAGACATTTGGCCCCGTGACTCCAGGCTTGTAGACGTAGCCAAGCGTCGAGATCGCACGCTTGATCATGTCCTTCATATCCAATTTCACTTCCTCGAAAGCCAAGACTCCCCCTCATGACGGCAACGTATCTTCAAAAGATTCGTGCTGTTCCCCGTCCAACTCCACCTTGCTGAGATCGTAATGCATCATCTTCAAGCGCAAGCCGATATTATTCCCAGGTCCCATCTGATGTGCAAGCCATCCTATGCAATGCATATCTTTTCCCGGCATCGACTCGTGACACGCCATCGCATGAGGATTGGAACGGAGAGATCCCGGCTCGGCGATTGTCTTCTTCAGAGCGCAGTGCTTGTCTTCCCGGTAGCCGTTTGGAATGTCGTGCGGGTTGGTCGTGACCTTCCACGGACACTTCGCGCATTGCTTGGACCGTCCCAACTTCTTCTTCACTTGATCCGCCCAGATTTCATGCAGTAGTAAATCGTGAAGAGCATCTCTTCCTTCTGCTTTCCAAGCCAGTCGGTGTTCCACTCCCACGCCGGGTTATGCTGATCACCAGTGAACCGGGCCGCGCCCATCTTCTCCATCCGCGTGGCCGCCTCGATGTTCGAGAATCCCGCGCCCTTGATGGCGTCCATGACCATGACCTTTGAATCAATTGGAATTTTACTTTGCATGTCGTATCCCAAGGTTTTGCCGAGATAGGATTCTCCGGCGAATCTGTTCACAAAACTCACAGCACTCATCGACATCGCAAAGTGGATCGGCAAACACAATGTCTTTACCTAGTACCGCCAAGATGTCGCCGTGGTTCACTTCACCGAAGCTTCCGGCTCTAGTCACGATGTTGAACGTGACCACAGCCATCTTACCCTTCATAAGCCTCGAACATCTTCTCCGCTTCGTCGATCTCTCTGCCCAGCTTGCGGAAGACTTCCGCCGTGGTCTCGACCATCAAAACTTTGTCGCCAATATCAAATGCGAATGCGACTGCGGTCTTCCCGCTTTCGGTTCCAGCTTCAAGGATTCCGAAGTTCAAAAGCCGTCCCATCACAATCGGTTTAGTCGTTGGGAACAACGGGCCTTTATCTCTCTTGCGTCCGACCTTTACGATTACCTTATCCATGCTTGCTCTCCAGGAAATGTCCCTCAAGTAAAACTATCGTTTCGATAGCGTTGGTGTGAAGTATTCCAATACCACCGGCCTCTGTCCATGCGTCAACATTCTTTTTAAGGTCGTCGATCAGGATGCGATTGGGCGCTGCATAATCTTTTTTCTGGTGTGCCTTCACGATGATACGTGGCACATGCTCTCCGAGCCGAGTGTCGATCCACTTATGCTTGCCAGGAATGCAGCGCGGATCTCTCGCTGGCGCTGAAAGGATCTTTGGATTCTTTGTCTTCAGGTACGTCCAAAGCTTTTCTCCGTCCGGCATCCAGTCGAGTGATTCCCAGAAGTTCGGAATGGAATCCACTCGCGGCCACAGGATGTTGTCCGGCATCCAGTCGTATGAATCAGGATAGTGTTCTTTGACTTTGCCCATGAAGTTGGCGAGCACGCCGTCAAGATCGCAATACGGTTCTAACATTTCTCCCCCGAAAAATGGCTGGGTTGGCAGGACTCGAACCTGCGACCAACTGGTTAACAGCCAGTGGCTCTGCCAACTGAGCTACAACCCAACATGACTTCAACGTAAACATGTTCCTCAAACGTGTCGCCGAAAATAGAAATCAGCGACATGTCGGGCTAGATCAAACCATGCTTTTGCTTTAGTGCCAAGAGTTCAGCTTCAAGTTCTTTGATCCGCGTTTTCTTCTGCGTGACGATCCGGCCAAGGTCGTATGTGATTTCGTATTCCTTGCCGAGCGGATGGTTCACGCCAGAGCCACTGATCTTCGGAAGTTCAATGGTCTTCATTAATTCGACAGAGGTCCAATAGACGGTTCCACCTTGCCACCAAACTTTGTCGCCAAGTTTTATCTCTTGGTTCTTCGGGTTGACCATCACTGACGTTGGCTCGCTGTGATCCAAGGTGTTCAACCAAACTTTGTCCGGGGCCGCTTGATAAATCTGAATAACTTTGCCACCAACGCTCATTGTCGAACCTCTCCGTTATGATTGTTAAATCTCTTGTGTGGGCCAAATACCAATGTATCTCGTTCTTCTTCAAGTCCTTAATGTGTGCCTTATCCTTTTTCGTCTTCTCGACTTCCGCCAGCACACGGATCTTCATCATGCCATCCACGAAGTCTGTCTCAATCAATCCGAACCTTGGGAGAGTTCCCGGCACGGCCAAGATCACTTTGATCTTCAAGGCGTCGGCCAGCTTATCCAGGTGCCTCATGAACGCATCGGTTCCGGTGGTCGGCCCGTCGCCGCCTTTCAACATCGCTTCAGGAATGCCCACGGCTTGCGCGATCTGCCTATGGATACTCGCGATCACATCCTCTTCGATGCTCATGCCTGTGACCTCTTCACGCGCTCACGCTGCAAACGCTTTGCTTCGCCTGGGTAAAGATATTCACACGGGAGATCCTTCACCACGCCATAGTCCTTGCAGACCTTCGGGCGCATCCAATAGATCGAACACTTGCCATCGTATAGATACGGACACGTTCCGTCGAAGCGATGGAGCATGTACCCGACTGCGCCAGGCTTGTTGGCCGGATCGTAACTCTGAACGTGCTGCATCGGTTGAACGATTGTTCCCTTTGGAATCCCGCGAACACTCTTAACTAATTCAAATTCGGCTGGAGAGAACGCCGGGTACTTGCAGCACCTGCCACGACATTCACCGCAAGGAAGATCAGCCATTCGGTTGTTGTTCCTTTGGCTGTTGATCTTCAGGAAGCCGCGAGTAGTCCGGCTGGCCAAGATAAATTCCTGCCCACTTCACTTTGTGCGGCCTGATAAAATGATCCACGTACCTGCCGAACGAATCGTCCGTGTAGAATCCAAACGGGTAAAGGTCTTCAGCTATCATGTTACCCGTAACGGTCTTGCCCTCGTACAGAGCGAGAGCGTCAATCAGAAACACAATCGCTTTACCCGGTCCATCGATCATCGAGAGCATCACCATCTTCGCCGTGTCAGTGAACTTGATCGGCAGTTCCATGGCTTCGATTCTCTTCATCACGATCTGTAACAGCGGCGGATAATCTTCCTTCGGAATAAATTCTTTGTCGCCGACCTTGGACTCCATCATAACTGCCATCAAGAAAACTTCCGTTTCATCTTTGGTCAGCGGTCTGTATTCCGGATTCAATCCTTCGATCTTATTCATTTGCGACCTGCCGCTTCCGCGCAAGTCTTATTGCACTCAGCCACCGTGTCGCATATCGCAATCGTCTGGAACCAATTCACGCAAGTATATTTCGTCGTTGACACCATGACCGTCGAAACGTGGTGAGGTCCACAGCCATAGGTCGTCAGCGTCAACAGGAATGCAAAAATCTTATTCATTATTTTACCTCGAAGATATGCCACACCAAACCATTTGGCATGACCACAGTATCAATATGTTTTCCACCGATCAGTATCTCAGGATCAATCGGATGTCCCGTCCCGGTGATCATGATCTTTCGCTCTTCCTTTGGGGCATCCACAGCCACCATCGCCCACAAATAAAGTTCATCGCCTATATTTTTAACAGATAAAATGTCGGCCCATTGCTGCATCTCAATCAACTGTTCGTCTTGAAGCTTCAACGGATATTTAAAAATCTTATGTGGTAACTCCCAATCAAGTGGCATTACAACTTCACTCCGTTCTTAGTTTCGATCCTTCTCACAACCGCATCCTGCAAATCAATTGTCCCGCCAGGGAATGTGTTCGCCATACGGAGAGCGCAAACAACCAAATCAGAAATGTAATTACCAACCAGAACCTTTTGGTCCTGAGTCATGTTGGCCGCGAACTCTTTGCTGTGATCCATCTTGTCAACGATCTCGCTCAATCGTCCCGATGCCTTCGTGACGTGCGTGAGTCCGTGCGCGAAATCTTTATGCGACATCGGATTGGATCTGAAGTCCTGACTGTACTTGATTGTCCACGGCAACGTGGTCTGAAGTTTTCGTAGGTCCATTCTCTTCCCCCTAGGTGAAGTTACAAGTTCGTAGACGATAGTCGCCGTCAGAGCTATCGACGGGAGACCGATGATCAAGAAGGTCGTCAAAATATTGCTCCCATTTTATCCGCCGCCTTGATTCCATCCATCAACATCTTGTGGGTGATCTGCGCGTAATAAGTTCGACCATAGCCGTCGATCATCTTCCAGCAATACGAAGGCTTGTCTTCAGTGGAACCTTTCGGCAGTACAAACAAAACCGTTGGCTTCAGATGGGTATCCTTCCAACTGGTGTCCACCGGCTCGCCTTCTTTCAACTCGATCACTTCAAAGTCCACCATAATTAATCGTCCAAGCTTGATAGGTCATAGAGCCAAACTTCATCCCCAGCCGTTTGATCGCGCCGGATCATCACACGCAAATTCAATCGGTCCAAAAGCAATTGCAAGATTTTGTTTATCTGCTTTTGCTTCAGGTCTTCGATGTCTACAAATTCATCATTCGCTTGCAAGGGCTAACCACCTTTTCGGAGTGTCGGGACAACTCGCAAGCGCGAACCCGGTCTTCACCGGGACGTAGCACTTGCACACATGACAGATCGAAACCATCTTCCAAAGCTTTGGGCACGTCCGGCAGATCGCAAGCCGCCGCTCTTTAACCACGTCCGGCGCTGAAGATAGAGGACCAAGCTTTTCTTCACTCACAGGGCGCGAACCTTTGGTAAATTGATTACCAGTTTCTTCTGAAGAAGTTTCGTCAGTTTAACATTTTCAGATTTCAGATCATCAATCGCTTTCATCAGCATGGAAATGATCTCAGTCTTGGTTAATTTCTTCAGAGTATCTTGAACAGAAAAAGCTTCGTTCACATCCCATGTTTGAACACTCCTGCCGGTGTACCTGCATGGTCTTCTCGGCAAACACTTTATCGCTCCCTTAGCAAGAAGTTCAGCGAAGCGAGGACAAACATCATGGCGCTGTCGATCTGAGAAGTGGAAATACCAAGTCTCCCCCTGAGTGATAGGACCATGGTCAGTTATGACCTTAAGAACTTCATCTTGGATCTGATTTAGTAATCCCGAATCTTTAATTTGATGGTACGCATCTATGCTCGATTGCCTGATCATACCTTCCTCTTCGTCAACGTCGGTTGCTTTCCCCGGCCCTTGCTGTCGAGTCCAATCCCCGCACGCAAAGCTTTCTCATACAAGTTCATGTGATGTAGCAAAAGGATCTCCGGATTGATCTTCAGAAATTCGCCAAGGCTCTTAAAATATACTGGTGGTATATTTATCGCGCCAGTTTCAAACTGCGACCAGTAATTCTGGCTGATCCCCAATTTGTTTCCGGCTTCCTCTTGCGTGAGACCGGCCTTCAGTCGCGCTTCCCTAATCATCTTTTCTTCTCCGGATGTTCTCGAAGAGCCTTCCCAATAACGGAATGAAGCGCCTTCAGTTGGAATCTTTTGATGGCAATCGTATAAGTCACCCACCACATTAATGTGAGGCGGAAGACATCCACGAACCCATCATACTCACAGGAGACGAATCTCTCCGCGTCGTTCTTAAACCTTTGCTTTGTTTCCACGGGCGAACTCTTTGAAGATGTCGATCCAGATTTGTTTGCACTTTTCTTTCGTGATCCCATACGGAACAAGCCCCTCATCGAACGCTTCGAGGTCGGCTTGCCTTCCGGTCACGGCCCACTCCCTGATCATTCGCGTTTGAAGTTTAGTGAACCTAAGCGTTATCGTTTTGGCTTTTGGCATATTGGTATCCGGCAATGGCCGCCGCTCCTACTGCCGCGCCAACCACAACGATCAAAGAAAATATCAGCTTACTTCCAGCCAGCGAAATGCCCGGCCCAAACCATACGACTCGGCCCATCAGAACCTCCATTTCAAATATAGTGAATTGATGTATTCCAATCGATTGGAAATATCAAAAGCTATTTAATGAACACAGATGAAATCTTTACATGCCGCGTTTAAATGTCTGGTTTAAGGATGATGGCCGGTATACAGATTCGATATACTTTTCATCCACCGTATCGGGAGCCAGTTCATGAGCTACAGGATCTTAGTGGTTGACGATAGCAAAGACATGACTGAACTGATGGAATTACTTCTAGGGGCCGAAGGCTACGATGTGGCCGTGGCCGCCGATGGACTTGAAGCCTTGACCAAACTCGAAACCGAATCACTCCCCAATTTGATCTTCCTCGATCATAACATGGCTCCGATGGATGGACCTTCATTCCTTATCGAATTTGAAAGAGTCAGCCCAAAAATATTCGCGAGCATTCCCATCATCATGATGTCGGCGCACGATTCAGATTTCATCGCCGCCAATCACGCGACCGAGATCCTTCGCAAACCTATCGACATTCAATTCATTATCTTGCTGGTGAAAAGGTACATGGACTTAGTTGGAGCGTTCGCATGAAGACAGTAACGCTCGCCGACCTGACTGAGTTCCATCGAACTAAAGTCCTAACGAGAGCGCGTGAGTGGCGCTTACACCATCACAAACAAATCCTTGAACTGATAAAGAATCGCGACGTGAATCAAAATCCCCACCCACCGACCGGCTCTAAAATATTCCGACCAAATGATTGGGATGCGTTCAACTGGATGTGGTTCAGTAAGTTGATACACTCACAGTTGTTTCAGCGTTCTAACCCTATGTGAAGTTTCCCTGATCGAGAGTGGCCGGATGTCCCGGTAGTCCAATGGACTGATCTTCATATCATTGGTCAGCGAATAACAATCATGAATGTTCTGTTGCTGTAACTCGCGGTACACACCGGCTCCCCACTCGCCATCATGAAAAGAAACCGCCACGATGATGTCACACGATCTCACCAGCGCATCGAAGTGCCTGAAGCCCTTCGTCTGATACGCCTCTTGATGTACGCGCTGATTCGGATTCAGGATCTCAATCTTCTTGCGGCCACTGAAAACTTCCTTAGCCCACTCCTTGATGCGCTTCAAACACTTTGCTTCGTGTGGAGTATCGTAGTGGGAGATCGGATGAGCGAAATAGATTTTCATTTAGTTCTCGTCGGTCAAAAGTTTAGGCTTCGGCAGCGGCGGCACTACGCCCTTCTCACGCTTACCCCAAATCAAATCTTGAACGAAAGCCAACAGCGCGATCACCAAGAACGAAAGACTCGTGTACTCCCCTTGAGTGTAAGTGCGCGACTGACCGTTGCAATCCAAGTGACTGAACACAATTGCATTAGTGTGCGTGCCGATCTGTTCACATTCTTTCCGGAAGGCTTCCACTTGCTCTTTGGTCATTCGATCACCTTGGTCGCCGGGCCATCAATGATCGAAGGATTGTTTTTGATCATGGCTTCGCGGTCGTCGGCCACGGCTCGCGCCTCAAGGTTGTCACCCACCAAAAGAACAGCCTTGTGCATGAGGTTTCTCTCCTCGCGCTTTTTCCGCGAATTTTCCCGAGCGAGTGCGTCTTTCGACATTTGACGCTGCCGCTCTTTATACAACGCCTGTTTTTCTTCTTTAGTTCTCATAGGTTACAACCTTTATATTCTATACGCATAAAACACATTTTATGCGCTTACGATATATTTAACCCGAAAAGGATCTTGTCTAACCGCTCTGCGTCGGCTCGCTCTTCAGGAGTCAGGCTGTAGTAAACCGCTGCCGAAGAAATGCCAACCACGAAAAACAAAATCAGTATTCCGGCCATCACTCCATCAACTCACCGTCGCTGATCTTCACCGGACTGCCGTCCTTCGTGTACACCATGTTGCCAACTTGATTGGTCTTGATCGATCCCATTGGGAACTTCCGGCGCGTCCAGATGCCATGCCACTTACCCATCTCAGGTTGCGGATCTGGATTCGGCCCGATGCCGTACATCTTTTTATCGAACCACACCGGGCAACACGCCGAGCAATAGTTCTCGAACTCTTGATCCGGATCTAGATCAAGAACCACTTTATAGCTCAATAGCGCCTCGAAGATCCGTTTGTAGATCACATACTCTTTGTCGCGCTTGTCCGGATTCTTTACGTGTTCGTTATTGGAAATGACTTCCTTGGCCTTCTTGAACTCGTTGTTCATCAGGAATGTGCAATGACTGCACTCGGTGCAAGCTGTGTTCTCGATACATCCGCATTTGCGGCATTGGAATAAACTCATCTACCAACCCTCGCGGTAAACCCAAATGCAGATCGACACCACAGCAATCGTGACCGCGATCACGGCGGCCACCCTAAGACAATCATCCAACGACATCTTGTAATCCCCGCGCTCATCGAAGCCCACTACTTCGATTTCCTTTTCTTCTTCTTTAAAGGCTTCCAATTTTCATCGAAGAACACAAGGTCTTTTACTTTGCCCTCAGTGGTTCCGACGTATTGATCCCCAAAGAAATGCGCGATCTTTATCTTCTTGTTGGGATTCACTTTCACAGTTCGCTCTTCTCACCTTGATTGCTGAGAACCAATGGCCCAATCTTCAATCCCAACTGCGTCGGCCCGACATACTCAGGACTCATGTCGTCGCCCTTCACCAATGCCCACACCGCGTCCGGCACGGTGATATGAGGTTTGTACTCGGGATAGTCGTCATCGCGCAGTGGTGCCAGCGCCTCGTGAAGATCAACCATGCTGGCCGGGTATCTGTTCAGCCGGAGAACTTTGGTCTTGCCGTCGTTCTTCGTGTCCCACTCCTCTGCCACCCAATCAACTTCATCGACATCCACATCAAGCGGAATGTCCAAAGGATCGAGCAACCCAAAGATGTCTTCCTTCGTCACCGGCTGTTTGCCTAAGAACTTTGCCGTGATGTGAAGATCCTCACAGCCCTCCATGTCGAGCGAACACTTCCAACTCAAATAGCTGAAGCCTTTGTTCTCGTACTTTGCTTTCAGTCGTTCAGAATCATCCGCCATGGCCTACCTCCATTTTGTCCAACTTCTTGATGTCAGCTTCAACTGCGCCGCGATGTACAAGCCACGCACGGACCAAGAACTCCCGCCCTTTGGCCGCATCATTCTTACTATCGAATCCGTAGGTTAATAGCTGGCCACGGAGTAGAACACTGAAGCTATGCCGGTGAACCCGGTGGCCGTCTTCACCTACGATACCGGCATCCTTGACCACCGTTCCAATTGCGTCGATGGCGTTCGCACGGATGTAAGTGTCCTTAAACCAAAACAAATCGTCTTTCATAAATTCAAGTTCCTTTGCGCCCATACGAGTCTTCAAGTCTGACAACATCCAGGAGTTCCCCAGTCGATACTTCCAGGATCTCCACGTCGCCATACTCCGCCCTCATACGATGAATCGTCTTCGGTGTGATGTGATAGCCTTCGCCAACTTCCAGCTTGATCTTCTCAACTCCACCTTCCGCTCCATCAGCGCCGGAGTGGTGAATCTGTAACTCTAAAGTACCGGCGATTACGCGGATCGTTTCCTCTTTAAGATTATGGTACTGAAGAGAGAGTTGTTGTCCGTAATTTATATGCAGGATCTTTCCCAAATACTTCGGCGTCTCTGCCCAGATCAGTTCAAATCCCCACGGCTTTTCAACTCTCCGTCCAGTGGTTTTCATTACTCTGCCGCCTCTGCGCGAACTTCAGGAGCGCGAGTCGTGGCTGTCTTTTGCGCTGCCGGTGCCGCAGTCACTGTCGTCTTGCGAGCAATGATGCGCGGCTTGGGCTTGGTTCCGCGTGCGCGTGACTTGTTGAACGCCGACACGATCCAAGCTTCCTTGATCGGCGAAGCGTAACCTTCAACCGCGTAAGTGAATCCATCTCTATTCTGAGTGATCGAGTTCACGCGCCCGAATCCCGCCTTGATGTCAGTCGCTTCGACCGCATTCAATTCGACAACAGAATCAATCTTGTACTTCGCTTTTAGTCTCGACATTAACTTGTTCCTTTGGTTGTGGTTTTGCTTTGATAGCAACATCCTTTTTCAATTCAAGACCGAAGGCTTTAACTTGGTCTTCGGTAAACTTCAAACCATTTTGCAGCTTTGGATTGTAAGCTGGCTTGCTGTAAATCTCTTCAACGATGCTTGCCTTGTTGATCTTCATTTCTTTTTTCCTAGTAGGTATCTCTGAATTTTAACCTGGATCTTCCTCAACTGTTTGAGGTCTTCGACCTTTTGGATCTCGCCCAATAGATCGTCGGCGATCTTGAGATCCTTGAGTGCTCCAACTTCAACCTTGAGTTCTTTTTTATTCATCGCTTCCGCTGTCATCCGATCCGGAGTCGTCGCTCGAATCATCACTTGAATCGTCGCTTGAGTCATCGCTGGAGTCCGAACTCTCTTCAGGTTCAGAGTCACTGTCTTGCCCTGGCGAATCTTTAGTATCCGATTCCCAACTACCCGTTGCCCCTGCACCACTGAATCCACCGCCGCCGCCTTCCCATTTTTCCTCTGGATCTCGGACGTTCACATCCGAGTCCGACCGATCATCGTCGTCAGAGTTTTTGCTTTCATCAATCTCGTGCATCAAGAGCGCGGCACCTGCGGCCACGGCCACGTCCTCAACGATCTCTTCGCCGACCGATCTGTTTGGCTCATCAATGTAAGTGCGACCGTCATCGGCCAATGGACGGAACCGGCTGGCCTTAAAGTGCTGAACGATCCCGCGATCATCAATCACTTCAATCCGGCCCTCGTCAGACAAGACCTTGCGCACGGGATATTTCTTTCCCTTGGTCAGATACTCCGGCAGGTTCTCAAGTGGCTGGACACAAACCGCAATATCATTTTCTTCAAACTGCATAGCCTCTCTCCTCATCGTCGAGTCGCTTTAACTCGTTCTCGATCTTGATCCCTTGGTTAACTAACGCTTCGTAGGATTGTCGAATATCTAAATCGTCGGTGTCATCTTCGTATGCCAGCTTGAAGTCGGCAATCAATTCCATCGTCAGTCGCATGGCATTTGAATGTTTGTGGTACTTGGCTTTCATGTCTTCAAGGTCGCTCGGAGCGCCGAAGAAGAAGGCTTTGATCTTCCGCCAGAATGTGGGGAACAAATTCTTGCCGGTCTTCCAGCACTCTTCGCAAACAACAAAGGTTCGGTAACTCCCACCCTTGTCAAAGCTGCCGTCATTCCTGGTGACAACTCTTACGATCTCCCACCCGTGAGGCGTGCCGCTGTGCAATCGCGTGTCTTCAGCTTTGCAAACATCGCAGTGGAAGATCGTCGTTATCATTTCTTCTTCTCAGCCTTTTTCTTTTCAACCTTGGCCGGTGCTTCGGGCGGCGGCAAAGGACCAGTGAATTGATCCGGCTTGGCCAAGCAAGCGTTCACCAAGTTCACGATGTCATTGTTCAAGACCTTGCGCTCTGCCCCGCGACGAATGCATTCGCTGCGCTCCACACGGCAAGCGTCGATCTTGGTCACATTGTCCTTCAGACCAATCGATCCGCAATAAGCTACCACTACCAATAAAGCATTAAGCCACGGCATAAATTCTCCTTGTTAAGATCCGTAAATTTTTTCACGAAAGGTATTCAACTTCTGTTCAACTCGCGCCAGAACCTGGAGCACATCGTTCGACGTGTCTTCGAGTGTGATCACATGTGACTTCTCTTCATCACTCGCCGTCGAACCGGCTCCGTGCATCGAGCGGTGCATTCCATCAATCGTAGACTCAAGGCGAGTGGCAGCTTCATGAATCCGGCTCACGCGCTCAAGGATTGATGGGATGTTCTCGCGCTTCAGTTCATCTTTAGGAATGTGATTCGGTCTCCGCACAACGCCGTCCTTTATTACTTTCATTTTCATTCTCCCCTTTAAGTGAAGAAGAAGGTGGTTACGATACCACAACCTTGCAAGGTCTCCATCCACAACGCGATACAAGTTCTAGAGTCGGACAATCGCCACCTTTAAGACTCATCTTGCACCTGGCGCTTCAATGCATCTCCACGCTGTTGCCTAGGACTTCCCCATAAAATTAATCAACATCCGGATTATTAACGATCTGCGTTCTCTTCTTGAAGAACTTCCCGCGAACCGCCGCATCCTTTGCTTCCAATAACTTTCTCAATGCCGTTTGTGTTTCCTGATTGTCCGGCCAATCCTTGATCACATGCCGTGCGAGTTCGCAGAACGGTGCGCTTGCCGCTTGGAGTTCCGGCTTCAGATGCGCGTACTCGAATAATTGCAACCAGTCTTCCATTAGAGTCCCTTCGCCGCCGCATGAAGGCTCGGCATTAAACTATCTTGAAGCTTCGTCATCTGTGCTCGCGGCTGGCGCGGATCGAATCTCTTGCCAACCTTCTTGATCCGATCAATCCAAATCCGGCCAGAGTTCCCGGTGATCTCTTCAACCAGCGCAAAGTATTGCGCACGGAACACGGAAGCTGAGTCATGGATCTTCCAGCGATCAATCTTCCAGTCCATCGGCTCAATGCCACGGCCAAGGTTCTTTCCCCATGGAGGATTTTTCATCAGGTCACGCGCTTCAGTCGCCAGCGCAATAAGGTCAGCCTGTTTCACAAGTGCCCAAGTATTCTGGGCCGCCATCGTTCGCTCGCCAGTGAAGCCTTCGCCGAACGGATTCTTTGGTAAATTGAAGTGCGTGCAAATGGCTTCCATCGCTTTGTCTTCCGCGATCTTGTATTCGGGAAGCTGCCACTTGATTGGACTCGGGAGATCGACAAGGTACGCCTCTGTTGCATCGTGCAACAATCCGCACAGACGATCCATCGGCGTCCCGCCAAGCTGTTCGATGATCACTGAAACATAGTAGGAGTGTTGGCCAACCGAGTAGAACCAATCGCAGTGGCCGGAGAATCTGCACTGGTGTCCCAGCGCGTGAGCAATGTCATTGATATTTACTTGCTCCGGCTTCAGGTCCAGCGGGTACGCATGGATGCCAGAGTTCGTATGAATGTAACCTTCCACAAACTTCCCCCGTAACGAATCCAGATCAGACACAATACAAAATCGCTAGTCAACAAAATAGGCTTCGCAAAGTTTCTTTCCAGGTCTTCGTGGATGTATACCCACTGTTAGATTTCTTTGGAGTTGTTTTGCTGTGCGCCGTTCCAGTGCGCCCGGCTACCGAACGATGGCGCGGCTTGGCCTTACTGCCGAAGTTCATCACCGCCCGGCGTTGCCGTCGTGTCTTCCTGTTGTGTCGCCGCCGACTTGCCGTTCCCACCGTGGAAAATCTCCGCTCGATCAATGTTTAATTCCAACCCGTTCAAAAAATCCTTCGCGTCCTTTGGCTTCATCACTATTGAGGACATGACATTCTTTGAACCTCTATCCCACAAACACACATGGACCATCCCGCCTATGGCAACGCTGTGGAGCATGACCACTCTGCGGTAGCCGAATAACAAATCGAATAAATGCATCAGCCTTAAAGTCCAATGCGTTCCTAGCTTTTCGCCCATGCTCATTTCTTTGCGCCCTTCTTCATCATGTCAACTTTCACAGCCAGCAAATATGCCTGAACCAATTTAGACTTGGCAACGATGTGATACAGAACTTTCTTTCTCTCGGCATCAATCGGTTCGCCACCCATCAAGTCAACCGCCGCAATCGCAGCATCAAGATCCACCTGATTATTAATTCTCTCCGGCACGAGTTCCAATTGCCCGGCCAAGTTCCTGCGCATCCAATCCGGAAGATTATCCAGATCAATGATCATGGTCTCAGAGAATTTCTTCTTCTTAATCGGTGGCGGTGGCGGAGCGTTGTGGCCCTTATCCTTTAGCTGGCTCATCATCTTTCTTTCTTAGGAATACCCAACAGTCGCCTTGCTTATTCGGCTTGAACTTCTGAACGCCAAGTGACTGATTCGCTTTACTGGCATATTGAAGATAGCGGAAACAGTCAAAGCGTTTCGCGCACTCCTCGTTTGTACATAGCGTTCTTGCGTCGGTCTTCATGACTTACCCTTCGTGATCAAAAGAAATAGTCTTGCAAACAGAACCACTGGCCACAAGAACAAATGCATTGCTATGCCGACCATCATAGCGATTTGGAATTGCTGGGAGAATGGATTTGGCATCTTCGACCAGTCAGGATCTATTGGCTTCATCTGCGATTCCAACATGTGGAACAACATACAAAGCATTCCCATTTCCGCGTACCATGGAGTCATTCATCACCCGACAAAGTAAAGCATTACGCCAACGAAGATGGCGATCATCACGAGTTCAATTGCAATGGACATCGCCCATTGAACACTACTTAAAGATATTGAACAACCGATCCCAAAGGGTGGTCGTGACTCCGAAGACTTCCTCGCCGATACCTGCATGATGATTCTCATGCATAATCCGCAGCTTACTATTCGGGAAGATGGTGGTCAGGTGGATGCCATGATGCACGAAAAGATAGACCGCGAGACCGCTCAACAGCCCCGCCTCGAAGCCTGACGCGAATATGAATCCTCCAATCAATTGGAAAATTCCGTACATGAGCGCCATCACGATGATCGTTTGCAATGCTCCCGGCCCGTTCTGTTCCACGGGATAGGCATGGTGCCTGAAGTGCCCAGGATGTCTCGTGATGTGGAGAACTCTGTGGATAACATATTCCATGAAGGTCCACAGCAACACGCCGCCAGCGAATGTAAACGCCAGCGTAGGAGTGAACCCGAACGTGCGCAGGTGGAACTCGATCAGCGTGATCGCCACCAGCGGAGTCCAAATCATGTCGATGTAGTAAAGCGATTTCATTTCCCAATGATGACACAAGTGCTCTGAAAAGGAAGGGCCAGTCTAGAATTCTTCGCCTGACCTGACCGGATCTGAATCGTATTCGTCGTCAGTCTCGTCGATCTCCGGCTCTTCAAACGGCATTTGGTTTACTCATGGGCCAAGCCCAAATCTCTTTCGCGCCTTCGGCTGGCTCTCATGTGGGCGTGCTCCCGGCAGTAGCCATCAGTGTGGATCTTACGCTGGATGCGCTTACTGCATCCCTTATGCGAGCACGCAACCGTTCGACACTCTTTACATTGCCCGGTGCGATTTGGCGACAGCACTTCATTCGGACAAGACACACACTTCATTTGAACTTCTCAACTTCAACGATGAAATCTTGAATGGACTTTTCGATCTGATTCTTCTTGATGCTGGCCGTGTTACAACAGCCGCGAAGCATGTGCATCTTCACGATCACCATTGTCTTCAGCCGCTCAACCGGATCGTTCCGCCGCGCCACTTCCGCGAGATCCTTCTTGCCTTGCTCACTCTTACCCCAGAGATCCGCACGCACTCCCCGCAGTTGATCATGCCCATCTTCCATTGCGCCTAACCTTTCGTTGAATTGATCTAGTATGTGACTGTGACTGTAACTTACTGGCCGCCTTTGGCAATTTGCTCACGCGCCAAAGTCATTTTTTGCTCTGGAGTTAGATCGTTCAATAGCATTCTAAAAAAACCAGCACCTGAGTCTTGGACAACAATCTTTGGTGATTCGACTTGTTTTACTTCCACGACAGCGGCCTTTGATGGCGGCGGTAAAGTAATAATTCTGTCCTTACCATTTCTTCCACGAGCACTTCGTAAGCCTTTCGACAAAAGGATCTGGCTAATAATCTTCTTATCGAATCTGATACCGCGAGCACTTCTATAGCCTTGGGCATTCAATCTCTTGGCGATATTCGGATATGAAATGTCCTTATGATAAAACTCAACAATCTGATCGGTGCCCTGATCATCCAATGGCTTTTCAATTACTTCTCTGAACTTAGACTTAGCAGTGCCTGGATATTTCTTCGCAGATGCATAAATATTTCTTTCAATCCTCACCGCATAAGCCAAAGGATTTGAGCCTTCTATACGTTCAATTCTGGAAATAAATTTCCTCTGCTTAACATTGGACAGCGTGTGAGTAGCGCCTTTAGCTGTATGTGAAATAAAATCTTTCAAGTTATCAACTACAACCTCTACCCAAAAACCAGTTTCATCTTGAGAGATAGTTTCACCATCATCAATCAATGACACCATAAAATCTATGGCTCTCCATTGGTATCCGTTAGTGTTGCTGGTAAGGTCTTTGACTTCACTAAATGAAGCCTGTGCCTCTGTTATCATGAAGCCCGATTTCTTTTCATGCCTTGTTTCGCTATGTGGATTCACATTACCCCCGTTGTTTGTTTTTTTTAAATTCAAATCACTTCGCTGTGGATTTCTTCGTCCGGCGCTTCACTGATCGAATGATCCTGGTTAACAGTTTGTTCTTGGCCGAGCACACCACCATGTCGGCTTGAGTTGTAAAGCTGTTCTGCGGTGGTGTGGACTTCAAACTCTGAAGACTCTCCAGCAACCACTTCACTTCGACTGTACTCATGGTCCTTGCTCCTCGTTAACTTATCCACCCGGCGATTCATCCACGACCGAACATCCTTGCCGCCAGTGTGCGCCTTCACATGCTTGGCTCTGATCCATCGGCCATCCGCGATCTCAAGGATCTTATCGTAGATCGGTTTCAAATCTTTGTGCGGCGGCTTATTCCTGAATGTCCAAAAGGTTTGCACGCACTGGAGATTGTCAGAGTTGATAAAGAATCCTGTTACCTGCGGGAAGTGCCAAATCGCATCGTGAACCCCGCAGAGAATTGCTTTCATCTCGGCCTTCGCAACATGATCGCTATACCGCAAGAGTTGAACGCCCTCGATCATTCCGAAGGAACACTTACCGCGCCACGCGACCTGCGCACGGCGAATGGCTCTCTTAACTGAAGCGTCGGTGTACAGCGTGATGAAGTCGCTCATTCAATGCGGTCTCGATCCGCCCAAGGCTCCGTAGATCAGCGCGAAAACAAACAGCACGAACATAACCAAACAAATAACTTTCAACGTCTCCATGATCTTGTAATCCCCATTCACCAATTGTTTTGGAAGAGGATCGCCAGGTCTCCAACCAATCTCCATCAAGTACCGTCCCATCAAGTCGGCCTTCGGATCTCCAACCATACGGGGCATCATCATGCCTTTACCACTGCGTCCTTCCTGCCGGAGCAAAGCAATCGCCAATGCTCTTTCGGATTCATTCAGAGGCTGGTCCTTGATCTTCCGCGCCCACACTCCGTTACCAAGATCCTCGTAGCCTTCGTTCAGGATCGCAGTGACTTCTTGCCTCACCAACTCTTTGTGGTCATGGCTCATTCGTTGTCCCGGCAAAGAAGGTTCAGGAAGTTATCCGCCGCCTTATTTGAAATCGTGTGCAGCTTGTCGTGTGTCATGGCGCTCGCCGCACCTTGATCGTTACTGAAGATCGGATCGCGCCGGACCTCATCATAGAACGACATTGCAATGTTGGCCTTCCAGCTTTCCCGGTATTCGGGATCACTCGTCAGCGCCTTGACCACCTGTCTCACTCCAGCCTTCGTTGTCATAGATAGTTTCCCCCGTTGTCTTCGTTGCGCTTTCGAGTAACCACTCCGCGCTGCGCACGCTCGGATGCGCCGCTCCTCACCTTGGCCACGAACTCGTACCGTGACTTTCTCTTATTAATGATCTTCTCGATCCGCCGCCGCTCCGCCGCTAAGTCCTTTACCATCCATCATCCTCACGGAAAAATGGCCAACTAATTTCCCATGGGTAGCTCAACTCTTCAGATCCGTCCGACCGTATCACGATCAGCAAACCTTCCCACAGCATTTCCAATGTCAGCATCACCAAGAAGATTGGGAAGAACCCAATCGTCAGAATGTACGCCGATAGATTCCTGCCGAACCAATATAGTTTGTCACCTGACACTTTAGCAAATCCGCCCATCTTATCCCCCACCCTTCATCAATGCTTCAACTGCGTAAGCGATTTGTCTCTGCGGCCCCGATGTGAAAGAAGTTACCGCGTTCTTTGCCCCGGCTTTCACCCACTCAACCATCCGCTCAGAATGATAGTTCTCAGATGTGATCCTCTCGCGGAGCGCCACTTCAATTTCCCGTCGAGCATCATCCCGCTGTTTAGTGAGCGTCACGATCTTCTCTTGGAGTTCCTTGAAGCTTCGATAGTCTCCAACATCAACCATGTGATAGCAACCTGCCGACCGGCATTCGGTCCACACCTGGAAGCCTTCAGCCGATTGATTGATCCACAACTCGCGTGGCTTTTGATCGTTGTTCATTTAACGCAACACACTTCAAGGTTGCCGACATCGTAGCGATTGATAATACCTGTCTCCTCATAACCTGGCATACACGAACTGCGCGGAGTTTGCGTGTAGCACTTCCGTTCCGCCATCTTCAACGTACCACTAGCACAACCAAATAAGGTTAGACACAGCACAACCAATCTAACTTTATTCATTCACCAACCCTCTCGATCAAATCCAATAACTTATCTTTCAGTCCATCGCGTGTGTCACATGCTCTTGTCGCAGTCGCTTCAGATCCTTTGCCATTACGATACCGATAAATATTTGTGCTGGCCAATCTGACTGACCTATTGAATCTCTTCGCCATCCTAAACAACTTAGCCAAGGCCACTGCATTCTCTTTAACCAACTCAAGATCATTGTTACGCATACAACTCCGGATGCCTTCTTCGTAGTTCAACCATCAAAGCCCCGCGCTCAAAGGCGATCTCGTACACGCCGCTGAATTGATTTCGTGGCCACAAACAAAATGCATATTTCATGTGGCCCGGAATAGCAATTCAGTTGATCGAGTTCAAGGAGATTGAGAAGTTTGCGGCGCGGCAACATCTGGAACCAACCGCTGAAGGTCAGCCAGTTTCTCATTCAATTCAGCAACATGAGGCTTGTAGTATTCGCCGCCGTTCAAGCATCCAACATTCACCAAAGGTTGCATCGCCAACACCACTGCACGGAAAGCTTTGGCAATCTGGTCATGGTCTTCCTTCCGCACGAACTCGACGAAAGCGTGAGGATATAAAGTCGGCTCTGTCTTGTTGGCGTAACCCTCAAGCCCAAGCTTTGCGAAGTAATAAATCTTCGGAGATTTCATTTCCAATTCCTGTTCCCGTAATTGGTGAGGAGCGCAGTCTTGAAGAACGTGGGATCTTCTTCTCGCGGATCGTCAATCGGAGTCCACCATTGTTCCTTGAACACGGCTGGGCCAAGGACTTTGAAAACGACTTCCTCTTTGCAAGCGGCGACAGGCACTACCAACTGACCAGTCTTAAAAATCGTTTCAGGCTTTCGCTTCATCTTCCTCTGCCTTTGCTTTCGCCTCGAAGTATCTCTTGGCCATGGATTTATATTCTGCGGCGGTGGCGTCGTGTGAAGTGATCCACTCCAAACATCTCTCGGCATTGTCGCGCCGGTTCTGTTCCTTCTTGAACAGACTAACCACCAGCGAGAAGGCTTCCTCAAGAGTCACTGTCTGTTTCATCACTACGACCTTTGCTTTTTATGTATCGGCTTGTACCCAATGGCCTTTACCACTTTCTTAAACTCGTCCTGAAGTTCTTTCGCTTGCTCAACGATCCCGTCGAATGGCATTTCGTTCCCGCCGTCGAGCATGTTCTCGATCTGTGACTGCAAATTGTAAAGCTGCAATAAAGTCTTCGCATTGATATGCCAAACGGAAAACTCATCCCAGAACTCAATGTCCTCATAGACTCGGTGATCAGACGAAACGAAAGCCGCCTTCGTGGTTTTCATTTGCGCCTCTGCGTCGTTTACGTCTTTGCACTGAATGAAGTCCATCACTCGAACTCTCTCTGCGTCCAGCAACCGTGAGTGGCATCGACGCCACCCGAACAGCTATACCCGTGCCAGCAAACTCCGCCCTCATCTTGCCCGAACGCTATGACACAGGTGGTGTGGATCTTGTTGTCCGACGAATAGAGATCCTGATTATGAGCAACGCATCCCGATAGAAACAGCGCCGCCAGAATTAAAACTGCCTTCACTTATTACCGTCCTTAGTTTTTGGTTTGATGTCTTCCACCTGCCCGTCCTTGTCGAGCCGGGCGATGTCGATTGCTCTATCACAAATGATTCCGAGACGGACTTGCTTGCCCTTGATCTGAATCAACTGGATCTTTATCCGCCCACCTTCAAGGCTGATGTATGTACCGAGAGCACGGGTAAGAACTAACATTTTACAGTCCCCCTAGTTTTCATATCCCAGATGAACTCTTCGTCGAAGCCGCCCTTGCGTTCGCGCTTCAAGATCCTTTGGTCCTCTATTGTCTTCGGATCAATGCCGAAGCTTTTGGAAATCATATCCACCACGTCGAGGAGATCCCCGATCTCTTCGATCACCTTGGCTACCTTGACCACCGGCATCCGAGTCTTCTGTTTGGCCAAATCGAGTTCTGAAACTACTTCCATCGTCTCTTCCAACAGTTTCATGCAGATGAATTGATACCGCTCATGCAAATGCTTTGGGTGGCGGAACACTCCGCCGTCATTCTTTGCCGCGCTGAAGGCAGGGATCTTGTCCCGCACCATCTTCTCGTCGGTCGGCTTGTCCTTCAGAAACTCAGTAATATTTTGCAGGAGACTTTTGGGGCCAGCTAGTTTATGGAGTTCGACCTCAAGCCAAATGATCGCTTGCTCTTCAGTCATCTCGCGAGACATAACCCAAGCCGCGCTGCGACCATGCTTTACCGCATAGAGTTCGACCGGCGACAGGCCGCCGCGCTCATCGAGCCGCTTGAGAGTCTGTTGGTGATTCATCCACGCTTGCGCTTCGCAGTCCTTAACGAAGTCCCACGGCACGAAGTCGATGTCGCACTTGATCTTCCCGCCTGGCTTCAGAATCTTAAAAACAATCGGATCTAACATCGAACAACTCCTAGTCACATCCTCCAGTTAGTCACACATCTGACTAACGGGAACATGACGCTAACAAATCCCTCAACTCCTGGTCAGGAAGTGCGTTACCTCTTCCTGTCGATACGTGCGTATGGTTGCTTCCGCGCCGTATCTCCCGTGGGGATCGCACCCACTACTTGGCCAAGCCTCGTTGCCTTGCGGCCCCGGCTCCATATCTTGCGCCGTACATGTGCCCAGCAACCGTCGAGTGCATGATCAATGCACTACGTCCGGTCGCACCGTCTCCCCATGTCGCTGACCAGAAGTCTCGGGAACTTTAATCTTTCTAATCACAACCCAATTGAACAGCGAGATCCCTGAAACGATCCGCACGAACAAGAGAACAATATCAATCGAGAGTAAGATCGAACCGATAAATCCGAAGATGATCACCATCGAAACCTTCCCGCGATTGAGATACTTCTGGCCGTTCAGTTTATAGAACGCATACCAAATCAATCCGTAAGCCCAACCGATTCCGACGTACCACTCAAATACTCTTAGCATTTTCCACTCCATGCTTTTCATTCCACATCTTCCAACAACCTTCACAGCCGGTGCGCGGTGGCATCATTACTTTGTACCGCATGTGTTTCTTGCAGCGGAACGGTTCAAGTTTCTTCATCGCGGCTCCTCGACACAAGTTCACCAAGCTGGTTGACCACTGCCATCCGCTTTTTGATTACGACTCGGATCGCATCGCGCATGTCTTTGTCTTCAACATTCCAAGTCATCTTGCCATCCTTGATGGTCGCGGTGACGAGAACTTCAACCGTCAGTGGCATTACAATATCTTTGATCATTTAAAATTCAACCATGGTCTGTTGCCATCCGTCTCTGTTGATCGCCCAGCATCCGGCTTATACTTCGTCGGCCTCAATTTGTTTAGCCCCGCCTCAGTACAGATCCTGCGGATAGGTCCGATGGTGTGACCGAGTTCAAACGCGATAGCGCGATAGGAGAACCCTTCCTTGCGCAGCTTCAACACTTCTTCGTCGATCTGCAAACGCTTCCGGCCAATCGTTTGACCGCGAGACAGCGCATCCGCCAGCGCCGCACGGATATTATTCCCTCGCTGTTTCATCCTCGCCATCAAGAACTTTAGGCTCATGTGACGACCGCAGCGAGGACACGGCCTTGGCGTCAACAACTTCTCTTTTGTTTGCCGCGCCCGTCGCCACGTCATGGAACAATGCACGCCTTCCGCGCAATGTCGCGCATCCGATCAGCATCCATCGTCCCTTGTGCAATCGCACGGAGAGCCATGTTCTGTTCAAACATATCCGACCATTGCGCTTCAATCGCCCAGTCGGGATACGAGTGGTGCGATAGCGCCTCAACGGTCTTGCCCAAGTAATGGAAGTACGACGGAGCCAAGTGCGTCGGCCCCGGAACGCTGTAGGTGGACACGCAAAGGTTTCCGTAGCCGTCGAACCACGCGCCATGCTTATTGAGAATGTCATTCATTGAGTGGAACTTGATCAGGATCTTTTGGCGCTTGGTGATGATCCGGTCGATGAGCGTGTCGTTCACCGGCTTGTGATCCGTTGCCGATGCCTCTGGCTTTTCTTGATTGAAATTCTTGATCTTGTCTTCGACAGTTTCACTCATGATGCATCCCCCCAATTATTAAAAATTCGTATGAAAACTCCAGTAATAATTATTCCTAATAAAAACGCTCACTCAGCCCCAATGATTTCAAGTGGTTAATAATAATTATAATTACTTACGACCAAGTGCCTTCCGTTAATAATTTAATTACGGCTCTTCCGGAAGATCAACTTTCACCGTGTTCAGGTACGCCAAAGCCTTCGGCGAACACACTATGATTTTGTTCGCGCCCACCCGCGCCGAAGAGAACACTCCGCCAGTCTCCCAAATGTTGTGGCCATCGGTACTGACCATGATCTCGGTCCCGGCTGGAAGCGCCATCAAAGCGTTGATCAATTGTTCTCGGTTCATGAGGGCCTCGCAGTGTTGTCGTATTTCATTTCGTAATCGGTATCGCCAGGTCTCCGCTCTTTGCCGAGCATCGAGATGCCATGGCCGCATTCACCCGGCGTGTAATTCGGGATCACATGATAGTGTTCGATGTCTTGCTTGAGGCCGCAGAACTCGCGCTTGCATTTGCGCGTGGTGATCGAAACATCTTTCGTCACCCACTTGCCGCCGTCGAACTCCCAATCGTGCTTCCACCAATCGCAAAGGAAAATCTCCCATCCCTTTTTGAAAGCACGCTTCAAACGATTCCTTCTAAATCGATTCATCCCGGTTCATCTCCCGCCACTGTTTGGATACCAGTCAGGTCTACTTCGGAAATAATTTCCAGGCCAGCACTTTCTTTACGTTGTGTACTGGCATCTGTACTGCCCTGTGTAACGTCAATAACTTCGCCCTCAAGTTCAATCGGGGCCTCACTCTCTTCCACTCGCCTGGATACGAAGTCCATGACCTTCTCTACTGCGTTCAGGATCTTCATCCTTGCCCCAGGATCTCTCAACTTCTCGTTGATGCCCTCGCGGCTGTATACGCGATTCATGTCGAATCTCTCCAATTGATTGGAGGAACTGAGGCCATCGGTCATTTGTTTATCGGTCAGGCCGATCTCTTTCCTCATCTTCAAACACTTATCCAAGAGATTCGAGGCCGCTGTGATCTCTTTGTCGCCACCCGGAATGATGTAGTCGATTGATTTCTCGCGGTCGATTGACTTCTGCGCCCTGGCTTTCTGCCATTGATAAAGCTGATCGGCTTCCGCGATGAGATCCAGACTGGCATTCACGCGCTTGTGCGCTTCGATTGCGGCCTTCGGCATGTGCTTCACGAGGATCAATGCCTTTGGAACCGTCGCACGGTAATGGCTCACCCACCCTTGGACAGTCGCCAATTCGTCATCGAGATGTAGGCCCGACGTTTGAATAAGCCTTGCTATCTCAACATCGGGATGACCACTCAGAATCATGTCATGCACCTGCGGGAAAATAGGCAGGTCTTTGATTGCTTTGACTTTGGAAGGTCTCACCCATTGTGGCCAGAGCCGATAGGACTTGGGCGTGTCCATGGGTATCGACTGCCATGAAACATTGACATGAACCCTTGCGGTCATGCTGATCTCTGTATGCTCTATATTCGTTTCCACGCTGTGATGCCCTGGTTGAAAAGCGGAGTTGTGTACTCCGCTCACTATTTCCATATTGTCACTGTAATGGAATATGTTAAGAAACTCCATATCATTTGGGGGAGAATCAGCATGAAGCACTATAGCCGCACGGTCGCGGTCATACTCGGTGGAGTCAGGGAGAAGGACGTTGTTATTAAACAGGCCGGTCGGCAGCTTAGGTTGGACGCCGATGGCAAAGAAGACTTGGAGATCGAAGGTTATGCAAGGCTCAAGAACGGAAGGATCACGTTCAAGATCGTGGTTGAAGTTGATGAGAGTGGGAATCTTTAGTGTAATGCTTGTGATGCTTTCCCCCGCGCACGCCGGTCGCTGGGCTGACTGGTGCGAACGTCATTTGATCTCTGAAGATCCCTACCAATACGAATCAGTCCCTGTGGATAAACTTGTGGATATGTACCGCAAGGAAGCTGTGAAGTGCTTTTGGTCGCGCCAACAGAGTCGGCATCTTTCTATCCTAGGTTGGACCATCCGCTCTTACTATCCCATTACCCCCGCGATCCAAGACCTATTCGATAGCTACTCTCAATTTGAAAAGCCATGGGTGAAACGATGAACAAGGTTAAGGAGTTGGAGGTCGCCGCGCATTGGTGGGCCAGTCACTTGCGAGAGCGCCCTGAATTTAACAACGGCGACGACGGGCACGCGGCCATGGCCTCATTGCTCCCGCATGAATCGGTAGCCGAAAAAACTATCAATGCTTTCGAGTCCATCCTCTATCGGACAATGGAAGAGGAGTTCTTCAATAATTGCTGGCCGGTTGATAAGCCTGGCTTCCCCGCTGGCATTCTCAATGTGGATTACTCCCCTTGCCCCGCGCTTTACAATGCTTGCGAAGCCGCTGGGATCAGAATCAATACTAACACCTTCCCGGTCAAGACTGTGATGTGGATTCACCCAGGTCACGTCAAGATCGCAGTCGGCTACCGCTCACCTATAGAAACTCTTTGGCAAGGCAATCCCACACTAAAGGAAAACAAATGATCAACACTTCCGGCGATCTCCGCGTCTGGTGGATTCCCCAAGTTCCCGGCAAACCTTTCCATGTTCCTGTTGCGAACTTGGCTGAAGCAAAGTTCATCCTTCAGGTGCTCGCCGACTACGACAAGTTCCAACTCAATCATCGGATCAAAGGTGACTACGCCAATGCCGGTGGACTGCATGTCTTCGATGAAGAGTTCTTCAAAGAAGATGGCATTGGTTGGACCGAATGGAGTAGCTGCGATGGAGATTCAATTGACGATCTGACCACGGAACAAGTGAGGGAGAACCTTCCCGCCGCGATTCACACTGGTTTATAAAGTTTGGGATTGGTTTACAATAGGTTGATAAAGAGGGGTTTATAAAGTGGGCGTTTATTCCTGGGTTGAGCATCAATGCACTTGCGGTGGCCGAGTTCAGTTCCAGACTGGCTGTGGTCCTAAAGAATACGGCAGCTACCCGGTCGAACAAGTCCCTCTCGAAGTCGCACGCGATGTTGCTGAAAAGATAGCTAAGTGCGAACGCTGCGAAAAGAACTACCAGATCATTATTGCTCCCCGTGACATCGCCACCGTTCCAATGAAGGTGATCAGATGGTGAGTCCCAAACCTATTAACCCCGTAGGTGAATGCTTTGACTCCGTTGCCTTCCAAGTTATGAGCGGCAGAACTAAGATCACAAAGATTTGCCACGGGATTGGTATTGCCACCGCGCCCGGCCAGGAAGGTCAAACGATGAAGCACGCTTGGCTCGAAGATGACACGCACGCTTTCGATACCACCTATGGCTTCAAGCTGCGCAAGGATCAGTACCGAAAGGATTTGAGCATCAGTTACTGTGTCGAATACACTCCCCCAGAATTTATGGCGCTCTGGATGAAGCACGACTATCCAGGACCGTGGGATCAAACTATCATTGAGCGATGTCCAGACAGGGGGAAGTGATGATGACGAAAGAAGAACAGTACAAGGAAGTCCTCGAACGCTTTGAGAAATCAAAAACCTTATCTCTCAAGGTCGCCGCGATCTTTGACGGCCACGATCCTATGGATGTCGCAGTCGCCATGGCTTTGCTTTGCTACTCACAAGAGGCGCAGTTTCCCGGCTCCATGCTCCGCGCTCAAGAGATTGTGAACCTTCACGCCTCAATCGATCTCGGTGATGAGATCATAACCAAGCTGCGCCCACTCCCGCCCGATACGACGGTGAACTAATGAAACTCTTCGTTTGTGGAATGAAAACCGAATATGAAATCCTTCGCCAATACAAGGTCCCGATCATCGTCAGTGGTGGCAACCCGCAACATTTGTCCAATCAATTGGAGTCGATCAAACCGAATGTCGATTGTGTTGTCAGCTTTGGTATTGCCGGTGGACTCAATCCCGCGCTGAAGCCTGGCGCTTTGATCACAGATCCAACGAAAGAATTTGGCCTCGATAGTCTTGCCATAGTCACCGCGCAAGACAAGGCAAAGGCTTGGGCCAACACCAAATGTGATGCTGTCGATATGGAAACATTGGTCGCTTACATTTGGGCAGAGAAACATGGATTGAAGTTTGAAGTCGCGAGAGCCGTGGCCGATCCCGCGCAGTTTACTTTGCCACCAGCCGCCTTACTCCCGTTGAACCTTGATGGTTCTCCTGACTATTGGGCAGTGATCAAGAACATCTTTTGCCATCCAGGTCAGGTCCCCGATCTCATTCGGCTCAACAGCTACACGAACATCGCGCTGAGTGAACTCGCCGAATGGTGCTCCAATTCTGCCGATCTTTAAATAAGGTATATACATTATTTTGTGCAAGCGAATCACAGCGTTAGCTTGCTTCACGTAAAGCTATTGTAAAGTTCCTGCCGATCTTTTTGCCGATTCTAATCTTTCCCTCTTCCCATCAATTGGAGGGATTTATTAGGAGTTCATCACCTTGTCGTGGTGGCCCAGTTCGAGCGCGAGAGATTCAATCTCGCCCTTGATGGTCGTGGTCGGCGGAGAATTGCAAATCAAATTGCAAAGGGCCTTGGCTTTCACTGCGATTGTTTCGTAGTCGCGGATCTCTCCAACATACTCGCGAAGCTTCGAGGCATTGTAATTCAATCCCTCTTTGTAATTGTTGGCGTCCTTCGCCACCGAATCGTAATCATCCTTGTCCACCAGAACGCGGAACTCTTCCTTCAGACAATTGGCGCAAACATCTCGCTCTTCATCGTAGATGCATTCGCAGTCGGTACACATCCACCATTGATCAACTTCTTTGCTCACTCGGTCTTTTCCCCGTTCAAAGTTTTAATAACTTGATCTGACCAGTAAGGCATCTCAGAAAAATCACACTCTGATGCGCTTCGCATTCTCACCAGAATCTCTTGTGCCTTTGCAATCTTGATGTTGAATCCATCTGCCCGTTGCTTTTCGTTTGCCCAAGCCACGCGGTCCATAGTTCCGATCCGCTCAGTGTTCTCGCAAGCGATGAGAAGTGACGCCCAATAACCTTGGAACGTCTTGAAAGCTTTCCGCCAACCGAATTGGAAGCCGTCGATGAGATAAGGAGTCGCAACATCTGGTCTCGCGAAGTGCCCCATGTCTGCGTAGTTCTCCATGTCAGCACGAGCGATAGCCAAGAGTTCAATGGAACTTTTGGCCAGCGGTTCGCCGCGACCAATGATTTCGTTCCACAGAAAGTTCGCCGCCTCTTCGCCGGTCTGTCCCCAAACATCTTGAATGTGATCGCGAACTTTAGTTGGCAGTTCCTTATTCATTTGATCATCCTTCGTCCGTTGTGCTCTTCGCAAATCTTCAGCGCGGTCGAGAACGTGAACAGTCCATCCATGCCACCAACAGGCATCAGGTCTTGCGGATCTCTTTCGTCCTGTTCGTAAAGCATGTAGCCGTTGATGATGTACTCTTCTTGATCGCGCTCCATGAATCCGACCGGCATTGGATACCACTCACCGGCCTTCCACTTGGAGACATCGTTCCAAGGCATACACCTGCCAGCCAATTCAAAGTGATCAGTCACTTGACCTCTTCCTCGCTGCGGCCACGGCAGGAGAGTCATCTACATGTTCATAAGAGTTAGCTATGTCGTCGTCGTGATGATCGTCACAGAGCATACGCAGCTTGCATCCAAAATGATCCGACAGAAATTTTGGCGCTGACTCTTCGTGAGTGGGCGGCCATGAGATTTTATCGCCCTCTGGCCGTGGACTTCTCACTACAAAAATTGAAGCGACTTGCTTGTGGTCATCGCAAACGGCCTTGTACCAAGTGGTCATTCTTTTACCTCGATGAAATATTCAACGTCACTCCACAGCCAAGCATCGTATGGAATGTCGGAGTGCGCGTACCACATGGTTGCCGACTCGCCATCGCAGAGCATACTTATCTTGTCGATGTCCCACTTGAGAGCGCCGGTCTTGTTATTTTGCACTGGCACCGCAATGAGAAACGTCTGGCCATCTTGGAACTCTCGATCAAACTTGTGGTCATTCTTGATCCAATAGAGATGTGGTGGGCAGCTTCCCCACTTCTCAAGTGACATACTTTGGTTCATGGTCCTGTTACCTCAACATCAACGGTCTTAGATATTTTTTGTTCAGTCGCGGAGATGATTCCCCATCTCGCGCCGAGTTCATCTTCCGCACGCTTTCGCGCATCAGGTTCGCTGGCGGCAGTAACCAAGATGTGAGTCGTGGCCCTGCGCCCAAGCTTGATAACTTTGACACTAAACAATTTCATTTCAACGCCAACCATCACTTCACCTTGCCGACAACATACTCGGTCATGTCCCCGTGCTTGTGGAACGTCTTCACCTTGTCGCCGTCAGCTTGTGACTTCTCGGTGAATACCTTGAGCACATCGTAAGCCGTGGCTTGTGCAGGAGTACGCTCTTCAGGCGTGTAGATTTTGTTGCCGGTCTTGAGCACGACCGCAACATCTCCGCCCGGAGTGTCGTAGAACTTTATCCATGCCGATGGTTCGCCGGTTGGTTCAATCATTGGAAGTAACAGTCGTTGCCGCCGCCGCCATAAAGATCCTCTTCGTCATCTAGGTCCTCATTCATTTCATCGTCGCTCTCGAAAAAACCATCGCCGTCATCATCGTCGTGGCAAATACATTGGAGCATCGGGTATTGGCAGTCGGGACAATCTTGATCAAACATCTAACTTAACTCCTGAAACTTCACAGTATTTTTCTTGTTCCTTCTTACCAAGAGTCTCACTCACAAACTTCATAATGTTGCGACAACCATCCGCCGCGTTAGGCGTCCCACACATTCCAGAAATCAATTGAAGAGCCTTGCGCAAACGCACGACTTCTTTCTTTGCATTATCTGGCCAATTTCTCTGGTTCAGGTCAACGATCATTTCATCAACAGTCTTTGCTTCAGCCGCGCACATCGGACACATCATGGCTCCCATTTCCTTTTGCCAATGGATGCAGCGAATGCATTCCATCAATGAAATACCAATGGGATAAGCTGAGTCTTGATCAGGTAAAGTGCCACGGCTCCGAAGAGTCCCACGCAATAAAATACGAAGTCCTCAAGGCTTGAGCCGCGCACGATCTCTGTCTCGTACTTGTAGTCGTACCAGAACTCTTTCCACGCGGTGACTACCACTCCGATACCAAGAAACCACCACATGACGCCCGGTCCAAACAAGATGATGCCACCGAAGATCCAGCACATGCCAGCTTCCCAGTGAGCATTTTGCGCAACCATATTGAATGTCTTTGGATCAATCCCCTGATCATCGGCCATGATGTCCCCCTAAATTACTTCAGCCTAATCGCTGGAAGTCCCGCCGTAAAACCAAACAACTGTAGTACATAAAGAACCAGAACCACACAAACAATCGCGATGATAACCTTGTGAAAAGGTGGCGGCATTGGGATCTGCAAAATCAGCCAAACAATAAATCCAACGAGAGCAATCGTAATCAGTACCGGGATCAGTGCCACAAGAGACTCCTTTAGTTTTTCCAATTGATTGGAGCGAAAAGACTCGATGATCTCAATGTCGATGTCACTCCCCAAACTACTAATTACTAATCCGATTGGTACTTGGTTAGTAGGTGGACTAATTTTTAAACTATCCAATCGGTGTAGTCCACTCGATAGTTAAGGCCATGAAATCATTGGCCAGTAGAGTGGAAGAGTTTTTGCCCATCTACCAAAAAGTAGTCCACACGAACCAAAGCTTGGTAGAAATCCGCTTTGAATAATTTATGCACTTTATTCACCGACGCATGTGCTCGCACGTATATCCATACGTGTATGTCAGCGTTAAGTAATCGTAATCACTGGATGCATAAAGGCGTATATTCACCTGACAGCCTCTGCATAAATTATTCACGGTGCCTGGTAATCAGCACCATAGCCGGTATAAATACGTTCCTAATGTGACGTGTCATGTTATATTCACAACCGCTATGAGGCCAGTTGACAAGAGTCCCTATCTTGATGAAGCCAGCTTGAGTCACATCCATACCCCGATCTGCCAAGATCATCTGACGCAAAATCAGATTGAAGCCTATTGCTCACGCGCCAAAATGATTTTCGATAACATGCGTAAGTGCCATAGCGGAGCCGATGTTCACGAGGTCGGCAACATCCGCAACACAGCCACGCTCCTAATACAGAACCTGCGCAGCGATCATGGCATGTGCAGGATCATGGCCGACGACATCATCCGAAGGCTTGAGCGTAAGTGCATTGATTTCTTCACGAAGAAGTACAACCAGATCCATGGCCGCCAATCGAAAGGCCAACAATCTTCCTAGCTTTACCCGAGCACCGGGTATTTCCGATTTACCCCGTCCGTGGGATATATCGAAAAAAAGCCGAATTTTCGATATGTCGTAGCGATACATTGAAAATTCGCCGAAAAGTTAATGCATCGAGATCAGCCCCACATCTCTGAAATGATCTGAGCAAACAGGCGATCAGTGTGATCCCTTTCCTTTTCTATGTGTCGGAACAACGCCATGTTCTTAACGTACTCACCGACAGCTTCCCTGACTCTCTTCATCGAACCATAGGCCGTGCGATTGGTGTCTTTGTATTTACCATTCACCATCCTCATGATCTTCCAGCACGGTTTGTTTTTGTACGTTGGTTTTTTGCGCCGCTTGATCCTGACATGCGTTTGATCCTTGACCACATAGAGATCAGTCACTCCGACCTGATATATTTTGCCTGGAACAATTTTCTTTAGCTTCACTATGAACCTCACTTGTTTAGTGTTGTGAGTTCATTATATCAAATCGGTTTTTGAGAAATTGAGTTTGGATACCAAATTTGAATTGGTAAACGTAAAAACATTAGTGATTACGAAATCAAAAATAATTAAAATTTCGCTTGTTGAGAATTTTAAACTTTTCGCTGGCTGGATATTTTGTGACGATATTCGAGCACGATCTTAATCATTGAAGTCATGTCCTCTTCGTTCACGATCATACCGCTTTTGTTCTTCAGAACTGTGCGGCACTTCAAACAAATCTCTATGGTCCCACCGACCGCAGGATTGAATCTCGCCTTGTCGTGACTGCACGCGCTCATGACTCTTTGATCTCGTGCTTTGCAATGAACTCATCGACGAAACTATTGGTGGTGTTCGGCGCGAACTTGGCCTTGCCTTCCTTCAAATACTTGACGGCCTTCTGCAATTCCAATCTCGCTTCATGAAGGTCTTGGGCCAGAGTCAGTACCGCGCCATCGCCAGGGAAGCCCGGTCCCAACCATTTGTCTTCGTAGCGCAAGATGCTGATCGCACCAGTGTCTTCTTGAATGACGTTGTACTTATGGTCACTGGTCAAAACATCAAGATCAATCATACCGCCGTCCAATCGTTGGCCGCTTTCTCTGGAGCCAAAGTTTTCAAATGATCTTCAGCCGCTTGCAATGTGTTGAATGTAGGAATGTGAACAGGGCCATACTCACCTCGCCAAATTTTCTCCCAGAACCAAAAAGGAATCCAAGCGAACCGCCATTGAACTCTCCATTGATTGAGTGCTTCACTATGCACAATTCTAAATCTCATCTGAACCCCCATTGACGCGGAACAATATCACGAATCGGTGTACCGTAATTCTTTCCCACAGGCCAACCTTCGTGTAAAGAAATTTGTAAAGGGACAGGTGAACTTGGACAAGGCCGCCAAAGAAAAGCTGGTGAAGGTTCTCATGCTTACGCAGTCACCTGCGGATGGCGAAGCCTTGTCTGCGATCCGCATTGCCAACGCGCTCCTGCAAAAGCACAACATGACTTGGGATCAAATCATTGGACTGGCGCAACCCACGAGGCCCAGCGAGATCCCGCGCCCGGAAGATTATCCAGAGAACGAAGTGGCCAAGATGGTGGCCGTCGTCCTCCATGCGAAGCTTCGCGTCTATGCCAGCAAAACGCGCATCACTTACGTCACGAACCTGTGGGCGAATTACGTTAAGACCAACACGATCACTGTGACCGAATACCATACGCTCAGACAAATTTATAACGTAGTGCTCATGAGATCCAAAATGGATCTAGATTGGTGAACCAAATGCGAGTGTCTTGCCCCATTGAAGTTGGAATGATTTTGAAGAGCAATAACTTCATCCATCAGAAGACGGTGTGCGAAAAGGTAATCGTTAGCGCGGTCGGCAAGCAATCGATCCTTGCTCTTGACACCGAAGGAACCGAGCACCGATTCTGGTTTGGTGACATCTCCAGTAACTTCACCATGATCGGATGGAACAATGCTATCGCCGGAAGAAATCCAATCGAAGAGAACCGACCTACAAAATGATGTTTACGCCGCCGTCTTCCCGGCGTTCGTTGATATAGAAACCCGTGGACAAAACGCGCATCAAGGTGCGCAAGTCATTTGCATGGATGTCGGCAAGAAGTTTGTCCGTCGCCTGTCGCCGGAAGAGATTGCATCATACGTTGATAAGTACGGAGAACTCGATTGAACGATCAAAACTCAGCCACAACGCAAAATGATTTCAATCCAATCCCGAGTGGCGTAACTGCAACCACTGATGGCTTCAGACTTCTTCTTCAGCAACAGATGAAAGACTTTCTTGCGCTTGAAGGTTTCCCTGACGCCGAAGACTGGACTCCGCGCTGGAGAATCGTTCAACAGCAAGATGGTTACAAAGCTGGATTCATTGATCAGAAGTCCGTTGATTGGTACAACAAACGAATGGGTACGAACCTTAAGGTGGAAAAGATGTACGATCCTGGTCGTGAAAAAGAAGTGTCAACCGCTGGTCCGTCGAACAACAATGCCGAACAAGAACCTAAACTGAACCGCGCACAACGAAGAGCCGCGCAGAAGAAACTCAAATCGAAACTCAAGCGCAAGTAAAAAAACCTGTTCACAATCTCACTCGTTGGATGATGACTGCGCGATTCGGTCACGTCGTTATCATTGGCGATTCGTACACGCGCTTCGAGGGTGAAGCCGACAGCCCGATGATTTGCACCGGCACTATTATTTCATTCAAGTACGATCACGCGAGCGGCAAGACGGTAGCTGAAACCAAGAACTCAATCTACATTCTTGGCGACCGGCGTCCCGATTACGCGATGGTCATGGCCGCAATGGGAATCCCCATGAATGCTCTTTGCTTCAGCACTCAAAATTAAATCCCGCCTTTACTTTCCGGCAGTCCAACTTCAACATGGGTAATGCGCTACTGGACTTCTGATCCTCATTTTGGCCACCTAAACGTAATCCGGTATTGCAACCGTCCGTACAATACCGTTGATCAAATGAACCTAGCCCTGGTTGCCAATTGGAACTCGGTTGTTCAGCCAGAGGATACGGTCGTCTGTGTTGGCGATTTCTCCCTCTCACTTGAAGCTGCGGAAATCTTTACCCCAATGCTCAATGGTTATAAGATTCTTTACGCTGGTAATCATGACCATTGCCATCCGTCGCACCGCAAATCAAAAGGCGCTGAACGTCGTGACCGTATGACAAAGAAGTACCTCGAATATGGATGGAACGAAGTCCATGTGCGCGGCGAAGTAAAGCTTGAAGGTTTGGCGGAGAAGGTCACGGTCTCTCACTTGCCCTATGCAAATCCAAACATAGGTGAGGATGATCAAAGGTTTATGGACTTCAGGCCACCAGACCGTGGTCGTTGGCTGATCTGCGGCCACACGCACAACTCATGGACACTGCGCTGCAAGATGGTGAACGTCGGAGTTGATCGTCACAACTTCACACCGATTTCAGATACTACATTGGTTGGCATCATCAAGTCGGCAAAGTTCTAAGTCGGACTTGCCTCTCCATAAAATCCCCGCTCTAATCTGTTCTTACGGTTTTTCAAAACCAAACAAGGAGAAAAGGTATGAAGTTCCTATCATTAACATTGTTGGCTCTCGGGCTGACACTTGGCCTCACCGGCTGTCCCAGTTCAACAACAACTCCCGTTGCCACCATCGGCTGTAGCGCCGAGCAAGCTATCGCATCTGCAACCGCAGCGGCAATTGCTACCGGAGCATCTTGCACGAACTTGGCCGCCATCAGCGGTGACATCAACAACGCTCTGAACAAAGTGACGAAACTTTGTGCCGCAGCGACACCGGCTCCTGCATCGTCAGGCCCCAGTGCTAAAGGCGCGATTGCAAACGCAGTGTGCCCTCTCGCTGTTGACGCGATCATGGGATTGGCCGTCAGCCAAATTCCGCCCACATGGGGATGTTCTGGTGGCACGGCATCCACACAGATCAGCACCTTGATCACGACCGCGTGCCAAGCAATTCCTTTTTAATAGCTAAACCAAAAGACACACGAAAGGCTCTGGGCGACCAGGGCCTTTTTTTATTCCAATCGATTGGACAAATTTTGATCAGTTAATTACTACGGAAGTAATTAACCACACGCTTTGAGACTGCGAATAAGTCTACGAACCCCGAGTGAATATACCTCGTAGTCAGGCTGTGGAAGTATCGGTCCCCACCAAACGAAAATCTCCCCGGTCAAATGCTTCAGTCTATTCATCGCACCGACATCGTACTCTGGTGTATCTGGGAACTCAGTGGGGAATCTCTTTTGAATGTCGATGGTCATGTCTAAGATGTCATGACACTCCACCATCTTTTTGATTGGCCCGATCTCCGGACATCCGCGAATGATTATGATCGTGCGATCACGCAGATCGAAGAGAAGTTTACTCTCATCCCACAAGCGAATGAGGCCGCCCATTATTTCCTGTCCCGATAATATTCCGGCAGTTCTGGGAGAGGAACATTCTTGCCTTTGAAGTCATGCGTGCAATCAGTACAGAAGTTTAAAATTCCATCCGTCAGAATGTAATGGCAGATTTCACTTACGGTATTCCCATTTGCATCTCTAACCCACTCTCCAGTCCACGCTCCATTGGCATCTCTGACCGTAGCCATTCCAGAGTGCTTGAAGCTTGGAGTGAATGTTGGCCGGTTAACATCTCCGTTGAAGTCCCATGAATCAGGTAGCCGATGCATTTGTTTACACGCCGGACACCAATGCGCGTAGCCGTCCTGGTTTCTGCGTAGATAAGGACTCGCCTGGCCCATCATCAATCCTCCAGATTCCCGCCGCGCAAAAAGCCATGATATGAACCACAAAGAATCGAACCGGCTCCAGCGTTGCAGGTGTCACCGTTTTTATCCACAGTGATGTTGGGAACAGTTCCGTGACGAATCCAACAGCGATGAACCTTGTCATCTTTCCGCGTGCAGTTACTCGCCTGGCTATCGACCATCCATTCGCCACCGGGAGTCTTGACCACCAGTGAGTGGCCGTCAGCGCCCTTCCACGGCATCCAATCCGCGAACCACATTGCACCGGCAGGTGCATCCCGCAAAGTCATCAGCGTGCCTTCAGCATTTTTATAAAGCCCTTCGGGAAAGACCTGCCAGTTGTCTTCATCCACGAAGATGTAATCACACTTATCGCATTTCGTCGGCCATCGCGGATCGGTCTTGGCCGGTCGGTCTGGACAATGGTTGTCATCGGGGCTGTCACTCAAATGGACCTGGCCATTGTGATAGCTTCCGTTACCTGGGCATTTGCAAATTGCCCCGCAGCTATAGCGCCGAAGCGAGTAGCGCGTTCCGCCAGTATCTTCGAGAAAGAAACATTTGATTTGTCTCATGGAGAAATCATAACGCATGACAATGAAAACAAGCGGTCTAGTTTTCAGCCTACTATAGTAGGCCAGAATGATCGCTGACACATCGCTCTGGCCTACTTTATTAGGCCATGGCGGAAGAGGTAGGATTTGAACCTACGAGACTCTTTCGAGTCTACCAGTTTTCAAGACTGGCTGTTTAAACCGCTCACACACTCTTCCAAAAATGGTGGACCTGGAGGGAATCGAACCCTCGTCCAAAGAACCTTGTGAAAGAATCTCTACGTGCGTATCCGGAGTTTCATGACCACCGGCAAGTCTTCGAGACATTTTTACGGCTGTCATCACCACCGACCGCGTTCCCATAAGTCACGGCGCACTCCCCGTTAATTCGCTCTTGCGAGCCGGACGCCGGGTTGTCCGTGTTGCCGATCTTTCGTTACAGAGTTCTCGGCGACTCCGCCAGCGCCCGAAGGCGCTGATCCAGACCGCCACTTATTAGGCGACGTTCTGAAGGGGCATATTATTGCCGAATACAATTTGGGCTTTTTAAGTGGCCAGCCCACCACTGCACGCAAATCCTCTGTCCAGTTCCCTGTCGAAGCCATGTCAGGCCCAAAAACTAATCTTAGTTCTTTTGCGTATTAACTTCAACCTTCACCGCGCTATCAGTCAGCATCCGCGAACGCTTGATCGCTTCAGTCATCTCTTCTACTTTAGTTTCAATAGCATCGCGGAATTGATCGGCAAGGTCTTGCACTACAATCAACTGTGACAAGCGCCGCACGGCTCCAGATGCACCGGAATCTTTTTCTTCACCGTTGATCCTGGTCGCCAACACTTCTTCAATCTTAGCAATGTCACCAACCGATAAGAGTTCGCTCAGTACCGGATGCTCTTGCCAGTCTTTCGAGCCAAGCAATTGATCGAGAACGCGAGCCTTGATCTCCATCTTGTGAACGTAATCAGGCAACCAATCACCAATCGGAGTTATGTCATTGAGACTTGGCTCTTCGGTCAGCCGTTCGACTTCACTCTCAAAGGCCAGATCATTTAACTTTGAACCTTCTGTCTGCGTTTCCATTTGCATCTCCTTAAAACTAGACCGCCATAAAACTATCAATTCGATAGAATCTATGACGGGGGATCTCGTGTGGCAAGAATTTCATGGATGAGATTGTGCTATGCGTGAGTGTGCCTGGTTGCGCTGCAAAGTATATGCACCAGGCTCCCTCACCTTACATCTTAGATAATTCAGAAATCCCTTTGCTCGCAAGCCCCTTGGCCGTTTGCTCCGGGCTATTCTTGATCTGATCAAGAAACGATTCTGCCACGCCAAGCTTCGATGACATTCGCATCGCCTCGTCGTTTCTGAACGAATGATCTTCCAGATGCTGAACGTATGACAGGATCAACTTTCCCTGTTCAGCGTTGAGTGGCTTGAGAAAAATTGCATTGCTCTCACCGAATCGATCCATCTTGATTTCAGCGCCCATCGCCATGAGAATGCGCTTCGCTTCGTTGATGCCTTCTTGATTTAGTCTTACCATTTGAACCCCCGCAACAATGTGAATATATTCCTAATATCAAATCAATAGTCCAAAGAGGAAGTTTTGTGTATGGATTTTTCAATCGACGAAGAGTTTTCCGGAACCAGGATTGAATTTGAGAAGGCACTCGTAAGGATCGAAGCCGATGCAGTCAAGCGCCGGTTAAAGCTTTTGAAGTTCTATTCAACCTTGTTACCTGAAAAACTCGCGAAGTGGATTGACAAAGAGTTCCTGTGGCCGCGTCTGCAAGAGGTCATGGATGAGATCCAGCAACACCGCACAGTCACCATCCGCTTCATTAGTGCGGATGGTGAAAGGCCAGAAGGTGTTCTCTAAACTGCCGGTGCAACCTCATTCAAGCCAATGCCACGCGCCTTGAGCGCCAACATAATCGTGACGACTCCCGCTTGTTCATCGACCAAGTTCGGATCATAGTGACCGTCAGATCCATACTTGCCTTTGACATAAAGATTCGAGAATGAAAACAGATATGGATTGATCACGCCCATGTGACGATAGCCTTCGCCATTGAACGCTTCCAGATTCTCCATCGCATTCAACAAATCCCAGTGATAGCCGTGAAGCCATCCCTCGTGCTTGAACGCTCCGATAGCTCCCTCTTCCCAAGTTCTGAACGGGCCGAGGCCAGCCGGAACGTGAGTGGTGACAATCGGATTGCCGTGGCGATCAAAGAGCGGATCTCCATTGGCCAGGTGCGTGTTGAAGTTGAAAGAAGATTCCCGGTAGTGGCACAGGCCGACGACATAGAATGGGATGCCGGTGGCGTTCGTGACCGTCTGGTATCTCGCTTCGTGATTGAGAATAAAGTTGGCCGCTGCGTTCACATCATTCAAATGCTCCGGCCTAATGGACAAAGACTTCCATTCATTCCAAAACACTGTGGCCGATGCGTGCGTAAGTTGTTCGCCTACTTCTAGGCTTGGTCCCTTGATCATCTGTTACCTCAACTGCGTGTTGTAATAGTGTTCAATTGTCTTGCCAATCATGCGAGAGACTTCCTTCTTGGGAATGCCGTAGTGCTTGACCAGTCTCTTCAGAGATTTGATCGACACTGCCGCCTTGCCATTCTCCACGTTGGAAATGTATTGAGCCTGACCAAGACCGATCTTGGCCGCCACTTCCTTTTGCTCCATCCCTCGCTTGAGGCGATGCTTTCGTAAAAATAATCCGATGTCTTGATGTACTTTCTTGTCGTTGATTCTCATTTTGATGTTCCCCTTTTTCCAATCAATTGGAAGATTCTTCCCTATCTCCGACGCCTTCGCCAAGAGATTCTTGTTGGACTTGATTTAAAATATCCGCGAGTACCTGATTGCGATAGCTCTCAAAGATGTCTTGTTCAAACTGTTTCTGAAAAAAAAGATCCATTGAATGACGAACGTAGCCAAGAAACCTTTCGTACTGTTCGCCGCGAATCCTCTCCATCACTGGCTCGATGACTGACATGACTCGCATAGCCCACAGACGATCAAACCCTTTGGTGGCCTCATCAAGCTGTTCGTATGGAACCCAGAACATCTTCCACCGGACTCGCCGTTCTTCTGACACTTCAGGCGCTACCGTCTGACTCCACTTCATCCATTGCTTGTGCTCAAGATCAGAAAGCACATCGACAATACCCTTTTCATTTAACTCAGAATTGAATTGTAACCCGCGAATGCCTATGGCCAAACGCTTCAAGGTCTCTTGAGTATCTTGATCTTCATTCATGTTGGCGGCATTGCGCAGCACATGAACCGCCGCAGTCATGGAGATCATGTCTTGAAAGGATTCAAGTGCGTGGCGAATTATCTGCGAATCTTCTACGTCAAAGTCTGGATCTCGTATGGCGTGACGAATAGTTTCATAGACCAAATCAATGGCCTTGCCCTTGCCTTCGACTTCCATTTGTCCCTCTTTATTCTAACTCAACGACCTTATCAACATCACCAGGACAATCATATTGATCCGATTGTTTCAGGATAGTTAATACTCGAAACCTTTGGGGAACGCAATAGATCCATAAAGTTTCCCCAGGATCGAGATCCATATTGGAGAATTCCCTCTGGGACTTCATGTCGATCCTGTACATTATTTGGTCCGTGCCCAAAATAAAAACGATGTCCTTTGAATTTGAAACGACAGTTCCGCCGCGCACCTGCACATTGAACTTCGTTCGCGCTCCATCCGATGACTTAAAGTTCGCTTCCTTGCGCATATATTTTCAATTGAGTCTGAACATGTGAGTCTTCTCTGCAAGACTTAGCTTCGTGAAATTCATGTCACACTCAATGAATTCTACCCCTTCTATGTTGGCTCCAGTTAGATCGGCATGATCAAGGATAGCACATTCTATCTTGCATCCCCTAAGATCGGATTTCGAGAAGTTGGCCCGAGTAAAGTCGGCATCAAACAAATATGCTCCGCGCATGTCGCAGTTTGAAAAATCCGCGCCCACGCACTTCGAGTCGTTCAGGTAACAGCCACGGAAGTCTGAGTGTGAAAAGTCGCTGTCACTCAAGTCTCCCTGGTGGAAAACTGATTTACAAAACTTGCTGTGACGAAAGTCACCGCCATACATTCTGATCTGTGGAGCGTAGATGTATATAAAATTTGAATGTGTGGCATTAAAGCCAGAGAGATCGACGCCTGTCAGGTCGGCCCCGACGCTTGACACCCACGCGAGGAGTTCTCTGACTGTTATCGTTTCTTCGGCGATGACCAGCTTTTCGCCACGGAAATCGCACAATGACTTCCGCCGAGTATCAGATCCACTCTTTTTCGCCATGAATCAAGTCTAACGCTGTAAGAAAATTTGCCAATCTAAAATGAACTGGTGCTAGTCTAGATAAGACAATTGTCTAGGGCTAGGCCCATGGATTCGGGCCGAACCCTACTAATGCGAAACCGTCGCGACAATTTCATCTGACGGCGGATCACTCTGCGATCTAGCCTGATAAGATTTCAATGGAACTAAAACACTACTAAATAAAACGTCATTGATGTCTTCACCGTAAGCCTGAGCGTACCGCACCAACTCTTTCATCGCGGCAAACATATCTGGCGAACACTTGACCAAGACATGCTCTTTGGTCCCACCCTTGAAGACAAGGCAGTTGGACTCCATGCTCTTTGCCTCTTGGGTAAAAATCTTCGACAGCGACCTGCCAAGCTGCGCGGGATCTTTGGCCTTGGCCGCCGCCTCTTCAACCTTCTTTGCCATGTCCACCGGCAAAGACTTCTGGATGTTCTTCGCCATCTTGCGCACCAACTTGCGGAACACATCGTCGTGGGTGATACCCATGATCTTCTGCGCAGCTTCCTCGCCATGCTTCGCGACCACACGCTCATAGATCGGCGTCAACTTCTGCGCCGACACTCGGCCACGGATCTCATTGATCCGCACAGCCACAAGATCCACGATGTCCGGATCATTCCACTTCTCATCCGCGAGAACGATTGACGGGATATATTTGTGGTCAGTGGCAATCGCGGCCTTCCACCTATGCTCACCACCAATCAGCTTATACCGGCCATCTGGTTTCTCAATCAAAGTAATCGGTATGATGATCCCGTGCTCGCGGAACTCTTCGCATAGCCGCTGGAATGTAGGCTCATCCATTTCATTCGCGTTATTCGGATTTGGATCTATGCGGTCAACATGAACATCAATGAGTCGAAGACTTGATTCTTTAGTTGATTCCATCGCTCGCCTTTTTAAGTCGCCTTGCTTTGTTGATTCCTATAACTTTGTCAGCCGCCGCTTTAATGGAATCAATCTTGGTTGAAATGTTATCGACAGCGGTCTGCGTGTCGGTCGTGCATGACTGCAAATATGTACACGCCTTTTCAAGATCCTCTTTCATATCTGCGTATGCCGATGCTGGCAAACAAATCAAAGGATCATTCAAGGAGTTCCACCGCGCTGCGAATTGCTGAAGACTGAGGTTTACTGACGGAACATTCGCCAAGGTGTGAACTTGAACAGCGCCTTCAGTGCCGAGAGCGCCGTATCCAATTTCGTCCTTCACAGGGATTTGTTGGCAGCTAAGTAACGGTGCCCCAACCATCAAGCTTAATAAGACTTGTGAGAGCGTTACTGGCATCAATCTTCGCATCGGCGATTGCATTTGGATCTCCCCCGGCAGAGGCCAATTGCAAAGCTGTCCCGCTCTGCATGACCGTTGATAATTCCCCATTCACTTGAATATCTATAACGATAGTGTCTGTGGTTTTTTCAACCACCTTGTCGATCATCCCGCCGAGTAAGCCCAGGAAGAACAAGAGCAATGACGAAAGCATTTGCCCGATAACTGGAATGGCAAACACTTGCGGTGCTGCGGCTATGGCGAAGGCCACAGCCGCTTTTTCTCCGCCAGACATCAGGGCAACGATCAGACCATTAAAAAAGTTCGCTACCGCATTCTGTCCGGCATCACGGTACTTAGTTAAAAACGTCTTCTTCGTCGATACTTGCGACCTGATTAGCCGTAACTTCACCCGCTGTTTCACTTACTGCCCCTTCGTCAGCGCCTTCTTCCGCGCTGGTTGATTCGCTCTCACCCGCAATCAGAGCAAGGTGCTCGAAGCCATGCAAGATAGATTTATCTTCTGGATCGATAACGATCAGTTTCAGCGACGAATTACTCTCATACCGCTTCAGCATCTCAACAAGAGTGCCCTTTGGATTGTTCTGATCATCGGCAGGGACTGAACTCATGAAGTCGCGGCAGATCAAAGAGATCGCATTGCTGATCGAAATGCCAGGCTCGATCTTCTGCATCGACTCGACAGCCTGACAAATCGCCAAGTAATCGTCGTGGTGAAGCTGAAGGTTCATGGTCTTCATCGCGAGTTCGGTATTGGTTCCCTCGACTTCATCCGCGCCCTCAAGAGCCTCAGAAGGATCATCTGAAATCTTTTGAGCCAAGTAGGTCTTCACTTCCTTGCGCAATTGCTCGCAAGACATGTGCGTACCCTTTTCAACCCACTCTTCAGCGTTCTCCGCGTTCACGACATGCATAAGGATCGTGGCCTTTGTCCAGCCGAGCGCGATCACTTTGTTGAAAACTTCTTTGTCACCTTGGCGCTCATAGAGACATTCCCAAAGCTGAATAAGATGGCGTGCCTTGCTCTTTTCAAACTCAAGTTCACTCGCCACGTAGTCATCGAAGGTTCCGAATCCCCAGTTACTATATAAAGTCTTTCTGTGGATGTAGTGAAGAAGACGGCAAAGTTCAACGTAGTTGTCCTTCATCTCGTCTTTGAGAGTCATCACACGCTCACGCGCCTGATCACTCGGCATATTGAATCCGTCTTCAGCCGAAGCAACCATCGGTTGCGTGTCAGGCTTGAAGTCTTCATCAACTACCGCCAAAGCTTTTTCGTCGCCAACCTCTTTGTCAGTAACTAAAGTCGCTTTTGATTTCTTTTCTTTTTTTCCTTTTGCAGATTTACCCTCTAACTTAGCCATAATATTATTCATCTCCCCCGGTATTAAGCTGACATCCATGTTGAGTTCCCCCCAGAACTTAGCCGGAGATCACCATGAACTCCAGCGGTTAATTACTATTGAAACACTCGATTCTTACTGGGCAACTCAACGCTCTGGCACAACCGATCTTGTCGCACATTTTTCTTGGCGGCACCGATCCAAGTTGTATTCCGTCCTTGACTGTTTTTATTTTTCCAAGAAGGCGTTCAACTCTTTGCTTGTCGTACTTCACATGAAACTGCATCCAGTCACTTGTGTCTTTGTCAAAGTACACGACGATTGCGCGGTAGATGCCAAGCAAAAACATATACAGATTCACTTGATCAAGATGCGCGTCAAGAGGCCGTCGCATCGTGTTCCTAATATACTGGAAGTATTTTGTGTTCGAGGTCTTTAGCTCCAGCGTGTACCGATGCCCACCAACGACCAGGATGCCATCCGGGTGGCCAGTTATGAAATGCTGGATGCTCTCAAGTTCCAATTCGATATAGTGAAATTGTTCTGCGGATTTACACTTCCGACAGTTCGATGGCTTCAATTGCTTGAGATGTTTTTCGCCGCAGGACGTACAAAGCCAATCGCCCTCCAGCCATCCCCACAAACCGAACCAGTTGTTTTGAACTATATAGTGAAACCCATTACCAAAGTCGAATGTCCGTTGAAGTTTTGCGTCAACCTTCTTGGTGGCTTCGCGCTTCAGGTTATGACGCAGGACCTCTTCTCGCTCGCACATCCTCGTCATGTTTGAAACTCGGTAAAGCGTATCCATAGTGGGGATCGGCAGCGGCTCCGACTTCGATAGTCGGTGCGCGGTCTCGGCCAACAAATCAAATGGCACGAACAACTCTTCCAGTTTGGCCGGATCTTCATTCGCTTTTCTAATCGCATTGAACAACATAGTTACCCCAACAACTTTATTCGCACCATGTCGGGATGGTAGCCTTCCCGATCAGCCCTGTATCTGGACACCATGTTCGCGTAAAAACAAACCCTTTTCCCAAGCCGGTCGTCCGAACGAATCGAAGCGCCGCCCAACTCTTTCCACAACAGACTACAAATATCTTTGATCCCCGCCGCTTCCAACTTCTTGAAGGCGGTCACGATCCTTCCGTCCATCTTGTTACAATACTCAACCAGTGGATCAAGACCGCGATCAGAAAGGTTGACCACCATAAGTCGGCCAAAGTTTTCATAGACCGTGAGAACGAAATCCAAATCCTTCGGCGGAATGAACTGGAGTAACAGCATGTCTCCAATGTCCACCAGAGGGATCTTGTCCGATGACTTCATCTTCGGATCTCCGGTCAGCATCACTTCTCTCCCGTAAACACTGGCCGGTATCAATTCCTTTTTATCGCGCCACTGAAGCCGGATGTCGTCCAGGTCCCACGGAGTTTTGTATTTTGAAAAGCGGATCGCCTTGGAAAACTTTTTGTCTTCTCCGCGCAACCAAAGCGCCGCCTTTCTCATTGTCTCCTGTGGAGTGTCAGCCATCCTACTTCTGTTCCCTGAGATAAGCCCTGATGCCCTTTTCCTCTTCAGTCACAATAGTCCCGATCAACTCAGTGGCCCACTTGTGCCGATCAAGGATCAGCGCCTTCATGTCGTCAGAGATTTCAGGACCAATGGGAATGCTAAGGCCGACAGAAATCTTTGCCGACTCGTAATTACCCATGTTGATAGTACGGGCGTAGTCAGTGAAGATCCGCACCGGGTTAGCCAAAAAGAACTTAGTCTCCAACTCTTTAGTTTCATCTTTGACCGACGTGTATTCTTTCTCGCCGGACGCCTTCACTTCGATCTTAGTGGTTTGCTTTACCGGCGCAGCAATCACTTCCTTCGGCAATGCTGCAATCGCTTCAGGTGACGGCGCTGCCGCAGCTTTCGGTTCAGCCTTCAATGACAATTGTTCCAGGGCACCAGCCGCAGATTTTTTAACGGGTTTCACCGTTTTAACTTCACTGGACATTGGCTTCCTCCAACAGTGCAGGTTTAGCTTTACCGGCTTTCACATCAACGCGAGTGCTCTGCGTGATCTTGATGCCAGGAATGGTTGCGGTCTTTGAGTGCGATGCAATTTTCTTTTTATCAACCGTGATCTCAACGCAGTCATCGACCTTGGCAATTTCCTCTGGAGTCATTCCGTCAGCGCCAACGATGCGACCAACAATAAAGTTACGATAGCTGGTGTACTTCGCAACGTCGGTCATGGCGAACTTGTCTTTGATTTCAATCTTCACATTCTTATACTCGGGCGGAACTTCATCCTCGTTCAGCACTTCAACTGACGGCGGATTCTTTGCGACCTTGCCGACGTAAGCCTTGCCATCAATACGCTGAGTGGCCTGAGACTTCACTGACTCCTCGACCATCTCATCAATCTTTTCGATCATGGCTTTGTTGTTTACGATTTGCATCTGGCAATCTTTGATGTGGCTTTCGAGCGCCGACTTGAAACGAATTACCCGGTCGAACTTACCGGCCAACAAGTTCTGCGCGACATTGTGCAATTCATAAAGGTCGTCGCTGACCTCACCACCGTTGTCGATGATTTGCTTTTCAATCTCTTTGAAGCCTTCCGCTAAGTCCCTGAGCGTGTACGCACGTTCGGGTTTGGTAGCAGGTACGACAGTTCCTTCTTGTACTTCCATAAAAACTCCTTTGGGAAACATTCGATCCCATGTAATTTCCAGCCCTGTGCCAGATATTTTTTAAACCTAGACTTAGCAAAAATCATCCCTGCCTCTGATCGGGTATCAACCGGATCGAGCACGAATGGTGTTTTCTTCCCCGGATGCTCACGTCTGATCCTGCCTACGCACTGATCGATATTCTGAACAGGTGTCGCAAAGATTAACGTGTCGAGCCTTGGCTCATTGAATCCGGTTCCAATCAATTGGACAGTCGCGATGATCACGTTGGCCTTTTGTGATACGTCGCGAACATCTTGTTTCGTTTCCCCAAGCATCAGCCCAGCGGAATAGGGGCTACCTAAAAATTGCTGATTAAGCGCACCATAGAGTTCTTTCGCATGAACCTTACGCTCGGTCAGGATCAAGACGTTGCGATTAACCTTGGACGCTCTGACGGCCTGACGAACGATCATGGCGTTACGTCCAGGATCTGCAATGATTTGCTTTAGGCCCTGCGATTTCTGTCGGTCGAGTGCTCCCCACCCACTCCAAGAGAATCCAGTGTCTATAAAGAAAACCTCTGGTTGCATCGTCTTCACTGCGTGCATGAACGGAATCACTTCACCAATAGTGTAAATGAAAACCTTCTCGCACTTATCCTTACGCCTGACCGTACCCGAAGCGCCAATCATGTACCGCGCACCGAAGCGCGGGATGCCCTTGGCAAACTCCGGCGCTCCAAGCAAATGCGTTTCATCGCTGATGATCGTTCCGAACTCCTCGTAAAACCACGCCGGGTAATCATCCTTCATGGCCATCGACTGAAGCATCGCCACGCACACGTCGTAACCCTTGACCTCAAAGGTATCGCCAAAGACTTTCCCAACCTTCCACATGGGGAAAAACCTTTTGATCTCTTTGATCCACTGATCCATCAGCACTGACGTTGGCACGATGATAATGGTCTTGAGTCCAAGCTGCCTTGCGATTTCAAGAGTGATCAACGTCTTCCCGCTGGCCACACCGGCTTCAATCACCACGCCGCCGTAGTCGTGTTTCTTTAAAACACTGAGAGCCTTTTCAATAATCTCCGGCTGACCAGGACGCAGAGTAAACTCTCGTGCGTGCTGATTGAACGCTCCACCAAGTGAATAGGTGAACTCTCCCGGCACTCCACGATGCTTGAGCCGCTGCAAATAAAATCCACGAGGCACACCAATGTACGGCGGGTTGTCCGAGTACAAATGATGAACCACATCTTCGCTTGTGAATGATGACGTGCTATCCGCGACAATCGTCAACTCGTTCTTAATGAGTTGACGAAAGGCGATCCCGACCGAGTTGGCCGGGATCTTCACGTATCCCCGTGGAATTTCCAACTATTCCCCCAAACAACAATTAACTAAACAACTGATCCGCTCTTCTAAGATCCGCATGACGTTGACCGTGATGTAATTTACACAACCACATTACTTCCAGTGGCTTTGTATAATCATCGTGATGAGCCTCAATTTTTTCAACAGATCCACAAACACAACATGGCTGTCTAATAAGAGATCCATTACTCACCGCAGTTTGGACCAAGTGATGCGCTCTTCTTTTATCAACATTATTTTCACGCCACTTCTTTTTACCACGATTTAAAATTTCCTTATTAGATAGATCTGTTTGATAAATTCTCCTGGCCTCAACCCTCTTCGGATCTTTCTCTCTTGACCGCTCATAGTCTCGGTAATACTCAAACTTTTTTAATCTATTGGCCTTGGTCAGCCTACAATGACATTCCTTGCACTTATTCTGGTATCCACCAGGAGAAAGCGAATGCCTGTAGAAGAGAGCAAGGTCTTTATCAACCTTGCACTCTGAGCAAACTTTGGTGGCCATAAATCAAAATGGTATTTCATCCGCGTTGCCGAACTCAGGCTCTGGCGCGAAGTCACCATTAGCAATGTTCCCAGGATCACCCGCCTCAACTCCAGGCCCAGGTTGACCTTGACTAGCTTCAGTGGCGAAAGGATCTGTCTCTGCGAGAGAGTCACGCGATACGGTCTTGGATTTCTTTCCGTTCGGCGGAGCCGCGTATTTCAAAACAGCTTCGATCTGTGCGCGAGTCGGCGGAGCCAACAAGTCCATGTAGTCGAGCGGTTTCAAATCATCGGCAGGGATATTCATCTTCGACAAGTCAATGCGGCCAAGAACCTGAAGGTCGTTGCCGCTGTTCGGTGACTTCTCACCAAGGCGCATGATCTTCATCTTGATCCCTTGAATGCTTCCGCCAGCGTTCGAGCGGCGCTCTTCCATTCGGTCGCGAGAATCTTTTCCCTTAACGAGATAAATCTTTTTGAAATACTTCTTCTCGACGCCTTTTTTATCTTTGTACGGCGTGAGATCGAGAACCGTGTGAACTAAACAAGCCGTTGGATTATATCCCTTGGCTACTGCCGGACACTCTTCGCCGAGCGAAGTGAATGAAACGAAATCATCGCCGACCTTCAGCATGATCCGCATCACAAGAAAATTGGGATCATCAAGGAACAAAACATTTCTGCCGTTGTCCTTACCTTCTTTGATCCAAAACTCTGGGATTTTTCTATAGATTTGATTGCTTGTTTTGAAGTCTTCGTCTTTGATCTCGTCGCCGCGTTTATACCATCCGCCACCTGACATATATTCCCCCGTGTTGAAAGCCCGTAGGCTTGACTGTTTGTTATTCAGTCACGCTATCGTTTTGATTTTTTGTATTCAATGAAAATTTTGATCAGGGCTGTGCGCGTCGGGACATCAGAGTTCGCGCTTCAGTATCGGAGCCGCCGTCCCTGCCGCCGTTCTTTGACAACAGTTGTCGCAGAATCTCCGGAGTGACTTGTGCGAAGACGAATCCATCTTCTGGTTTTTTGATAATCACTTCGTCCTTGTCCAGCCGCACAATGCTTTGATCACCAGCCATGCGGATGACCGCGATCACCCAGCCAACGATGCCGCCGATAACTAGCAACCCAATGATTCCTAATACAATGTTCACGGTCATAACTGCCTCTTCATCGCCATATCGATTTCCCTGATCACATGCGCCGGAGTGATCTCCCGCAAACATTGTAGCGTATTTATTCTGCAACCTACAAATGTGACTGGTGGCGGAGCATCATGTAGACATCCACGGCACGGCGAAGTTGGGACCAGTGACACCGTTCCTTTGGGCCGCGTGATCCGGTACGAAGGATTGGCCACGGTGAACATCGCCACACATGGTGTTTCAGTAGTTTGGGCCACATGCATCATTCCACTATCTGGACCAACAAAGACTTGCGCCCTCTTGATTATCTCGCGTGTATGTCGCACTGAGAATCTATCGTTACAGTTGATCACACCACCAACCAAGTCAGCGCGGTAATCGCCACCACGACCGATAATGACCGTCTTGTATCCACGAGTCGCCAATTGCTTCACGACGGTATTCCAAGAATCTTTTGGCCACGTCCGGTTCGGCCATCCAACTGACATGTGGAGAACAACAACCTTGTCGCGCTCGAAGTTAATTGCGCCGCCAAGAATCGTACTCACTTCATCAAAATCTTTTGAGCCAGATACCAAATCAATTCGGTAGTCACTGATCCCGTGCCCGAAGACAATCTTTGAATAAGCTTCGATCACATGCATCTTCGGATTGCTCTCATACGCCATATCCAAATCGTAAACGACATTGGTCAAATCTTGCAGTTCGCCAATGTTCCTCACGATGTCAGTGATGTATGGATTCCCAAATAGAGCATCAGGGCAGTGGGTTGCGAAATAAATTTGGGAGTCAGGATACCGACGCTTCAGTTCACGAACAATCGGGGTGGCCAACATAACATCCCCCAAAGCGCCAGTTCTCCTGATCCCTATGATCTTGGCCATACCTAGATCGCGATCAAATTGTCCAATGGGCTTGGTGGTCTGAACCGTTACCTTCTGAATTTGGGGGAGCGGTGTTGGTTCTTTGGATTGCGGAACGGAATGCGGGGCTGGGCTTGCGCCCACGGTAAGATTCGCTTCGTTCACCCTTCGATCAACTTCAACTAGGTCGATAGTCTTTAACCAACTCAAAAATTTGGCCTGGGTATAATTCTCTTTCAAGTACCAGTCTCTGGTCTGTTGGGACTTGCCCAACTTCTCCTGAGTGCTTGCACCGCGAGTCCCACCTTCAACATGGATGGCCGTAACCTTGGGATCAAAGTAAACCTTCCAGTCGTGTTGCCAACAGCGAATGCAATACTGAGTATCGTCACACGCCAAGAAATATCCTTCGTCAAACATTCCAACTTGATCAATCGTCTCGCGGCGGATCGCGAAGATCGCGCCTGTCACGCCAAGCAAATACTTCGGGTGATGAACTTCTGGAGCCTGATGGTAAGTCTTGTGCCACCCGAGATGTGTGAAGCCGTAACCGCCAACGCGCAATATCCCGCCGTGCTGGATCGTTTGGTTCGGATAGTAAAGCAGAGCGCCGATCACGCCGATCTTTGGATCTTTGATCATGTCGGCTTCAATCTGTTTGAGGATCTCGCAAGTGAAGATGATGTCGTTGTTGACCATCACAATTACATCGCCGGTCGCGGCCTTGATTCCCATGTTGGCTGTGATCGGGAAGCCGCTATTGTTTGGCTTCATGATCGACTTAACGCCGCGAACGTCACAGAACGCTTTGATTCTCGCTTGCAGGTCAGGCTTGCTGCCGTCGTCAACTACGATCACTTCGTGTTCTTTTCCATGGAACTTAAAGAAGGTGTCCAGGCATTCCAAGAGCATCGCATCCTGGTTCACTGTCGGTATCACTATGCTGAATTTCATTCTGCCACTCCAGTCGAAAAGAATCTTTCCCACTGATCAACCACGCGCTTGATGTCAAAATCTCGCAACAGGATCTCTCGGTTGTGTTTTACGATTCCTTCTTTTTCTTCAGGTTCCATGTTCACGGCCTGGCGCAGTCCACGCCACCATTCGTATTCCGTGTTCTCAACCAAGACCGATTGAAACCCGTCCTGGTTATAAGTGTCAAAGTCAGATCCAACAAAAACTGAACCCATCATCGCGGCTTCCAGTTTCTTTACGTTGGACTTACCCGCGTTGAATTTGTTGTGAACGACAGGTCCCAGCCAAACATCAGGCTTCATGGCCTGAAGTAAGTTGAACCAATACATCACCGGCACCAATGAGAATAGAAACAGTTTATCTTCCGGCAGGTGCTTGATCATCATTGCGTGGATGTAGCAAACCATTCCAACGACGACATCCTCGCGCTCGATCAGTTTCTTCAGCGGCTTAATCATCATTGCCACATCGTCTTCGTGCGTCGGGCTTCCAGCCCAGCAAACAAACTTCTTGCCCTTGCGCTGTTCCTGAAAGTTCTCCCAGGTTGTCGGTCGGCCTTTACCAGTGAAGACTCTCAGCGACGGAGCCTCTGGAGTTGAATCGTATAGCTCAATGTCATACGAGTTTGGAATCACCTGGATGTTTTTATTGTACGGCAGGTAAGCGTCCTTCAATCCTTGCGTCGTGACCGTGTGGCCATCAGCGGTCCTGAAGATTTCCTCGATGACTTCGCGCTGATCTTTGTAGGCGGCGTAACCAGGATTCTTTTCTGGGATGTCGAGGTAGTTGTCATCCGATTCGCAGATCACAAGCTTGCCGCGAGCCTTGGCCTCTTTCATCAAATTCAAATGGGAGATGTCGAGAATCCTTTGGAAGACCGCGACCTCGCACCAATCCAATTGCTCGAAGATCGATTGCTTCCAAACATCCAACTGGTTCATGATCGGAGCGAAGCACCACTTGCAATGGTAGACATCCTTGTTGATCCCCATGTGGATCTCTTGGATCTCCGGCTTGCCGCAGTGGATACACTGGATCACTTGATCGACCAGGCACTCTTTGACTTCATGGCCACGCAAAGTCAGATGGCTCATCGGGGTTGCAACCCGCATCCACCAGCACGCATCTTGCGTTTTAACAAAGTAACCGATCTTCATTTTCTTCACGTCGTTTGATCCTTCAGTCGGCCCTTGCTGCGCTCTTCTCGCATCCGCTCGACTTCGGGATCGTCGGCATCTCCAGGACGCTTTTTATAAACGGTGCGATGCTTGTCACTTACTTCTTCAGCCGGTCGCCCATTGGTATAGTAATAGGTCGCAATCGATTTGCGCGTCATGTGCTCCGGGCAAGTCAAAGGATTGGGATGGCCATGCGGAGCCTTGTCGGAAATATTAAAGATCACCATGCGGCCAAACAGCGGAGCGATCTTTACCTGACACTCTTTCATATCGGCATCCCACAACTCTAGGTCTCCGCCGTACTCTGGATGCCATTCACGGTTGAGGTACAGCAACACATTTACTCGTCGATCAAGATTTGTTTGGTGGTGCTTATTGAAATCAACATGCACATCCAGCTTCCCGCCGTGCTGGATCTGATGAAGGCCGCCGCCAATGAAGTGTGGATCTGGAATGATTGCCGGAATGCCGGTCAGCAATTCAAGGAAGTGAACGAACCTAGAACTGTTTAGCTCATACAAAATACGGCGCAGAGGGGCTGGAAGTTCATCCACCTTGTCCGTCGCAAGCTTAACCTCAAAAGTGTTTTCGTATTTGTACCACTTCATCTCAGTAGGCGTCGGGAACTTACGGATCGCTTCGATCAGTGCATCTGGGATCTCATTGAAGAGTCCATCGATCACCGCGTGCGGGAATGGCTTTGCGTTTAAATAATTGGGCTGGTGCTTATCGAGAACCGAATTAAGAAACTTCTGCGAAAACAAACTATGCATAACCAAACTCCCCCTAATCCCATAAACTCAAAATCTGCATTTGCTTCAACGTCACATTCAAATTGCCAAGCCTAAGTTCCCCCGGATCTGTGCCAATGAGTGGCGGCAGCAAGTTGTACTTGTAGTCCTGCGGCTCCCACTTGGCTGGCTTTTCTCGTATGACATAATCTTTATTTTTCTCAACTCCGGCAATCCCAATCTTGGGAATTTTTAACAACAACTTATGACCGTACTCGATGGCAAATTTAAGTCCAGCGAGATCGCCGTCCGGAACAAAAATGATCTCATCAAACCATCGCAGTAGTTTTTGCTCCTGGTAGGTGGAGATGCTTGTCCCCATCGTGGCGAAAACATTCTCCAGCCCATGACGCTGCAACCCATGAACGTCAAAGAATCCTTCCACGATATATGCCCGGCGCTTTTTGATGTTGATGAACTTCTCGCCATAGAGCACGGCCTCTTTGTTTAAGCCAGGATAATGCCGGTACTTGATCTTTGACTGACCGCTCAAGTCGCGGCCCGACACGCCAAAGAGTTTTCCGTGCATATCCCTCACCGGGATAATCATCCGGTCTTGGTAGGGATCGTAGCCAATCTCCCAGTCGATAATCTGTTTCTTGGTTAGGCCGCGCTCAAAGGCGTATTCCGGAACCTCGTGCAGAAAATCTTTAAGTTCCTTTTCGGTGATTGGTTTTTTGGTGTCCTTGGCTCTCTTGGCCATCCTAGTCATTCGCTTTGCTCGCTCGACCTGATAGCTGCCGCGCTCCATGGCGCGTTCACCAAAAGCTTTCTTATCGTCGAATCCGCGAATAAACTCCAGTGGCCTTGAGTCGCCCTTCTCAGCCAGCCACTTCTTTGCAAGCTTTCTTACGGTTCCCGAATCGTTGCAACCAAAACATTTGTATCCGGAAGGATCGCCATAGATCACTGACATCGACGGATGCTTGTCGGTCCCGCTCGAATGGTTGTGACCGAATGGACACGACGCCATGAAGCTGCCGGTGCCACGCGGCTTCAGTTCCGTCCCCATTAAATTGAATAGGGTTTCTAAATCCATTTGAGAAAAACTGCGGCCCAACAACTACCCCTAAAAATTGTCTAAAGGATCTTCACTCTTCACATGCGCCACATCAAACGCACCGACCTCTGAGAAATCCATATTGTAAAAATCCCATTTGACGATCAGGTTCTTCCCCATGTTCTCGCCCTCACGAATCTTCACAGGGAAAAGACCAAGGCGATTGATCTTCTTCATCTCGTTGTCCTGAACAAGAGCGAATACGTTTGTCGATTCCCAGCCAAGAACATCGGACATAGCTAAATCTTCGGTGCCGATGTTTCCTTTTTTCTTTACGGAATCACGATTCAGTTGAGTGGACGCGACGATAGGAACCTTCTGCCGACTTGCGATTGACTTCAACTCTGTCGTCACATGCGCCATCGTTTCGTTCCTGTCCCGCGCTTTCGCCACGGACTTGATCCGGTAAGCGGCATCGACAATCACGAGGTCAGGCTTAGAGATAGCAATGGCCGATTCGATGGCCGAAGTATTGATCCCGCCCGACGCATCAACAACCTGAAGCAAATTTAAAAGTTCGTATTCTTTTTTGGCGCGTTCGTATTTCATCTTGTTGCCGGTATCCATCTTGCCTTTGCGCAAAGCCTTGTAATGGATTTTGAAATCAAGAGAGATGTGCCTCATCACAATATCGGGCTTGCGCATCTCCCCCGACAGGTAGAGAACTTTCTTCTTCTGTTTCAGCGCGGCATCGCAAACTAATGTGGCTTGCCAAGTTTTACCAGAGCCTGGGCGGCCCACGAAGAAAGTTAAGTCGCCAGGCATCCACCCGCCAGTCATCTCATCCATCCCGGCCCACGGAGTCTTGATCCCCATCAATCCTTTGGCCGCCTCTTCGACAGCCAAGATCACTTCAGGCAACACGTCACGCGCATAAGAAATCTCAAGCTGATGAGACAAGCTTTCATTTTGTTTAGTCACGAAGCCTTGGATCTCCTGAATCACTTCTTCAGGAGTCTTCTCGTTCATCCAACCGTCCATTTTAAATTGGAACTCTTTGATCTCGTCGAACAGATGGCGGCGAATAATTTCCTGAGACCAAAACTCAATCGGTTCCGGCGCTGGGAAAAGGCGCAGCTTGGACTCTGACAAAAGCTGGTTGCAGGTTTCAATAGACGGAAGCTGTTGGTACTTCGTCCAATAGCCGTCAATGAACTCAAACACCTGTCTGCCAGGCCCCTCAAGAATCTCGGCGCGAACTCCCATACGCTTTGGCGTGAGAATGTCCTTCGACTCAATAATCTTTGAGATCAACTTCAGGTCTAAATTTTCAGTCTCGGTCATTCAATTTTCCAATCAATTGGAATTAACATCAACGATTAAGCAATTGTCTAAAATCAAATCTGCAAGCGGCTTTGGGAACCTCTGCCCGTTTGACATAAGTTCCTCTGGATCTACATCACTTGAAAATACTGTAGGCATTCCCACGCTCTCACGGTAGGCCAGAACTTGTGTCACAGCCGTAATTGATTTTCCAAAATCATTCATCGGCTCTTGACCAAATTTAAAAAGCGCCAGAACTCTGGGAACAGTCAAAAGATCCCAACCACTTACAGCTTCGTCCCTACCGCTTCGCTCAACAATTCCCTTTACAAGTGTCGAATAAGAACAATAACAAACTGTCCTACGCGCCAGGAAACCCATGACCACCTTGGCTGCCACCTGACATGCGAACTTGTAGTCCTTGCAGTGAATATAAATATTCGCTGCCGGAACAGACTCATAACCGTAAATTGGTTGGAAGTATTTTTTGATCATGCCGACGTTTGGAATATCGTCCATCGACGGCAAACCAGTGCGGTAGGCGAACGGGATGTTTGCCTCACTCATCAAAAAATCATTTACCTTCACCAAATCGTTTTCCATTTACCCCGCCGAATATTTTTTCTTGTTCTCTTCCATCTGCTTTCTCAATCGCGCTTTATTCGCTTCGTCAATTTCCCTCTGCTTATCAGACCTAGAATCGGGTTGCGCTTTTGTCGATCCGGTTTGCTTAGTGGTGTCCGGCAGTTGATGTCGCATACGCGGAATCAATCCTTCCATCACCCACGGCAAACACAGTTCGCGAAGCGTTGGCTCCGGCGCGAACACCGCTCGCGGAAAAATTTCCTTGATGCGGCCCCAGTTCTTCACGCCAAACTCAATCGCTTGACACACATTATCCACGCCGTACTCCGATAGCCGTTGATCTATGTGGCTATTCGGTGGCAGCGACAGTGGCGTGATATAGCCCTCTGCCTGGGCACTCATGCAAAAGCTATCGAAAACTTTTTGCTCTTGCCGGTCCCCCTTCTTCGACGTTTGGCCAAGTCTAGTTTTGACCTTGATCTTGCGGGGACCAATTTGCTTACTCTTTGAAAACCTCAACTCATCATCCATCGTTCCTCCAATGTTATCAGATGCAGTGCATAATGACTGGTCTAGTTCTAATTCGGCTGGACTCTCGGTTTCTTGACAAAGGCTGACCATCAAAGGCAGTTGGCCTGGCGGCGGCGCATAGCGACGGCGTTTCCCCGATCCCCTACGGTCTTTGCGTATTCCTGAGTCTTCGTTCTTGAGGCCTTCCCCTGTTTTTCCTTTGTCTAAAGCCAATTCTAAAATTTCTGGTTTTGCTGGGGGGGACTCCGGTCTGCATAAAACTTCGTTCTGTATTTCTAATATAGGAGAGATGTGAACGTCGTCACATCTAGATGTGACTGTCGTCACATCTGTTTGCGTCAATTCACCAACCCAAGCCTCTGTGAACGAATATAAGCAAGCGCCGCGAGTTCTGATCTTCTTCAAGATCCCAAGCTTGCAAAGACTCGCGATGGCCTTGTTGATGGCGGTTCGGTCAACGCCAGTGCGCTTGGCGATGGTGGCCTGACACGGACGGCAAACATTGAAGTTGTCCTTCACGAAGTCGTAAAGGTGCGCGATCACAAGTTGTTGCAGCGGCGTGAGTTTAGTTGGCCACTGCGCAATGTGGGCGTGCGGAAGCTTTACCCACCCGAGATCCATTGCTTGTTGCTTGCGATCCATCGCAATCGTATTCCCCATTCATACCCCCCGGTACGTTATGCATGATCAATGTTGTGTAAGACTCTGAAATGTAAAGTGAAGTTATCCACCGAGATGTATGGTGATTTGGCTTGCGCTGAGAATGAGAATTGAATATAAAAGTAGGCAATGCCACTCCAGGTAAAAAGAGGTTTTGGCAGGAATAATCGCGACGATTGGTAAAGATAATCGAAGCGAACAGTTTCTACTGAAGCCTCACGCGCAAACGTGGGGTTTTTTTTCGAGTAGAATGTTCCGGCTCCGAAAGAAGATACGGCCCGAGAACCGGGCCGATCAAGCAAAAAATTTATGACTCAGGACATTCTCGACTTATCCACCAGTTTATCCACAACACTATTCCAATTGATTGGAAAATTAGATTTCCACTTCGATCTCGATTGGGATCTCGGTGCAAAGTTTTATACTCTCATAGGTCTTGCGGCCCTTGGCGTCGAACTGTTCTTGGCTTTCATAGAACTGATAGTCCCAACAATACTTCCCGTCGCGCTTCGCGATGGCCGGATAAATGATCTTGGTCATCGTTCTCTTCACGCGCTTGAAAAGTTTCGCTGATGCATACTTGTGCCAAGCCTCTTGGCGTCCGTCGAATAAAAATTCCTGTTTTATCGTGGCCTCATTAAGACCGTCGAAGCACTCGAACTCCACAAGGATTGTTTCCTCATCGTTCTTCTCACCGAAGCCAACCACTTTTCCAATCTGGCCGAAGGCTTTGATGGTATCTCCGACAAACCACTCAGGCTTTCTTTTTTCAAAGTAATGTGAATCCGCCATTGGTTTAGCTTCGCCCGTTAAAGACTTGATCCAGTTCCTTACCATATTCAGCAATGAGCAACCCCTTCATCTCTTTAACCGGAACCTTGAGTTTACGAGTCAGCTTCGCCAATGTCTTAACGGGCGGTCGGCAGATGCCGCGCTCCCAATTGGACACGAACTGTGGGCTTGAATAGTTGAAAGCCTTGGCCAAATCATGCTGAGTAAGTCCGGCTTTTTTACGATAGCCAGTCAGCATAATTCCCAAGCCATTGCCTTTGATCTTCATGATTTCCCCTTTGGGTAATGTGGTTTATGTGGAAACCAATAGCACCTTTGTTTATTCGATAAAACTGAATTGGTGTTTCGTGGAAAATTTACTTGGTATTTTTCTGGCAACACACGGGGCAATAGCCCAATGAATGCAACAGGACAGCCGAATAGTATCGAGAAGGCATATCTTTATTCTCGGCTGTTTCGACCGTCTTTGGGTTAACTCGTGTCGTAAACGACAGTTTAGCCTCTGTCTCTTTGGGCCAGCGCCGCTTGCAGACCGGGCAATTGGCTCCGCTGTTCTTCAGGCAATTGTCCACGATGGTCGAGATACTGACCAAATGTTTTTGCGTCTGAGTCTTCAAATCCTGAATGAATGAAGCTGGCAGCTTGATCGAAATCATTTGTGCGGCCACAGCCTTTAGCTTTTTCATCTTCCACCGTGATGGTTTCTAAATTTAAACAAATCCATTATCGTATCGAGCAACCCAAGTCTGTCGGCCATGGCACTCAACTCTGGATGCCTGTACCGCTTGCAAGATGCATTCGCATGATGAAGGGAGCCGACACACACATGACTCTCGGCGTACAACTCCTGACCATCCAGGCCCTTCTTCTGTTGAACCTTCACATCCAAATGGCAAGCGAGTCCTGGCAATGGATTAAAGTCTGAATGCACTTGCTGAAGGATCGTGTCAACGGTCCAAGGGCCAAGCCACCCGCGCACTGACTCCTGCCGGAACGGACATTCTTTACATGGGGCCGTTCGCTTCAGTCTCATTTCGATGCTCTCTTTTTACCGTCAGCCAATCCGGCTCGATAGCCACGGCCATGGATCTCTAGAAAGAATCCCTTGATCGTCGAGACGAAATCTCCCCTAGCAATTGCCATCATCAACCTTCCGATGACGTAATCCATGTACTCACTCAACGGCTGTTCTTGTTCAACTTTCTTTGCCATCGCCCTACCCCTTCGGTGTTTCGATGTACATCAACTGTTTTTTCGCTCTGGTGATCGCAACATAAAGACAGTTGGTATTTTGATCTAGCCCCGCACGAGTGGTTGCGCCCTCGAACTTCGGGAGCATCCAACGGTCAAGGATGTACACGCGGTCAGCCTCAAGGCCCTTGGCTTTGTGGATGGTTGAAAGGGTAACGTAGCCATCGCGCTTGCCGTCTTCAAATAGTGACTCGATGGAGCGCAGTAACTCATCCACTGTGTTCGCGCCGCACGAATCAATAAAGACCATAATGGCGTCAAACTTATCGTCGATCTTGGACGTGTCTGCGTCGGGATCTTTGGACAACAACTTGGTGATCTCTTTATCCTTCCAGGCGTTCAATTTATTTTCCAGGTCTTCGATGCTGTAAGCGCGGAACTTACGGATCAACGTGGAAAGGTTCTTGCCAATGTCGCGACCAACAATTTTGCAAGGGATCTTGCGACCGATCAGGCTGTACGCCAAACGGATCAACGGAACATTGGCGCGGCAAATGATCATGTCATTGGACTTTGAATCAAATTGCACATTGCGATAGTCACCGAGTTCCACGATCTCACCTTCAGGTGACGATTCATGGTGTTCAATGTGAGGCACCACACGCTGCGCTTCCCTGACTACGCTCTTTGCGCAACGATAGCAGATGGACAGCGGCAGCGATTTGCAGTTGAACAGCTTGGCGATGTTGGACAATGCGTGAAAGTCAGCACCACGGAAGCCGTAGATAGCCTGGTAGGGATCTCCCACAGCAACCAAGCGACCGCTTTGCTTCAAACACTTCGATAGCATAATGCGCTGGATAAGGCTTACATCCTGTGCCTCATCGACGAACACATAATCGTATTGAGGGAATGGCCAATTAAAAATCACCGGCAAATAAAGCTGATCGCCAAAATCAATCTCGCTACGGAGTAGGATGGCGCGGCGGAGAACTTCGCGAGAAAAATTCACAAGCTTCATGTTGGCCTGAAAAATCAGGTCATCGCTCATTTGCGGCGTGCCTTGAGTCAGTTCGTACTCTTCGATCAAAGCCATCCAAATTTCGTCGGTGTCTTCCGTAAGGCTGATCAACTTGAGTTCAGCCTTGAGATTGTTCGGCACGATGCCAACCGAGCGTGCGAGATCCACAAGGCGCTTAACAGGATAGGACATGTACTTGAAATCGCCCTCGTTGATCTCATTGGCTTCGCGCATCTTGAACCAAATGCCAGCCAGCTTGTCAGCATTCAGGCCGACGTTACCCAGAGCCTTCATACAAGCGCGATGACCAAGGCCGTTGAACGTCATGGCCTTAACGTGGCCGGGAACTTTTGCGGCCAACTCTTTTGCGATCTTGGTATTGAACGCGAGGAATACCACTTCGTTGCGAGGATCGATCAATCCAAGCGATTGGAGGATCGTGGTTGTTTTTCCAGAACCAGCAACCGCTTCGATAATCGCGTTCCCTTGACCACCTGCGATAAAGTCAAAAATACCTTGTTGGAACTTACTGGGTATGAAAGACAACTGAAACCTCCAAGCAACGAGTAGCGAACTCAACCATCGTCTCATGAGGCATTACAACTTGTAAAGGTCAAAGATTACGAAAGTAATCAGACTCAGATTGAGACTACCATTTCCTCCAAGGCTCATCGTCAAGCCATGCGGCGGCGTTGTCTCCAAGGTGGTTGATGCTGAATGGCTCACCATCGCTTTGATTGGTTCTAACCGATCCGCCCCAAACTGATTCAGTGTCTCGCTTCGGCTGACTCCTTTTGGTATATGTCTTAAAGAACGCATCGCACTCTTTTTTTGTTTTGAAGTCAGTCGGACACGGCTCGCGAAAGTCTTCCATCTCAGCAAGCCAATTTTTTACTCCACTCATTTTTGGCTCACATTCTTTTTGGTGTGTTTTTTCTTTGGCGGTGGTGGCGGATCGTCGGGCAGATCCAACTCTTTATCTTCCGCACCATCCACGCCGCTGAACTCTTCATTGGCCTGGTACGCATACTTTTCTTGGAACCCACCTTCGGTCACGCATCCAGTGAAGAGCCAAGCGGCCATCAAAATGAAGAACCCAATGATGCAAGTTTGCAAAGACATACCCATCCCCCTTAAGCGTGTTTTACTAATCGTGCTTTGATCTCTCTTAATTTCGGATTGCCCCGTGGATGCTCAACAACCCAAGTGTAGCCGGGCACACAATACTTGCCGGTGCGATCTTTACCTATCCTTCCGTAGTCCACCATGTTCCAGCCATTTTCATCTTTGCGAGTTTTATCCCCGGTCTTGACATAGAACGCTCGCCAGTGGCCGCGCCAAAAGCCAACGTAATCCCAGTTAACTTTGGAATCGTCCAGCGGCATCGTGTATTCATATTCAACTTTGTCGGCTATGTGAATGATGTTGTCGTACTTCAGCGTCGTGACTCCGGCATCAATACCCTTCGATTTCATCGAAAACTTTCTAACTACCTCAACGCCAATTCGCTTTACTGAAATGCAGTCGGTGAATGAAAAAACTGAAGACGTTTCCTTGAGCACATGTGCTTCAGTCTTGGCGTTGAAAATTTCAAAGTCTAAAGCCTCGGCGGCCCGAAGCGCGAACGCCATCGTTTTCAAATCAATACGGAATTGATTTATGCAAGGGACCTGCATACCTTCTTTTTCAATGTTGCAGACTTCGTAAGCCATAAAATTTTCTGGATCAGCTACGCCGTCCTTCTCCAACTCTTGGATCAAGTACCCAAGCAAAGTCACGGAGTGGAACTCTTTTGATCCCTCGTGAGTTGGGCATTGGATCGATGGACCATCAGTCATAAGGTAAAGAGAAGTTCGGAACGGAAGAGAAAAATCTTCCACCAAGGTATCGAAATTTTCAAACGCCCGGCCCTCCATCCGCTTTTCCATTGTCACGTTCCGGTCGAACACAAATGGATGCGCAACCTTGAGCGCACGGAAAAACTGTAGACGGTTAGCGTTACCGGCTCCCCACTGTCCAATCTTCTTTTCAATCTTCCCTGCCCAATCAATTGCTTTAAAAAACGGATGATCCTTCAAGCCCACAACCACTCCTAGTGATGAACTAATTTGATGGTGCCAATAATGGCCACCACGACCAAGAACCAAAACAAAAGCTTAAACATCTTCTCTTGACGCCTGAGCCGACGCCGCAATTCTCTTCGGCGGTTGCGCCTTCCGGTCTCAAGAGAACTCACGAACTTTTCAAACTTGATACGCTTGTTCAGCGACGATAAATTTTCCGCCTTGAAACGGAACGCATTGATGCCGTCACCAATGCGTCCCCTGACCACGGTCATGGTCAAGGTCATCTTTTGTGCCAAGGTCGCTTTCACGGCCTACTCTCTCTCATTCAATTGGTCGGCCACCGTTTTAAGGCTGTCACGATGGGCCTTCTCTTCTTTGAGTTTTCGCTTCCACAACTTTTCGTCGCGAAGGCTTACAATCGTATCTTCGATCAACTTGTCCAAGACCTTCGGCTCAAGCGCGTCCAACTCCCAAGACTTGCCACCAAACTTTTGCATGTACCCAGCGGCGCGAGAGTCGGTGATCTTGGCCGGATTGGGCGGCGGCTTGTACTTCTTCACCTGATCCATGTTGAGAGCGATGCGGAATATTTCCACCGGCTTTTCGGTGAACATTCTAATCCGGTCGGTGATGTCGCGACTCATGTCGATACCGCTTGGATCGTGATCCCCGAGATGAATGATGCAAGGGGTTTGACCTGCCTTATAGTAGCGTAGGAGCCTTTGTCCGGCCACCCATAGTTCCGACTGTGACGTGTAGCCACGGCAGCTAAAGAAAGCCACGTCGTTGCGTGAGCACACGTTCTCGATCACGCCAACCAATGCGTCCTTCTCAATCCAAACTTCTGGCCGGATCTTCTGACCTTCCCATTTGTCGATTTGGAATTGCGTTGCGCAAGTCTCGACTATCTCCGCTGGTGAACGCCAGTGCGAGTTCGACTGGAGATTCCTGGTGCGATCCACGATTGCCAACCAGTCGATGTAACCGGCGAGCCTTCCGTCATTGATCACAGAACCAAGATTCTTGTAGGACTTCTGCGTATTCTCGATCAGGTCCCGCGAAACAAATTGGTAGTAAAGCTGCCGCAGAGTTAATTCGTACCCCTGCGCGGTGTATTCGGCGATGATCGCATTCGCGTGCTGAATCAAATTCAGAGAAGTGTCGCTGAACTTTCTTGTGACGTAACATAGCTTCGGCATTTTATCCCCCGGCCCTTTCAAGTTTCCTTCGATTTATCTGATGAATTTCCATTTCGTAAATAGCGTCTTTGCGCAAAATTCTCTTGAGCAATTTTGTGCCATTGAAAATCAAATACCACTCACCCAGTTCTTTTGTGATTTTATAACCAGGCGGCAAGTGACGATTCGGCCTTCCCATTACTTGGCCTTCGGCTTTACGAATTTATACAGCTTCATCAAGATCCTGATGGCCTCGCTCATGGTAACGTCCCGCTCCGCACAGAGCGCGGCAAACTCCGCCTTCTCAGCTTTTGGAACGCGCACATTGAATGGCACCATCTCAACGCGCTGTTCGCCCTCAGTGAGCGATGTAACCAGCGCAGCTTTTTCGAGCGCCTGATCTATTGAATGTCGTTTCATACCAAGTCCTTTGTTACCATTTTTTTCTCTGATACCAACTCTTCGGCAGAGCGCGTGACTTCAAGGCGCTCTTGTCCAGCCGAGCAAATCACAATCGTTGATCCGTCATCGAGATACAAATTCAATACGATGTGATCACCCTCTGCCCTGACTATTTTTTTGCCAGCCAACACCTGTAGTTTACTTGAATCTTTTGACATTTCTCCCCCTGACTCCAATATCGCGAACGCCAAAGATGTTGCGTGCGCAGTCGCATCCAAGCCATATCCCAACGTGCTTTTTAGATTTATTGTCCTTGGCCAAAATCGGAACGAACATTTTCGACGGGATGAATTTTCCGCAAGCCTCGCAGCATGTGAAGTCATTAAAACGGGTGGCGTTGAACTCTGTTCCATTCGGCCACTCGACGTAATACACGCGCTCCATCTTCTTGGTCTTATCAGGATTGAAAACAAATTTCCCAGTCTTGTCGTCGTAAGCCTGTTGCAAATAATATTTGACCGGCGGCATCTTGATTGAACTGATGTCGATGTCTAAATCCATTTCCTTTAGAGTCTTTGTCACCTTTGGCGATAGACCGATCTTGGTCAAGACCGGCTTCGGCCTGGCCTCAGTGAGTTCCTTGGACGCCGCATCCTTCTCTGCGCACAGGTCAACCCATGCGCGAACAACCTCTTGCGGAACCCTAAGAGGCTTTCCAATTTCCGCCGAACGCTGATAGATGGTTTTTATTCCAAGTTCCAAATTTTTCCCGTGGTGCTGGCTGAATGGATGGCCGTACTGCAAGCAAAAGTACAAGGCGCTCGCGTCCTGTGCTCCCCGAGTTCCAGGCTCATATCTGTAGCCGATTCGCGATTGAACCCCTTGGTAAAAACCTGACTCGGCCTTCACGCTGCCGCGCTTGATCCACTGGCCATCAGCAATCGACTCGTTCAACACCTTGATCGATTCATTGAACTTCGCCAGCCGTGAGCCACTTAGGAAGTTACGAATAACTGTAACTAATTTTTCGTTGAGTTTTTTCACGCGGCCACCTTCATGGGCTTGGGTTTGTTCACGATCACGAACGTCGAATTGCAGGTCGTGCAATTAAAATAAATCATCGGCTGTCCTGGAACCAACTCGTGCCGCCCAGGAATCCTTTTGGCATTCTTGGTCGTCTGAACTGTTTTGCAGCACGAACACAATTGAAGCGTCATATTTGGTACTTCCTAAGTAGTTCGGCCAACTCTTGCATCAACTTATCTTTGTCGTCCCAGGTAATGGTGAACCTGGGAATCTGTAGTTCAATGCCGGTATCGAGCAACGGGAGACCGGGAAAGCGTTCCGCTTCGCACTTTGCCTTGATGGTGTGCCACTGCGAAACCTCTTCTGAAATCTCCACCTTCACAACTTTACGTTCGCCCTCTTGTGTGTACGCCATTAGTAAATGAATCCTATGGATTCCATTGCAGCTTTAAAATCGACCATCAACGCAGGTAAACGCGCCAACAGCTTTTCAGTCAGTACGTTCTTCTCGGCTGACAACTCTTCGTCAGTGGCTTCAGGCCAAATAGCGCAGCTACGTGCGGCCTTAAAATCTGGTTCTTTGCCTTCGTGAATCAGCGACGGGATCTTGAGAAGACGCGATCCTTCAATTTGCTCAACCATTTTCTCCGCAAGTACCTTGGTGGTCATGAACACCTTGCCATCAGGATTGAGCCAATCGTAAATCAAAAGAGTGTTGCTGTTCGGAAGGCCCACGCCATATTCGTAAGCGCTAACCTCGCCTTCGACTCCGCCGTGACAATCTCTGTCGCCAGCGTGGAAGGTGGTGTTGGCCACGTAGTGCAGAGGACCGTCCGAAGAGCACAGGTGCCACTTCTCGTACTTTGCGAACTCCGGCGCACGCTTTACGATCTCTTCGTGCATACAGCCGCCAGCGATATTTTTCCATTTTCCAAACTTGGTTTTCTCGCAAAGGCTTCCGGTCATTCCAAAAGAGTTGTGGCCATTGCCACACTCGTCGTCATAACGAAGCGTAACGATCAGGCGAAAATCCTGGCCGCCTTCAGTAAAGAAAATCTCTTTGTCCTTTTTCTGACTCTTTACGAGACGCGAGAGTGGCAATTGCGTTCCCATGTTATTGGCCCTCCACATAGTCAACTGCGCGAAGTAGACGGTTGGCGACATAGCGTGCGCGTTTCTTTGGAATCTTCACCCAGTGAGCGTTGGCTTTGCTGCGTATCCAAATGCGCCCATCTTCCACTTCAATCTGCGGGAAGGTTGGATTTTTAAAAATCCTGGGCTTCCTGGTACGCAATTTTCTCTTCTTCATCTTGACCACCTTTTGTTAGAACATTGATTCAATGTACCATGACGCATTACATCGTGTAAAGCTTGCCTCATTACATTTTGTATAGGTTATAAAGATCCCTAGTTACCTATACTTAGGCACTATATCAAATTGGTATTTGTCCTTAGATGAGACTGTTTAACGGAAACACTCACATGGTCGAACTGAGTGTTTCTGTTAAGTCTACTTTACGGCTCTGACTTGCAATTCGCCTGGCGAGAACTCATCGCCAAGATCCACTTGGTGGACGCGGGAAAATCCACTTCTCAAAAGAAGTGCTTCGAGCATTCTAAAATCAAAACACATGTAGTGAACATTGCCCTCGTAGTCTTGACCGGCAAAAAGTTTGATGTTCGCCCACACGGCTGGAGTGATAGAGCCAAAAATTTCCATGGCTCTTTTCTCATCGTCCGGCCACTCGTCGGTCGTTCTGGCCTTCAGGTAACGATCAATGATGAACTCTAAGTTTGGCGTGCGGATCAGAGCCGCGCCGTCCTTCATTAGAACCCGCGACCATTCATCTGTAACGAATTTCACCAGAGGCCATTTAACGTGCTCGATAGAGTGATTGGAGATGATGCAATTCACGCTTGCATCCTTGATCGGCAAAGCCTCTTTGCTGATGTCGCAGATGATGTCGATCTCTGGTAGGTCTTCGCGAATGTCGATGTGATAGCAATTTGGTGTTGGAGCGAAGCCGGAACCGATGTCCAGATTTACCGGCTTTGAATAATCAATCTCCCTTAGAATCCTTGCCACTTAAAACCTCAAGATACTTCTGAGCAACATTGGCCCAACTGTTTTGTACCAAAAACGCATTTTGCTTTTCAACCTGTACTTGCGGAGCCGCCCACATCTTTTCAATTTCAGCCGCGAGATCCTTTGGATTGTTAGCCTGTGGGCACGTTCCGGTCAGATCATAGAAGAACGGAACTGAGGATGTCACCACAGGAATTCCAGATTTCATTGCAATTCGCGCAGCGCCCGTGACGCCGTACACCGTGTGATCGCCATTATCTCTATAGGGGAATATAGCGCATTTGTTGATTCTGAAAAAAGAATCGAGCACTTCGTCCGACTGGTATCCGCGAATGATGGAACAGTTGTCGCCGAGATCCATATCTTGAATCAGGTGCGACAGCTTGTCGTAATAACGGTCATGGATGTTCATGCTGAATTTGCTCTCGCTGAACAAGCCAGTAAAGAACACATCCGGATATTTTTGTTTGAGGATCGCACAAGCTTCGAGCGAGTTCTCCCAGCCCTTATACTCAAAACCAAATCCAAACTGCATGAACGTGTGGTCCGACTTGTAGAGATTCCACAGGCGCGGCTTATTGGGATTGACGTGGCATCCGTGCGGGATCACATGAATCGGCTTTGCAATCCCCTTAGTTTCCACGAGAACTTTTTTGGCCAACTCGGTGTGGACCATGATGTTCGGAACTACGGCTTCGCAAATGGTCTTGTCCTGATGGTGATAAATGCTATGGAACATCACGAAAGTTTTCGTGTTCTGAATGCTTGAAATGAAAGACAGCCAACGTCTTGCGTCCGGGAAAATTCCGTACTCGTGTTGAACCAAAATAACGTCCGGCTGAAAAGCCAAGACTTGTGACTTCAGATTATTGAGGGATTCGCCACGCTTCCAACATGGAATCACTTTGTCAGTTTGTTCAACTGAGTCGCCGATCTCGCAAAAAATCCTGTAGTCAGAAATGTGTTTAACCATTTCCGGCAGGAGAAATTCAAGGTAGGTCGAGATCCCGCACTGGATCTTCCAAACTCCGACGAAGGCGATCTTCAAATCTTTGATTTCTTTTTTTGGATTTCGATGCACAAAGCCTCTGTCGTCGTAAATGTATTGGCTCATGAGCGTTGCATCGTCTACTGAGTCAAGAACATTTGGCACCAAGATCGCATCTTCAGATGGCTTTATGTCGCTTACCCAAATAATTCGCGTCTTATCAACGCCGACATATCTCGCCATGTTGCCTTAGCCCTCTCGCAATATTTCGTCACACCACTGATGTCATGAGAGTTGTCAATCGCTGTTAAGAACGACGACACTGTAAAACCATAGTAAGGACTCATGGCTTTCCAATCCAGTTCTTTCGCCAAACTAGACATCTTTTGATGGCCGTTAATCCCAACAAATCGAGTCCCTAGGAGCGCAGAGTAAACCATCCCATGAAACCTTTGGGTGACAACGACTTTGGACCTGGCGATCAATCGAACCAAATCTCTTTCCGAAGGATCTATGCAATGAAAAACGGTTGCCTCTTTTTTCACCATTCGATCAATGATGTAGGCCGCCGCTCGCCGGTCATCGACGTGCGGATTCAAACACATTGGGTAGAAGTGAATCGGTAAACCCGTTCTCTTGATCATGATGTCGAGCGCCTGGGCCATCTCCACGGCGTAACAATCCCACCATCGCAGTTTCCACTCTTCGCAATTCGGATGTGGGCTGAAGTGATTATTTACCAGCACGGTGATTTGGTCCCGCTCACATTGATACTTCGGAAGGTTGCTCGCGAACACCAGATCAGGCGCGTGATACCCGTATGGATTCGGGTGACGGGCTACAACGATCTTTGCCCTCTTCATGGCTTCAATGTTGTAGGGATGAGTATTCGACTCAACGCCGACGCCAATGAATGCCGTAGGGATCTTCACGTCGTTGATGCGATCCAATTGCTTGTCGAGGAAAGATCCGCCGCCGACAAACAGCGCGTCAAATTCTTTCCAATTGATTGGAACCTTATCGAAGAAAGTGAATGACCATTCAGGAAATAGACTTTTGAAAGCAACCTTGAAGGCTTCATCCCCAAGGTTGCCATGGTCGTACCAACCAACTACGGCTATCGACTTGCGGTCCATTTGATCTTACGCGGCTCTCCAACGGCCCAACTCACGCGAACGTGACGGCCATGATGATGGGTTTCGATCTCCACCGTATCGTTGGGTGAAGGATTGCAACCTGAAGGCGGCGGCTCGATGTCAACAAAGCCCACGGACATATCTTCAGCTTTGAAAGGAATATGAAAAAAAGCTTCGTTTTCACCAATGACAGTCATGACACCAGATACTTCTTCTTGTTTCTTTGAACCGAACATTTTGATTCCCCCTGCGATGACTACAATTCCTGCTATTACAATTCCGACAAAGATGAGTATATCCATACCATTCTCCTTACGCTAGGGGGATTTAAAACTGAATCTTCCAACCATTGGTCCTGAAGAGATTCATCAATCCAGATTCCAATTTAAGCACTTGGTTCTCCGTGAGTCCAATATCTTTCGCGAAATCGATTGCGTGGATAAGTTCGTGGATTAGTGTGGATTCACGGCCCGTATTCGAGAGCGTTGTGCATAACTCGATCAATGACGCATCAAATGACATTCGACCGTAGTCGCCATGTTTGCTGACCTTCTCCAAATTCTTATTAAGAATTTGGTAAGTCTTTTTTCCCACCCGCGCCGTTCGCGGCAATTTTTTGAAGATACGCTTTTGCCTCATTGAACCCCACCTTTGTTTTCGGTTGGGCCAAGGTTTCCATAGGAGCAAACCAGAAAATACAGCGGTCACGTAACCCTTCAAAGACCTCGGCGCGTTCGATGAGTTTAACAAGGTTGTCATTGGCCAAGATACCTGCCTCTTGGACCAGATCGTTTAACCCCACGATTAGGTTGCAGATGTCGGCGATATGATGTGTGCGCTGATACTCGAAGCGGTACATGGCCCGGACCTGGACCTCGAAAGGCTTGAGGCCCCGCTCTTTCATCTGCGCTTTGAGGAGTTTTTTCCCGGCCCGTTCAAAATCTTTATAGCCCTTATTTTCAGCCAAAAAACTATGCCCGGTTTTCTTATTGGTGAAAATTGCACGGCCATTTTTCTTGGGCATAGGACGGATGGGAATCTCAAACTTGGTCCACATAAACGCTCTCAATTTTGGAGTTTTTCAACTTCAAGATCATCTGGTGGATCTTCAGCACTGGCAACCAATTACTTGTTGCGCGAGTATCTTTTGCCGTGAACCACCACATGGTCTTTCGGGATGATCAAGTGCTCCGGCGACATTGAACAGCTAACGGTGTCAACGTGCGCAATCAAGAATGAGTTTAGCGCATTATCCATCCCTTCGGTGTACTCCATGCGCGTTTGCGCCATAGATCCCGTGGTGGTCCAAGTTAATTTCCCCATTGGGATATTCGCGAATGTGACAGTCTCTGGCCGGTGCGTGTGGCCGCTAGTTCCAGAGATCCCGAAGTTCAAATTCTTAAAGTGCGAAGCGACGAACGATTTGTAGTAGACGTTGAAATTTTCCTTCACTTCGTCCTGGATGTCAGGATTAGAAAAGGCCGCGAGATCAAGCTTGCAAATCAGATTGATCCCGAACTCATCGAGTCCAAAACAATCTGCCAGTGTCAGTCCCATCACATCGGACAACAAAACTTTCATTGCAGGAGTTTTGTTTGCCAACACTTTCAATAGTCGCGCTTCGTGGTTCCCTGCGATCAAATCAATCTGCGCATTCGGACAAGCCCTGCGAAGTGCGCCGAAGATGTGCGTCTTCACGTAATTGAAGCGCGACTTGATGTCGATCTGCCGTGGATCTTGATCAAAGCGGCTGAACTCATATAGATCGAAAACGTCGCCGTTGAGCACAATAATGTCCGGCTGAAGGCGATGAGCCACATCAATGAACACCGACAACACGAACACATCGACTTCTTCATCGTGGAAGTCAGATCCAACCAAGATCGTTTTCCAACGATTGTCTTTGGTATCGAGAATATATTTGCAGTGGTACGGCAGAACTTCGCTTGTGTAAAAATCCCGGTACACATCAAGCGATGCGTGCTTTGCTATTTTTCTTTCTAGTGAATGCTGATCGCGTGAAAGTTCTAATCCGGCTTGCCGTCTGAACTCAAGAAATGTTCCAAAGAACTGGCTGAAGGTGGCATCGGAATATTGACCATGGATACGATAGAAATTCCTGGTGATGTGCTTGAGCGGATTTCTTTTTTGAACTGCGCGTAGATCGTCGATGCAATTGTCAGCCGTCGCATCGGGATTGAACTTTTTTTCTCGCTCTGAAATTACTGCGCGTTCTGACTGCGAAAGCTTTGGTGGCTTGTCGCTCGGAGTTTTTTTATCAGCCAAAAAATCCCCCTAAGTCTAGGTGTACGCCCTAAAGCATAGATGATCTTTTGTTTTGTGATAGGCTAGTTTTATGACCTTGAGACACAAAATCTGTAGTGTTTGCATGGGATGGATGGAAGAACATCGCGATCCCATGCTCAAAAAACTCGGTTGGTTAAAATGCAGATCGTGTGGCAATTCGATTCAAATTACAAAACCAAACGATCCACCGAAGAAGTAGTCTTTACTTTTTGTTCGGTTCCTCCTGAACACCATTACTGTATACCGATTTTGAAACTATCTTATTGTAAGTATTCGACATTGGTTCGTTGTCCCAAACCCAAACTGGACCATCTGCATTGGCAATGTTGCGCACAACGTGAGTGGCTTTATTTACCACTCTATGGCCGCCGCCAGTCTCTGCCGATGACGGCTTTACGCGCTCCACAGTCTTTTCAGATTGGCAAAACAGCGCGAACCTTTGCACATCTTCGCCATCTTCCTGAACGGAAAAAGTAGTGCTCATCTCGACATGTCCGGCTGGACACTTGAATTGATCTTCGCCCTCTGGCTTGTCAGCGGCTTGCCTTGCGGCTTCCGCCTGGTCTTCGGCTTTCGCTTGATCATCATAATCGTCAGCATTCGCAAATGCCGAGAACACAAAAATTGTAGCCAGAACAAAAGCGGTAACAGTTATATTTTTCATTATTCAACCCCCTTGGTTTCATCTTTGATTTTGTTCATTTCTGAAGTCTCTTGCTCGACAGATTCAATTTGTTCAGGCGTCATCAACGCCTCGTTCTTAAATTTATATTTGGACAACGGTATGCCATTGATAGTGGCCTCACCAGACTTTATGATCCTGTCGTCAGGTGGAAGCTGTGGATGCGAAGCCCAAATTGATTTGGCCATAAAATCTCCTTTGTTTATTCCCAGTTGGTGGCGGCTGGCCAAATGCCAGTGCCTTCAATCCAATTTCCATACCGGCGATAAAAACGCATATTCTCGCAAACCTCTGAGTAACTGTAAGTCAGCATCGCTTCCGGCTTGTACTTTCCATAGAACGCCTTCTTCTCAACCATCATCTTGGTGCCAATGTCGAAGACCTTGCCGCGCTTTTCAAGCCAAGCGTAGTGGCGATAAAAAGTTTTTTTGCCGATCTTCTTAAAGATGAAGCCATGAACCATGGTCCATTTTTGATAGCTCTCATTCTCTATCATTAAATGCGCCAGCAAGCGGTGCGCCGGGTAAGGCGTCTTCACCTTGCGGAACTGGAACCTGGGTACTTCGATCCAAATTGCTGACTTAATCGACTTCATAACAACCCCTTTTTATACCAATCAACTCAATCAGTATAGCAAATCGGTGTTCCAATTGAAAATTAAAGATTACTTTTGTAATCATTTGGGACGATCTAAGCCATCGAATTAACGTGTATTTTTTGCAATATCAAATTGATATTACTAAAGTTTTATAAAGCACCTGCCGAAGAGTGTTGTGTGAGTTAACCAAAGGAGCTAAAAATGAAGACCTTAATGCACGTACTCTCGGCCTTGATCTCTATTTGTTTGTTCGTAGGATGCAGTTCCGGCAAGAACGGTGCTGACGGTAAAACGTCGGTTATCGACCAGCCCAGCACTAGCCCCACGCTTTCCATCTGGAACTACAGCGATGTCAGCGACAGCATTGGTGGAGCGGCCAATTTCGGTGACGCATCAAAAGGATACGTTCCCTATGCTCAGGTCGTTTCATTTGGAGACGGTGGTGGAGAAATTTCGGTCATGGCTACCGCGATCAATGGCACCAATAGTCCGTGGCCGATTTATTTTTATGTGGCTCCCGGCACAACGACTTTTTCGCAAGCCTTCGTTGATCCCAATGGCACCAACACCTACATCGTGTCCGGTGATCTTTCGACCACTACGCCAACTCTGTCCGTTGACTTTGACGACAATGGCAACACCGCTGACACGACACCGAAAGTTTTGGGATTGGTGAAGCAATAATGAACGCCAAAAAGTTCTCTCCAGATCATGTCGTGATCTCTGTGTCGGGCGGCAAAGATTCCGCCGCTCTGATGCAGTACGCGATTGATAATTTCCCCAAGGAAAAATTGGTGTGTGTTCACGCCAAGATTGACATCGACTGGAAAGAGACCGTGCCGGTGGTTGAGGCACAGTGCAAGCATTTCGATCTTCCGCTTCACATCGTTGAAGCTGTGGACAAGAAGGGCGCACCGCTTGGCTTCCTGTCGATCCTTAATAGCCCACGCATGGATCGCAAGACCGGCGAGGCTAAAGAGAATCAGTTTCCCGACATGGGAAACCGTTGGTGTACATCACGCCTCAAGGTCGGCCCCATAGACAAGTTTGTGCGCTCCCTCGAAGGCAAAGTGTTGGTCTTGATCGGTGAACGCCGCGAAGAGAGTTCACAGCGTTCAAAGCTTGAGGCATGGCGTCCCGATGAGAACAATTCAAAAGTTGGTCGCACCGTCGTTAAGTTCTCGCCCATCCTCGATCTCACTGAAAAAGAAGTGTGGGCCATCATCGAAGCCAATGGCATCCCCAAACATCCCTGCTACGCATGGGGAGTGAGCCGCGCATCGTGCGCCATTTGCATTTTCTCAAGCAACCACGAGATCGCCTTGGCCGCTAAACACGCTCCAGAGATCGTTGCTAAGTACGTCGAAGCTGAATCAAAAATCAAGCACACGTTCCGCTACAAGCCAGCCACTAAGACTCGCGAAGAACAAAAACTAACTATCGCAGACATTTTAAAAAAGGAGAAAGCGTCATGTTAAACATTGGTCGTTTAGCCCAGGAAATGCTCAGGATTTTATATTGCTCCAGCGAAAGCCGGTTCAAAGAAATCTTCGGTGATGCCGGTGCTGATTTGTGGTTTATCTACCGAGAAAAATACAGTGGCAACCAAGGCCGATTCTTGGTTGAAATTACTGGCTCACAGGCTGAACAGCTTGCGAATCACGCACGCAAAACCATTCCTGAATTTTCTCCTGGTGGCGACATCGGTTATGTTATTGGGGCTGACGAATGACACTCTGGAAGCGCGTCAAAGGATCTACCAAGATCCAGTTTAAAATACCGTCAGGCATCAACGTCACGCACGCTGACGTTGGCCTGATTGAATTACTTGGCCAAGCTAAAGAGATCCACAAACAGTTCGGAGAAGAGGGCCTGACTAGATTCTTGCGCGAGAGCGAAAAGAAAAACGATCTCAAGGAAGGGCAATTCAATTTCCTTGGCGATTTGATTTTGGGGAAAGGTCCTAAGAAGACCTGAAAGTTTTATTCGGCACTTCGTGGTCATGCGGCCCGACCTCACCGACATCATAGAGATTGTTGAACTGGATCACGAGTTCCCAGTAATCTATTCCCCATTCTTTTTCGCAGGTGTCTTCGCCTCTGGTGTGAATGCCGCCGATGTGATGTTGAGCGCAGATAGGTAGACATGACCGATCAGCGCCAAGGCGTGACTTCTTATCCACATGGTGCGCGTGAACTGGCCAGTACCCGCAGGTCGGGACAATGCAATTGAATCCGTGAATCCAACGAAGATATTTTTCGTCGCGCTCACGGACTCTTTTTTGCTTTGGCTTTTTGCCAGGCTTCGGGAACATCATCCCTGTTGGGCTTCAAGATCAGATTTCAATCCGTCAATGCGGCTTTCGACTTCGCTCTGAGCCTCTTCCATAATATCCAGCGCCTCTTGCGTTGAACACTCGTCTGAATCAATGATGTCATCCAACAACACGGTCAGAGATTCCATTCTCTCGGCCAAACTTCTTCCCTTCATAACAACCCCTTTAATAAACTCGTTCGCTTGTGGTCTTCCGTTGGTGGCAAGCTTTGCAAACCACCTGAATGTTATTTAGTCCTATCCCATCGCCGCCGCGATGCAAGGGGATTATGTGGTCCACTTGCCATTGGTCTCCAGTGTTGTCGCCGATAGAGTGGTATGAAACTTTTCCAGCCATCCACTTGTATCCGTTCTTAACACCTTCATCCCAACGCTTCCGAGTCAAAAGGATCTTGGCCGCCAATTCATCGTCAAAGCACTCGCCGCAGAGTGGGCACGCGCAATTTTGCCGATTGATAAATACCCACATCTTTGACGATGGCGACTGAGGGTAGCAATAGAAGAACGCCGAATTTTTGCAGTCCGAATCGCAATACTTTTTTCGTTTGCTCAAAAGCGGAACCTTATTGCACCAAGCACACTGGCCGTCGATCACGCGCAAATAGGTCATGGTCAAGGTGCGCTGGCGCTGCATCGGTATGATTGCGGCCAAGGTTAATGGCCCAGGCTCGCGCATGGTGATGTCTTCGAGAAGTTTTACGGCCTCTTTCATCAGTTCCTCAAGTGCCACGGTGGACAAAGCCAAATGAAGCTATCGGGGCAATCTGGTTCAAAACTCGCAACGATAGTCCCCTTGTTTACGCTCTTGTAAGTGTCAGGCGGAAATTCCTTCACCGTGAAATCATCATCGTTGTCGAGGAGAATTGCCAGAGCGTGTTGCAAAGCCTCTTCTTCATTCTCGGCATTGACGATGGGCATGAGCAAAATAAATTTGTACGGCTTGCGAACGGTGGGCTTAACCTCGACCGTGTAAATCGAATCAACAGGCGGCACTATTTTGCCGAAATCTGGATCGAGTTTTACGTCCGTGTTCACCCGGTTCATCGCCTCTTCCAATCAATTGGAGCGCCATTGCCCCTCTTGTAAATGGTATCAGGCTTGGGTTAACGGACAAACTTTCATTCGATCTTCACACCTTTGTCTCGGACGTATTCGAGCAAACGGCGAATGGCTTCAGAACGCTTAACGCCAAGATCCTTCGCGACTTGATCAACGAACTTTTTCAAATACGCAGGAATGCGAATATAAACAATATCGGACTTGTTATCTTCCACCTGTTTCGTAAGTACAATTTCTTCGGCGCTCATGCTTCCCCCAAGGTGAAGCGCAGGGAACAAAGTCCCCGCGCACTATGCTGTTTATCGACCTGGCATGATCGGAGACTTCGGCGTAACGAGACCTGATTTTGCCGTGCGAATCTCTTGAGTCATTGCCTGGTATTGTGAAATCAATCCTTTGTCTTCAACCGGATCTAGAAATTTGGTGATCAAAAACATCCCCGAATTAACCGGCTCGCTTGGCGTTGCGCTGAAAAGTCCAGGATCGGGAGTCATGCCCCAACGATTCGTCGGCGGCTGGCCGCGACCGGAAGGCGGTGCAATCTCAAGATCCATCATCATGACGTAACTCAAAACAACTTTTCCGTCCTGAATTTGCGCATCGGTCGATTCAACTGTGCCGATCATCATCCGACGAACCGAAGCTGCGGAAAACATTTCTCCCATCCATACTTTCTTCTCGCCTAAAGCCATTTCATCCCCCTGTTTTTAGCGGTTCAAACCTGGACCGCGTTTTTTGTTACAACTTCCACACACCGGCTCGACCATGAAGGGAAATTGATAATCCCTATGGTCGTAACAAGTGGCATTTACTCCGCAGTCCACGCACTTAAATTTAGATGCACTTGGCATCCGATTAGCGCGAACTTCAATCATGACCATGGACCTCGCTTTTTCCATTTGCGAACCTTTGTTCTTCTCTTGGTAGCGAGCATGGTTCTTTAAAAAATAACGACCGTCGTTGTTGTACTTTCGCGAGTAAGTCATTTTGCATAGCTTGCAAACTCTCCTTGTTCCTGGACGAATTTTTTGATCACTAAGACACTCATGTTCCGAATGCATTGAAAATTGTTCCACGTGGAAAAGGGTTTATTTCGATCTGACATTTTTCACTTCATAGTCCGGACCATAGTGGTTGGCATACCAATGGATTGTTTTCTTGAGGTCCTGCATAAAACACTCTTGGTGCTTGTACACTGGCGAATCCCATACTAATGCGCCCTCTCCGCGAGCGAGCGAATATCGCACGTCGTGCCCTTTGCGATCCTCAATGTGAGCGATCAGGTCCGGCTTATTCATCAAACTCAAGATCGTATGCGCGAGAATGATGTTCGGGATTTCTGGCGTGCCGGTGATGTGGAGGGTATTGCCGTGCGGAACAAACGTGTTGTTTGAAAGCCACCCAAGGAAGTCGCAAACGTGTTCCACCGATGTCCACTGCCTAGACTGGAAGCCGTTTCCATATATCGGAACGGCCTTACTCTGAATCGCATTGCGGATCACGGTCGGGATAAATTTCTCATCCGCCTGTTCTGCACCAAAAATATTCACCGAGCGAGTGGTCGTGATCGGAAGATTGTGAGTATTGATGTACGCCTGAGCCAAAAGTTCCTGCGCACCTTTGCTGGCGCTGTAAACAGATCCGCAGTTCATGATCTGTTTCTCTTCCGCAGATCCTTCTTTAAGGCACGCCACGGTCTCGTCAGTGCCAAATAGAATGATCTTCTGAAGGTTGGGCATGTCCCGCGCCATCTCGAACAACTCGACGGTTCCACCCACGTTGTCGTCGATGAAGGTGCGCGGCCCTTTGATCGATCTATCTACATGGCTTTGTGCGGCCAAATGAATGATCACTTCGACGCCCTGGCATTTCTCCAACACCGATTGCATGACTTCAGGATTTTCATAGGTGCCGAGCCGGTACTTCAAAAATCCGTCAAGACCGAAGTGTTCGAGCCAAGCCAAGGTCTCTTCTTTGGTCGGCATATTTTTGCTTGTCCAAAACATGGACCGATCATCTTGATAGACATAATCAAGACCGAGAACATTGAAGCCCATTTTTTTGAAGTATCTGGTGGCGTGGCGTCCGACAAAGCCGGAACAACCCGTAATCAAGACGTTCATGTAACTCCCTTTACAACCGCTTTACAAAAAGTATCGCGGTTGTAAAGGAAAGTGTCAAACCTAGAATGCGGTCAAAATGAATGCGGCGACCTGCCCAGCGGCACGGTTGCGCAACGACAATCCCTTTGTTCGCGCTCCGCGAAGCACAAGAGTTGTATTTGCCTTGACCACACCGTTGTCTGGCGTACTGCCTTGGTTCGAGAGAAATTGATAAACCAAATCATTGGCACTTTCGTTGGTGATTACCAAAGTGCTCGAAAGGAATCCGAACTGGTAAAATCCAACACCAGGATTGGCCGGGTAGGCATCAGGCGCATTTCCAGAAGTGAAATAGCCATACTCCGGAACCGCTTGCGGGATGCCGCCAGAGACTGAACTTTGCGAATATGTCGGCGTCGGATTCAGTGCCATATTAACCTTCCATCAGGAGCCGTGGCTCCGTGCTCTCGTTAACTTTTTTCTTTTCGTCAATGTGACGTTTCAGTGCTTCAGACGTTACATCTGCGACCGACTTGTTATCTTTCTTGGCGATCTTGCTCAACTCAGCATAAGTCTCGCCTTCAATGCCCATCACGTAAATATCATTTTTCTTTTCCATAAAATTACCTCACGCCGTTCCTGGTATTTTGATTGATGAAATTTTTGAGATCAAGCCCAAATCTCCAGTCAATGCGTTGTCAGCTTGGCGCGGCTTTGGCGGGAAATTCGGATCGTTCTTAGTGTATCCCGTTTTCATCGTCTGCGCCTTAATTCCAAGGTCATTGGCTTTCTTCAATGTAGCCGCGTTGTATGCGAACGACTGGCGCGGGACGAATCCCCATTGGCTTCCGACCTGAATGATCTCATCGAAGTCCATGGATACTTCCGCGATGCGCGGAGCGCCCGAGCGGAAGAACGCAGTATAATTTACGCTACAGCGTGTCATGATGCAGAAAAACGTGTCTGCTAATTGTACGCCTTTGATGTAGGTCGCGACTCCCGAATTTGGCAGATAGATTTCCAGCTTCGGCGGCGGCGAAGCGCGGCCCGTTTTCGAGTAACTTGGATATGTTTTGCTCATCAGCCATGACACACCGGCAGCGACATCGACATGATTCGGCCCGTAGTCAGGCTTCCCGCGCAAAGCGGCGGCACCGGCACTCAAGGGATTTTTCAGAAAATTTCCAACCGCTTGCCCAACGGCTTCCGCCGAAGCGATCAAGCCCGTGTCCTCTTGTTTCCAAAGATCAACTTCGGCGGTGAAGACCGCATCGAAAGAAAGTGTACGCTCGCCACCATGAATCCACTGATAAACAGGATGTGATCCACCGATTGGTTTTTTGCTTGCGTAATCTGTTGATCTGGAAATTTTGATCGACTCAGGAAAATACTGCATCGCTTGCGCTTTATCGAACGGATCATTTGGATCTGCGCCTGGCTCGATAAAATTGGCAATCGAACACATGGCTACATTTGTGTCCTCTGCCGCTTGAGTCATTTGTGCGAGCGATTTTACTAAACTCATAGAGTGAGATTACTCTGGATTCCAATCGATTGGAAGAGCTACCAGACGATAGCCCTTCCTCGAATTAAAACTACGCGGATTTCTTGGCCAATTTAAGGGCCTTCTTTTCAGCTTCGTGAGCCAACAACTGAGGCGTGTTACCACCCAAGATTGTCGAGAACAATTTGATCACAAAGAGAACCGTCGCATTGATGCCTGGCAATCCCTCAACCGTGTCGAGGAGCGAATGCATGGCGATAGCGCCGATACCCGTGAAGAGGCCAACACCGACTGCGGCAAGCGTAAAGGGACGCACTTCAACCGCGATCACCAAAACACCAAGAGCCGGTGCCCAGAGCATCTTCAGTGAGTTGGACCAGCTATCCCATTTGATCAGATTCCGTAGGAAGGACACCTTGACCAAGCTTGTAAGAGCGCGGATCAAAACGGCAGCAATGGCAAGATACAGTGCAGAGCCGGAGATGCCATTGATGGTCTGTGCGTCGGCCACGACCTGATTGATGAATGTTCCGATGTCGATGTCGCCAGCGGCTTGCGCGAACGCGAGCGGAGCGAACATCAAGAGACAAAGGCCGATCATCAGCATGTTCATATTTTTCACAAAACAATTCATAAGCGTTTTCATTCTCTACCTCTTTCGTTGGATAGGAGAATTATACCCTTATTTTCTAAGCTGTGAAGAGGCGTTTGTTTATAGTGAACTCGCCGGTCAAATCAACGATGACAGGATTGTTTACGTCGCCAGACAGCACGACCAAAGCCTCGCCGTCTTGCTCTTCGCCGACATTCAAAAGTGTGGTCTTGATGCCAGAACAAGTGACTTGGATCTTTCCGCCGATGTCAGAAACGATTGCGACCTCGCCTAGCGAGAGAAGGAATTGCTGTTTCAAAGTGTCCGGGTTGTTCGGATCATTGAGCGGCAAAGACACAATGATTTCGGTAGCATCATTCAAAGGGTAGGGCTGTCCATCGACGCGCTGGAGAGAAATCGTGAAGACTTTGATGCTGCCCTGATTTATTTGAACTGCCATGTTCTCCCCCTGAGAGCCAACTATACCTTATTTTTTAGTGAGAGCACTCCCAATTTTTGCCGTGAAGTGTTCGAGTTCCTTCGGCAAGGTGTGCGGCTTTGAATCGTGCAACCACACGCACATTACAAATCCCACCCAGTTCTTCTTATTGTCCATGACCGGAGCCATAAGGCAATACTGGATGCCTTCCGCCACGAAAACATGCTTTAGAAAGAAGTCGTCCTCAGAGTCATCGGTGAAGACTTCGTGGATTCCGTCTTCATGCATGGCCGCGAGAGTCCTGGTCAAATATCCAGTCGGGACTGAAACGTAGGACGCGCTCATCTCTGGGAACGAGATCCCGGTCTTCATGGCTACATGGGTGAGCGAAAGCTTCATGACCGATTCGCCGGACACAAAATATTCGCCGTTATGGAATTGGAACAGCTTTGCGCGGTCGGCGTTTTGAACGGTTCTCAACTCGACAAGAAGATCCCTGATATTGCTATTGCGATTGATCATCTTGGCAGCGTCAAAGAATTTTCTATTTGAGAACCAAGTTCGCACCAAGGCTACGGCAACGAACGACAGGGCCACGACCGCGTATCCGCTGATTTCAATTACGTTCTTTAAAACTAGGTCATGAAGCATCGTAACCCCCACGACCTTATGTTGATTCAGAACGTCATTTCACGCAAGGACAGGTTGCCTAGATCCCGTCTTTTCCCCGGTGGTCAGTCCAGCCAACCACATAGAGGATGTAAGCTATGTTCGTTGAATTGTCAGAACTGAAAGTTAAGTTAACTTGAGCCGATGTGTTGGTCCAAACACTGGTTGTTACTTTATTCTGATGGTAAAGGAGCGTAGCTTCCCCAGCCGTGTGACCACCGCTACACATTAGGTTTACATTCTCTACGTTACCGCCATAAGTCAGCGTCTGAGATCCTGGCGCTGTGATTGTTGTCGGAGCGATCCATCCGAATCCAGTCACTTGATTGTTCACGCCGCCGCAACCAAAATTAAAATCGGCTTCGACTTGGATACCAGTAGGAACGAAACTTAGATTGGTAGTGTAAACACCAGGAGCAATGGATAACGACGATGATCCAACCTGTGGCGAATTTACATAAACTCTCTCGCCAAATTGCCTGTAGCCAAACCATTGACCAGCGGAAGCGCCAGCGTACATCGTAAATACTCTACGCTTCAATGTGTAGCCCGTTGGCATGGTCGGACTCGTCGGAGACAATGAGAATAAAATATCTACTGCACCAGAGATAGGATTCTCGATCACGAACACATTGTAAGTAGAATTGGCTGTTGCTGATCCTGTATCAAGACCACCGTTTCCAGATCCAGCCGACCATCCTGCCGCTAAGTTTTTCGTAAACGAAGTTGGCGAACTTATCGTGACCGTATTGGTGCTATCGTTCGCCGCTCCAGCGCCAATAGTCATGAACGATCCGGAAGCTGACGTTTGAAATCCATCAATGAAGTTTCTTCCGACCGCAAGAAGATTGTTCTTGAAGGTCGTGATGTCTGCGAACACAGGAGCCGGAACATTCTGGTTTATCGGAATGACCGTGTAGTGAATATTGCGGCCACCGATAGATCCGTCAGCGAGAATGATCGGATTAGAGGTCAGAGTTCCTGACGCATTTTGCGCGTAGAATAATCGGATCGTATGTTGGCCAGCAAAAGTGAAGTGAAATGTACCGCACAAATTGCTGTGGATATTTGTGATCCCATTGAACCCGCTGGGATACTCCCATGCCGTAATCGCATTGCCAGTTTGAATGATGGTCGAGTCGCTGTTGGCCGGAGTCTCTGCCAAAGTGAATGATCCGAATAGTCGTCCTGTCGCGGTCTCGTTTAATTCTGTTCCGAACTGAGCGCATATTCTTACGTCACCAGCTACCGGAGCTATGAATGAAATTCCAGGTTGCGGAGTTCCAGATGTGCAAGTCGTTCCCGTTGGAGGAAAAGATCCTGAGCAAGCAATCATCGAAGGGATAACATTGTTCCCCAATGAATTTGCGAGAACCATTCCAGCAATACCCGGCCACACCGTCAGAGTTGGTACGTTGCCGCCGCTTGATACTGGATTTGGTCCCGTGATCGTTGCATCGACATGCCATCCGACCGTTGTGATGTTCATGGCCGTCTGAGTCGTTCCTCCACGGACCTTGATGAAATAAGATACGTTCGCATTGATAGGACGAGTTTCACTTCCACCTGCATTTTGCACGTTACCGATGTCTCGCATTGCATCGCCAGCGTTTGCAATTCCATCTGTGCCAATAGGATCAGCGAGTGATGCAATCATAATAAAACGATTTCCGGCACTCACGTTACCGGCATTGTTTCCCCAAATAGTGTGATTATGGGATGTGAACTGAGAGCCTTGGATCGAGCCAGGCAAAAGGACACTCGTATTACCGCCTGAGTTCATGGCCGTGCGCGAAGCACCATCTGGATCGCGGCCCGACGCTGCGACGTTGGTATTTATGTCAGCGCCACGCAAAAATCTGCCGCGCATATCCGGCAAATTCACAGTGGTAGATCCATTGCCAGATCCAAAGGTGGTTCCGCAATTAGACATGTAATCGCTGAAATCTCCTCTAGAAATTGCTCTGCCATCGGCCACTTTGTAATCACCAAAATCAGCCGTCAGTGTGCTCGCGATGATCGTACAAATTGGATTCGTGTCACCCAAAGCGACAAGAGAATCTTGGCCTAAAATCGTATTGTCCATGATGACTGCCGACTCAGCCGCCAAAGATGTGAGCCGTGTTCTCATGGTCGCAGGACATGCGAAAAATAACTGAGTCTTGGTTGCCTGACCAATTGATGGAAGGTTTGTGCTGGCGATCAGATTGTTTGATCCATCAACAACTTCAAAAACGATATTTCCTGAAGTTCCATTCCATTTAGTCCAAATGGATGCGCTACAGCTATTCGTCCCCTGAAGACCAATCGGAGTATTCACCAAGGCCGAATCGAAATTCTGTCCAGCCGCAGTCGGAGTCCATGAGCCTGATTTTTGCGCGAACAAAGGATTCACCGTGATTACGGAGAAGGTCCCGCCCGATGCCGTCCAGTTACCTGAACCGGCCTCGAAGTCCCAGTTCAACGTCGCGAGAGTATTTATACCACCGGCTCCGCCAGCGCCACCGATGCGACCATTTGAGATCGCATTCGACAACTGGTCGTTGATGTTGTTCGCGGTCACGTAGATTTTTGAATCATTCAAAAGCGAAGAGACAACTCCGCCAAACGTAATATTGTCTCCGGTCGCATTGCTTATAGCATTGGCGCTCAATTTAATCTGTCCAACAGAGCAAGATCCAGGAAGACCGATGATGGTTGTTCCTGATGGAATGAATAGGGGATTGGTCACGTCATAGACAAATTGCCCGACACCAAGCTTGGCCACTGATCCCGGTGAAGAGATACACGGAGATCCGCTTGTGAGGTTCCCAGTGGTGGACAAGACCGCTGAAGTCAGATCAGAAAGACTCTTGAAGTCTTCGTTCTGGAGCCGTCCGACACCGTATGAATTTAAACAAGCAAACATCAGCAACAAATAAATAATCTTTTTCATACGCATCTCCAATTTAAGTTCCAGGAATGTTAGCGCCAACGCAGATAAACGACCAGTTAGTATCAACGGCACCGCCGCCATCAAGTGATCCAATAATTCTATAGCTGGTCGCCGATACAGAGCCAGGTGGATTTAGACAAAAAATGTTGTTCTGCACGTTGTAGATCGAGCAAGTGCATATCGCATTTCCGGCTCCGGCGTTAAAACCAGATCGGAAATTGATTGTGCAATCTCCGCCGCCGTTCCTTGTGATCGAAGCGATCTGTCCGAAAGGATCAGAGATAATAGTCGGACTCGCTGAACATCCAATCACGCCAGCTATGATCGTCGGTGATCTGTCATTTACTCGGTTGTTTTGTGGAATTTGGAAAGTCACTCCACGCAGATCGACCGCTTGAGGTCCATCATTGGCCAAGGTGTTTGTAACCCACTGACCAGGCGTAGCTTCATTGGTGCGCAGACGCGCCAAGAATCTCACTGGTGCGCTACTAACGATTGATCCAGGAGAGTATAATCCACCACTGGTATTCGACGATCCATTCAGTGTTGCCGTACTCCATGGCAAGGATTCATCTAACTTATAATTCGATACAACGCCCAATTGAACTGTTCCCGCATTATCAATGGCATAGACGTACACGTAACAATTCCCAGCCGCACAACCAAGTGTAGCTCCCGCTGGAACAGTGAGCGAAATACTCGACGTTACGGCCCTTTGATTATATAGAGAAACGCTCCCTACGCCTTCAGTAGATCCCCTCAAGCTTATATGAACCGGGCTTCCGACAGACGGTGCCGTACTTCCATCGGCCTGAGTCAACGTAACCGTCAACGCGCTCGAAGATACACTCGTCTTTATTCCTACGTTTTGAAGATCATTCGGATCTGTCGGAGCGGTAGCTTGCGCTGCCCACTTAGTTCCTGTCGCAGTCGTTGAATCGGCGGTATAGACCTGGCCATCAGTTCCCACGGGAACGCGAACAGTGGTGGTGCTGAAGCCAGGGGTATCACCCTTGGTGGTCAAGACCGATGCGGCCCTGAACAAATTCCCATCGGTAATCGCTGATGAAAGCTGTTCAGTGATCCCGGTGGTGGAAACATAAATTTTCGTATCATTTAGAAGGTGAGTGACGTTGCTGCCATTGCTGGTGAGATCCGCGAGACTTTTGAAATCGTCGTTCTGCAAAAGATCAGGATTGGTTCCCGCGAAGGCACCAACCGACATGACCATGATCAACGCACTCAAAAGTTTTCGCATACGATCTCCCCCATCAATGACAACAAAATATTACTTCTTTTTGGCTACTTTTGCCTTCGCTTTTGCTTTCGCAACAGGCGTGCATTTGGCGCGTTTCTGAGCATCAAGAATCGACTTGTTGCCATGGGCGTCGATTCGGCAAATGCCAGGAACGGGCGGTGCAGGTTTCGGAGCCGGTTTGGGCTTCGGAGCCGGTGCAGGTGCTGCCGCAAAAACAGATCCACTTAACAAGACCAGAACAAGAATAATAAAGCTTTTCATACAATCTCCTTTTTAAAAAGCATCCAACCTATTGCAATCCGAAGCAATGATAAACCACTTTATCGTTAGCGCCAAATGCTACTGACGTACCGAAAGTAATCGCTGACGAAGAGGGCACAGTTGGAGCAACCGCATACGATGTTGTTTCCGCCTGGAAAATACACACCGGAATCTGGTTATAAGCGTGATGGAACGTCAAGGTGCAGCTTGAAAATGTTCCGCTTCCAACTTGAATACGGCCAGCAATGTCCGTGGCATTTCCGACAAATGACGGACTGGTTCCGCAGCTACTTAACGTCGGGGCTGTGCCGGTGGTTCTAATGTGAGTTTCGCCTAGAATAATCTCACCATTGGTCGTGCTACCCGCTCCAGGTGAAATGAAAATGCTGCCGCCGCCAGCGGATGAACTTGCGCCGCCAGTTGAGATGGATATAGATCCAGAACTTCCGCCGCCGCCAGATGCCAGTGAAACAGATCCTGAACCACCACCACTTCCAGCGGCTCCAGACAAGAGTTGTGCGCTTCCTGTTGATCCAGAACTATTTCCGCCCGACGTAACAAGAACTGATCCAGATGAACTTCCACCGCTACCAGTCTCACCAGATTTTAATGTGACACCGCCGCTGCCGCCAGATCCGCCAGCATTTGGAGGGCTTCCTGATTGAATACTCACAGCACCAGATGTTCCGGTTCCGCTAGGTTGTCCTGTCAATAAACTGAGTCCACCAGAATTTCCATCTGCCGTCTGACCTGTGTTGACATTGAACCCACCAGACTGGCCAATTCCACTCGCGTCTCCGGTGTCGAAGGTCATAGCGCCAGTCGCAGTATCTATGGCCGCTTGACCAGTAGTTAAATCAATTTCACCTGAACTGAATCCATTCCCAGTAAATACTCTGAATGCTCCGGATGTACTTGATGAAGTTCCTGCATTTCCGGTCGTTATATCAATTCCGCCAGAGGCAGCGGCAGCGGCACTACCTGTTGTGATTTGCATATTTCCAGATGTTCCAGTACCAGAATTTGGACCAGTGCTAATTGCTATCGGACCACTCTCTCCAATACCAGTGGATGTTCCAGTCGCTAGACCAATCGTTCCGCCTGAGCCATCAACACTTGTTCCGGTAGTCAAAATAAGATTTCCGCCTTGGCCTACACCAGTTACGTTGCCGGTGTTCAAGCTAAGACTTCCACCTTCAGTGTCAGTGACGGTTGGCATACCCGTCTGAATCAACAAGTCCTGTGGCTTCGCGGCTTCATCTTTTGTTTGGAGCACGGCTGATGTACCCGTGGCGAAAAACAAATTCTGATTGATTGCAGTAGGAGAAGATAAGTTTGAAAGAGCGAAGTTTGCTCCAGATCCCCCGCCACTACCGCCGCCCGTTCCATTCAATGCAATAGTGATCTGATCATAATCAAAAGTACCGTCACCAACCGCAAAGAAGATCAATGCATCACCTGCATTCAAACTCAGTGGAGTGGACATACTGTATAGGTGATCAGATCCAGCCTGTGGAGATGTCACAATCTGTTCCATTGGAATCGGACTTCCAGAGTTTACCTGATAGAACAGTTGGATGACGTGCGGCGAAGAATCAGCAATGTTCGCGTGCGAACTCATGCTCAATGTGAACAAACCAGTCGTCGGTGCCGTGATGGTATTCGCGGTGGTAGTAAAGGCAGGATCTGTCTGATATTCCACGTTTGAACTATTAAATAATATCGGAGCACTTCCAGTCGGAGTCGTGATCGTTGGAGCGTCTACCTTTACTCCACCAGAACCACTCGCTTGCTCGGATGCATCAGCGTTCAAATCCTTAAACTTGATGAAAACATCAACACTACCAGCGGTGAGTTGGTCAAGGTTGTCGCCGGTTGAATTTGCTTGAAACTGAATAAAATGAGATGCGCCGAAATCTATTGGAGTGAACAGTCCCTCATTCGTATAAACAGTGTCAGATGGAGCCGTAAACAATTCTGTGTTGGTCGTGTAAATCAGACCATTCAAGTCATTCCCGAAACTGTATACGACATCGGTAATGGCCCCACCACCGAACGCGATTGTCGGATGAACTACCCAAGCTTCAACTATAGATCCAGCCGGTACGTTCACGACATTCAAGGTGTGAGAAGTGGTTGGATCAGTAAACTGATCAAACGTGAGTGTGTACTTTACCCAGCCTTTCCCAGCCAAATTTGATCCGACATCGCTCCACGCAGTGCCGTTGTAAGTGCGAAGGTTTCCAGTGGCGCTATTGAAATACATCTCGCCGGTAATTGGGCTTGGGCTAACGGGATCTGTTGTCGTCGCCCAAATTGCCGTTGGACTTCCGAATTGAGTGACACCAGCGACACTCCAATTAAATGCTGTCGCACCAGTGGGATCGTTTAAAGTTCTGCCGTATGGAGCGACAGCCACTACCCCAACCGCATCAGCCAGCGCATCAATCTGGCTTTGGCCCCAATAATTAGCTGTGGTTCCTAAAGCGAGAGAGCCATCCGTCACGCTAGGTAATAGATGCCCTGACTGAGTAACTGTTCCATTTACATCGGCAGTCCAAACAATATTCATTGAAGCGGGAGCCGCAGTGTCGGTACAACCTGTTGCCGTAAAAAAAGTTAAGCTTGGAGCATCTCTGTTAACGGCAAGGACCGAAGCATCGCTATCCGCGCCATGACAGGTCCAGCTACCACCGCTGTCGAGCGACATAGTTCCAGATAAATACAATCCTCTATCGAAATCTGAAAGATAGGTTTTTTTCTTGTTGATGTAAGTTCCATCGGAGAGGCTTGGATCAAATATCAAAGGTGTGTTGATAGCAACACTTGATAGATTCGATAAAGCGGTATTCGCTCCGCCGCCACCGCCGCCCGATGCCCAACTTAAATTTCCACTTCCATCAGTAGATAAAACCTGTCCATTTGTTCCGTCAGCGAGTGGAAGTGTCCACAATGTCGTGGTAGTCACAGCGGTCGGCGCAACAAAGCCAACATACTTGCTAGAACTGTCGTCCAAGAAAAAGATTGGTGCCCCTGAGCCAGCCATGAACAATTGGTTATTCGGACCAATGTTTACGTGACGAGTAGAACCTGGAGTCAAAACAATGTCTCCATTGCCCTGAGCCGTTAAAGTCAAACTGGTATTTACCGCAGAAAAAACATCGTTCACATATAGAGACGACCAATAATTACTCGAACTTCCTAGAGCATTAGATCCGCCCGAACTTGGCAAAAGGTCTTGGTTGACCGCTGTCGAATTAAGGTTACTCAAATCCTTCAGCGCAAATGGTGATCCAGAGGCTGTCGTAGTTCCTGTTCCGCCGTGAATAACAGGAAGAGGATCTCCTAAGAATCCCTTGAGAGGTTCTTTCGCGTAAGCAGATAAACAAATCAGTGTTAAGGCTAGAAAAAACTTTTTCATAATCATCCCCTACTCAATGTCCCAAGTACCACTGACTGCACAAATCACTTGAAGCGAATCACCAGGAATAAGCGTGTATATGTTGCTTGCGTCAATATTGTCGGTGCCAGCACCAGCAACAATGACGTTGAAAGTTTGGGCCGGAGTATTTTTGATCTCATGGCGCTCGCCAATATTTGTCGTACATGCCGGTAGAGTGTAAGTACGGTCGGCTGTGAGCGTGGCGGTTGCGCGAACATGCTGATCGCCAGCGCCGATTGCGACAGTAGTATCCCCGCCATTGACCACTGTCCAATTTCCGCCGCCGCCACCAGTAGCTGGCATCCAAGTTCCAGTTCCACTTCCGTCAACAGAAGTCCAAACATAACCGGATGTTCCTTCTGATCCGTCTTGAAATACGATGCCGCCCTTGGTTCCAGTGCTTACGCCACCGATGACCAAAGAGATCCCGCCGCTCGCTCCTGAGCCAGTAGCTAAACCAGTTCCGAATACGATGCCACCAGTGTTCGAGTTTGTGCCAAGGCCGCCGCCAGTTTGAATTCCGATGTTGCCGCCAGTATCAAACGGTTGGCCTGTTTGAATGTCCACATCTCCAGAAGATCCAGCGGTTCCATTCACTGCGCCAGATTCAAGTAAAACAGAACCTGTGTTACCGCCGCCGCTAGATGCTCCAGTTACAAGCGTCAATGCGCCTGACGTTCCGTTACCGCTGGTGCCACCACTCTGTAGCGTCCATGCTCCGCTTGAATTATCTACGGAACTTCCAGTGCTGGATGAAATAGCTCCGCTTACCCCTACTCCTGTGACGCTTCCAGTATTAAGGTTGATGACACCAGAATTAACGTCGGCGGCAGTGGTAGCGCCGGTAAACAAATTAACATCTCCTGTGCCAGCGATACCAGAACCCGTATTAAGATTTAGGCCGCCTGATGCTCCAGTGCCGGTCGCATCTCCGGAAACAAGAGTCACGCTTCCAGAGGTTGCGCTACCCGTTGTGTTACCGCTGTTCAAAGTGACAGTGCCTGAAACTCCGTCAACCGTCGTACCTGTGTTCCATATAAATGGACCGCTCATACCTGTGCCGGTTGCAGCGCCTGTAACAAACTGAAAATATCCAGTAGTCACGCCGTCAGTGGTGGTGCTACCAGTGCCAAGAAAGATAGGTCCTGATGGCGTCGTTGATGTTCCGTTACCAGTGGTCAGGCTGATTAAACCAGTGGTGTTTGCATTAGACGTACCAGTAGCGATCACGATGTTACCGCTCTGGAAACCCGTTGCATTGCCGCTCAGAAGATCAACTTCTCCCGACACTCCGCCACTAGCATCTCCAGATTTTAATTGCGCCAAACCGCTGGGGCCATTGGCCGCGCCACCAGTGAAAACACTGATAGCACCGCTAGATGCATCTCCGCCGCCAGTGTGAAAATTCATATCACCAGAAACTGATCCGGTAAGCGTAGAGTCACCTGAACGAATGTCTATGGCGTCGGATACGTTTCCGATGGTGGCCATGTCCGTCCAAATAGTGAAACCGTGCTCAGTGGCGTTACCGCCCATGTTGCCAAGGATGATTTGTTCAGTTCCATCTAAACCAGTTCCGTGTAGATGGAGAATATCGGTGTCGATGTCTACTCTACCTTGAGTGCCTGAACCACCCGATGGTGTGGTCAGAAGTAAAATGTTTCCCGTATTACCTGTTCCGCTGGTGCTTGATGTAGTCAGACTAATGTCTCCGCTGACTCCATTTGCGGCTCCGCCAGTGAGTAAACTGATTGCACCAGAATTTCCAGTTCCGGAAACCGACTGACTGACAATCCCGATAGCACCTGAGTCGGTGTCCACTGGAACGCCACCAGAGTTTGTTCCTAGAGTTAGGCTCGCGGTAGTGCTGTCGCCAGTAACGATCTGCGCCGGGCCGCCTTCGGCAAAAATAAGATCATGATTGATCGCTGTCGGACTCGTAAGATTTGAGAGCGCCGTATTCGCTCCGCTGCCAGACGCGATGTCACTCCAAGTTGTTCCGTTGTACACGCGCAAAAGATTCGACACGTTGTTGAAATAAACATCACCGGCCTGTGGTCCACCTGGAGTAGATGGATCAGATCCAATGTTCGCAAATTCTAAAACTCCAGAACCATTGATCGTGGTGCGATCACCATCGAGTTGAATAAGTCCCCGCGCTCCAGAAGTAGCCGTTCCCGTGGTCAAAAGGATGCTTCCGACGCCGCCAGTGTCTGTGTTCCCAGTTTGCAAAGTAACTGCGCCACTGTTTCCAGTGCCGGTATTCCCTCCTGAAGCCAAAGCGACAGGACCAGAACCACCATCAACAGAAGATCCGGTGATCATAGTGATTTCGCCGGATGAACCATTTCCTGAAGCGTTACCAGTTCCAGCCGAATAATTTCCAGTCCCAACACCAGTACCAGATACGCCGGTTTGAAAAAACATCGAGCCTGATCCGCCCGACAATCCAGTTCCAGTTGAAACTGAAAATGAACCGCTATTTACGTCTGCGCCACCAGTGGCCCAATTAAATCCACCTGAACTTGAACCTGCGCCGCTTGCATCTCCGGTCTGCATGTTCATTGCCTCTGATACATTTCCAGCCGAAGCATTGGCTGTCGTGATCGTATAGCCATCAGAACCGACGTATCCGCCAATGGCACCGAGAATGATTTGCTCGAAGCCTTGATCAACAGAGTCTCCGTAAATATTGATGGTCCGAGAGTTCAATGACAGAACGCCGCGAGTACCGGAGCCTGACGGCAATCCCGTCTGCAATAGCATTTCTCCTGAATTACCAGTGCCGGTAGTGCTGCCCGTTGCCATTATGAGCGAGCCTGAATTTGTGTTTGTGGCCAGAGCCGCTGCCGTACCACCATTCGTGTCGATAAGCAGATCAGCTTCCGTAGTATTTGAAGTACCGATTTCTCCGTTACTCATGCCTTGATAAATGATCGGAACCGCAGGTTGTAAAAACGCCGGATTACTCCAGTCAAGAACCCATTGAGATCCAGTATTGTTGATCAACATTCTGTCGTTTACGTCGATAGCGAAAAGATTATTTGAATCGAAAAGTTCTTCGATAAACAATGTTTGCCAAGTATTGGTTCCGCTTCCAAGACTAAATGAATTTGCAATTCCTGGAATAAGATCCTGATTGATCGCAGTGGGATTCGTTAAATTATCTAACGCCGTCGTCGCACCACCGCCACCACCGCCCGTGATCCATGAAGTATTGGTCCCATCAGTAGAAAGAACTTTTCCAGATTGACCGCTTTGCGATGGCAATAAAGCATTCAAAGCACCAGTCTGCGTATTTGCTCCAGTGCCACCGTTAATAACCGGCAAAATACCACTGACCGCAGTCGTGAGACTCACGTTAGTCAATACGTTCGTGGTTCCATCAATACTCTTATTAGTCAGAGTATCGGTGCTTGCTCGACCAAGCAAAGTGTCGGACGCCGAAGGTGGCGTCCAAGTTTTCGTCATGTCGGCAGACTTGAATGTATCAACAGGAACAATGCGCGTAGACGACGCATTGGCCGTCCACGCGAAGAGCGTGATTGCTAAAAATAAAACGCGCATTAACTATCTCCTAGCGACTTCGGTCCAATTCGTTCCATCCCAAAAAACAACGAGCACGCTGTCAAGACCACCCACCCAAGGACCGTTCAGTGATAGGCCGTTGCCATCTGCTAACGTCACAGTATTGCTCGCGCTACGACCGATCAAGGTAAGTCTTTGACCAACATTAGCACCGACAGCAATCTGCGGAGTCGCAGTCACAGTTACCGCTCCAGCGTTACCGGCAATGAAATTGTAGGTGTCATAAACAGCACTTGAGAATCCAATGCCGCCAACAGCCGTAATCAATGTCGGTGAAGCGCGTGATGCAACGATGCTGGGCACCGATGACACTACTCCCCACGAAGCATTCGTTCCGTCAGTGGTCAGGAACTTTCCTGAATTGCTGGACTGAGAAGGCAACACCGCGTTGGCCGCGCTAGGCTGATCGACTCCGCCAGTACCGCCGTTTGCCAAAGGCAGTGAGCCAGTGACAGCCGCAGCTTGATCTAAGTGGACGGCATCAATAGTAGGAACCCCAGACGCACCGGCCTGGAAAGATTGGTACTGAGAACCGGCAGAGGTCACGCCGACAGGTGAAGTTCCGTTACCATAAATCAATCCATTCGCAGTAAGACTCGCAACACCAGTACCGCCGTTCGGCACAGGCACTTGGCCACTCAAGGCCGTTCCCGCAGGAATGTTGGTCAGAGTGTTTGCTGATCCTGAGATGCTTTTGTTGGTCAGAGTATCGGTAGTCGCTCGACCTATCAAAGTGTCTGAGGATGTCGGCAAAAGTAAAATCGCCGCTCCGTTTGTAATCTCGAAACCATCGAGAATACGGACAGAAGATGCAAACGCCCAATTGGGCACCGCTAACAACAGTGTAAATAGAATCAGATTCCTGGCTTTCATGTTACCTCCTTGAAACTTCAGCCCACACCGTTCCATCCCAAATTAGATAGATAAGTGCGTGGTTTGTTAAATTCATCGGACCATTCAATGCTAACCCATCTCCGTCTTCCAGTATTGGGTAATTCGCATCCGAAGTTCCAAATAAAATCAATTCCTGTGCGATGGCATTACCGGCCTGAATTTGTGGATTTGCCGTCACGATATTGCCGCCAGCTATAGCGCCGACCACATATTGCACTTGTCTTTGGTCGGTGGTGATAGAAATACCGGCAGATGGGGTAATTGCGACAGGAGTCCCAACACTTCCATTAGGAGTCAGTGCCCCACTTCCGCCGCCGCCAGATGGACCATTTCCCGTAAAAATATTCGCGAGATAAAAAACGTAGATCCTAGAGCCAAGGGCAGGAGCGGTAACGAATTGAATCGTACTGTTATTTAAACCTTGGATCAGATTCCAAAGCGATCCGTCCTTCACCCTTCCATTCACCATGACAAGTGTGGATGCACGGTTGGCCACTTGGCCTGATAGCGAGAAAGTTGTGTTCACGCCGTCAACGACGCCACCAGGAATTTCCTGAGCGCCAGAGACCATGCTCTGACCTGCCGAAACGTAGAAGATATATACTGATAGACCGATTGCCGGTGGAGTGAGCATGACCACATTCTGGCCACTCAAGGTCCACTGCGTACTATCCAATGGGCCGCCATCAACGATTGGCAAAATACTCTGCGCGTTGAGTGGAACTTGGCTAAGACCGAATGTCGTGTTTGTTCCGTTAACCACACCAGATGGAATCTCTTGCACGAAGTTCGGCTGAACTCCGTTACCAATGCCGGTGTTTAGATAAGGTCTACGCCACAAGATTGGGAAAGGTACATTCACATTGGTCAGCGGATTGATGTGGCCAAGACCGTCTGTAGAAATAATGAACCCGCCAATTTGCAGATTCGTTCTGTCAGGTATCGGAATATTTTCATCAAAGGTTGCGCCGCTTACGCTGGAGAACACTCCACCATAAACTACATTTATTGTATCGTCAGGAGCTAAGGATACGATCCCCACCTGATATGAGTTCGCCACTCCAGACACTGAAGCAATCGGGAACGTCAGGTTGCCTGAAACTTGGTGAGCGCCGCCGATTGTCCCGTTGAGCATGTTCAGAACAGTCAACTGAGTATTGTTTATGCCGCCGTTGTAATGGCCAAAAGCATTGCGCGGAAACTTTGAAGACACGTTTTGCTGAACGTATGTGTAAAGCCTTTTTCCATTCGCCGTGAACTGCGACGGCGTAATCGTGAAGTTGAAAGCATTGTTCTGATCGATGTCCATGACCAACAGATTCTGCCAAGGCATGTTCTGTTGAAGCGTTGACCAAACTGACGGCGGCATAAGCCCCGCTTTGGTCGGTGTCGCGAGCGGAGTTTTTCTGGGATACAAAGGATCGGCGTATTGGAACATTGATCCATCGAGAGGAGTCAATGAACTCGCCGGGACCATCACGTTACCAAGAACCACAACCCAAGGATTCGCATCAATGTACGCGCCATCAACAAGCGCCAACTCTGCGGTCGTCTCCACATTGATCGAGTATTCAACTTTCAAAATAATGTAAACTGTTTGCCCTTCAAGGCCGGTAGCATCCAAATGCTGAATTGCGCTTACGCCTGGAGGAACCTGAACTGTGTTTGAAAAACCTTGGAAGTCATTTACGACTGCAATCGAGTAACCAAGAGCCGCATCGAAATTTCCATTCAAATAGCCGACGCCACTTACACTCGGAGATACGTTTCCAGAAACTGAACCAGGACCAACTATGATGTCGCGAGGACCGAGACCACCGGGACCAATCGTGAATCCTTCATAGCAACCATCCGGCCATACGCCAAAATTCTTTTGGTTTAACCCAGAAGAAACGCGAGGCTCCCCCCAGCGCACTTTGACGTAATCTTTTTGTATGGAGGTCTGGTTGAATAACACGTTGTCTCCTGTTTACTGTCAGAACGTCAGTAGCACTAAATGGTTCAATGTTTTTGTACTCAGCTTGCCTTCTCCTGGGAAAGTTCCGTAAGCAACCATCACATCTTGAAGATCGAAAATTCCAACCTCTAAATAGGTCGGCGCATTTCCACCAAGAGTGATGCTGTTCTTCGGACCATCTTGATCATCCGGAGTATCCGGTTCCAAGCCAGAGATACCATTGCCCTCATTGGTGTCCATGAAACATCTGACTTGAATCCCGCCCGGAGCAATGAAAAGAAAATCTGATGGAGTGAACGTCTTTCGATACCAAAACATTCCACTCGTTGAAGCTTGGATGTCATGAAGCGTGGGATCTGGATTTGCCGGTTGCATACAGCCAGAGACGATGATGAATCCGCCGACGCCTAATTTGAAATACTGACCATACGACCATGAGAATCCACCGCTAGGTCCACCAAAACTTTGCGCTAAGGCATTGTGACCATCATCGGTGATAATAGCCTGATCAGTATTCGCCATAACTTACATCCCCCTGCCGCCAATTTTACGCTTATTATATTCACTCATTTTAATGAGCAAATTTCAATAGCGTCAATAATCAAACAAAACCACTCACTCACGACATTGACGCCCTCAGACATCCGTCCAAAGGCTCAACGTCTTCAGGCAATCCGCTGATGTCGAAGTAGCAAGCTTCCATGACCAACGGATTTGATTGTTCTTCGGACACACTTGCTCTTGCTACCACGGTGTTGTCGATGTTGAACACGGACAAAAATTCCGGAGCAATAACCTCATGATGAATCGCGGTCACATCTTTAATTTTATCTATCACAAGGTCCAGGAAAATATTGAAGTCAACGCAACCTTGATCGATTGGTCCCGTGCCGGTGATCGCTCCAACAAGTGGACTATTCGGCGGGATTGTGAACACAAGTCGCAGGAATGAAGACTTCGCATACGTCTCGTCTTCGACTGTCGGAGTGCCAGGATAAGTTCCCGGTGGCACATCGACATGGTTTATTTTTGGCACACCTGGATCTGCATTCACAGACCTCAAAGGGAATTGGTGAAACAACGGGATGAATGGAATCCATTCGTCAGCGATGCGCCAAAAATTATCCACTTCGACAGCGAACCCGCTGGCCAGGCCGCGAACTTCATATCCTTTGACAGTTCCCTTGATCTGCAACCACTGGCTCGCGTTACCGACAAATGATCTCTTTAAAAATTCAGGATCGTTCTTATCGATCCCAAGACCAAGCATATCGCCAAGCAAAAGGAGAATAGCATCAGGCGCTTTCTCGTAATCGATCAGCGTTGGCATCAAGTCAACTTGATCGCGCCTTTTTGAAACTGAATTTGCATAGACTTTCAAAACTTGCAGAAGTGGATTGGTTTGATCATCCATTGGATCGGTGCCGTCAGGAGCCGCATCAATGATGTACTTCTCAGGGAATAGGTCTACAACTAGGTCGCCACCCACGTCGGATTTACCGAACGGACCTTTACCGAATTTTGAGCGACCAAATCCTGCCACACTTACCCCTTAAAAAGTCGTCGGAAGATTGCAGTAAAACCTCTGTCCAATCCGCGCACCGAATACGAAGAGGCCAGCCTGATAAGCCAAGGCCCCAGGAACCACCAAGAAATTCGCCGTCACGTTGGCCCCAGCACTCACGGGTGACGCGATCACGACTTTATCACCGTCATTTAAGGTGAACTGTCTTGTCGCCAAGTCAGGGCCAAAACTGATCTTCAATTGAAAATTCGTGGAGAGGATCGGCATGATGAAATCGCCGGTCCAACTAAAGATCCCGTTCGCCGCATCCCAGAAAAGTCCAGGAGATGGCACGAGAATGTTTCCAACTGATTGGAGGATTCCGTAAAACTTCAGGTCCATATCATCCACCATGGCCGTGAAGTTATCGAAATAAGGATCTAAATCCTCACTGGGAACTGGGATGTTGGTCAGTGGTGTGGTTGACATTAGAATACCTCTGCACGGGTGAAGCGTTTCACAACCTGGACTTTGAAGTTGTTGTTCTGAATGACTTGCTGTTTGTTGATCAGCAAATTTCCATCTGCATCGAGTAGGGCTGTCGGATTAGTGATGATCGCGTTGATATAGATCACATCACTTGAACTTGTGTTGGCGCGAACGGCATCGTTGATGTCGCTCAAGAATAAATTCAACCCAACTTTTCTGCGCACCATGATTCCAAGCGGTGCCGTAGTTTGAATCATTGCGTTTGTAATTTGCTGAACGACATCGTTCTCGACCGCTGTCGGACTGATACCAATTTCGATTATGATGTCAGTCGGAACTATTTTTTCAGATCCATCAACAGATGTCACAGTTACCACCGCGTCGGCAATTGTTTGCAGCGCGACCTCGACACCATCAAGAGTGCTTTGAGATGGAGCGATATATTTGTTGTTCGCATCAACACTCAAAACTACCACCTGAACATTGTTTGCTTTCGACGTGTCGCTGAACACTCGACTCAAGTAGTCCATCAATCCACTAACGCTTGAGCTAAACAATCCACTCGCGGCTGTGAGCAATGATTGGATGTCGCCGAAATTTGTGATTCCAAGATTTGAAATTCCCATGACGCCAAGTCCGGGTATTCCTGAGATGAATAGTGCGGCCACATTGTTCACGCCTAGAGTATTGGTTCCTGACACTCCAAGGAATGAAGTTCCAGTCACTGTCGATCCACTAACACCAAGTTTGTTTATTCCACTAACTCCCAACAATCCTATTCCAGTGACCGTCAAAAGATTCTGGCCGCCAATGATAAGTCCATCAGTTCCGCTGACCGACAATAACTCACTGCCGGAAACGGAAGCTGAAAGCATCAGGTCTTGCGCGGCCTCGAAGTCATCGACGCCTTGGAGAATGTCTTCAAAGAATCCTTGGATAGTGATGTCACCGCTCACGCCGCGCATAATCTGCGCATCCGCAATTGCCACTCCCGGCTGAAGTTGGGCAATCGTATCGTAGTCACTCTTGATGACCGCAGCACTTTGAGTTCTGAAAAATGACGAAGCGAAAGATTTCACATGGCGAATGTCTTCAGGATCTGCGCCAACATTTCCCACAGGATTTGAAAGCGTCATCGCAATTGTTTGGCCACTCACAACCATCTGAGTCAGAGGCCCTGAGAATTGATTCGATCCAACAGATCCTTGCAATCCTTTACCTGCCACATACTTGAGAACGACCTGCGCACCTTCGGGCGGAATATTCCCAGCGATGCCGTCACCGAAGCGCAGCTTAGGCGGATCTTCCGTGAATAGGATCTCGAAAATATTTGTAGCCGTGTAAGTCAATAACGGAACACGCGCCCACTCCTCTCCATCAACGGTCAAGATCAAGCCATCTGAATAAAGCGTGGTGCCATCAGGGATTCCGGCAATTTGAAATTCCTGATTCTGAAGACCTGAAGAAATGAATGTCAGTGTTTTGGTCTGACCTTCTCGCACTGGAATAATCCCAGAGACCGATCCTGCCGGAAAAATTACCGGAGTATCATTGCGAAATTCATAAACGGTGTCGCCAGGTCCTTGGAAAGCAAACCCGCGTGCAAATGTGATTGGGAATGCATAAGGAGCGCCGGTTAGGAAAATGCTCATGTCGGTCGTGCCCGGAGCCGCAGGAGCTATAGGGTATCCAAGCATCCGCGCAAGCTTCGTGATTGATTTATTCAAACGGGCCGTGGAGAGAAATAACTCGGATGCGCGGCGATTTACCATGAACGCGAGAGACTGCATGGCGAAAGCCAATTGATCCATCAGCGCGTTACCAAGATCAGTATTCAAAAGATTGTTAAACGCATCGGGATAGTTGGCGGCAAAGAAAGCATCCGCTTCGTCGCGGTACGTTTGAAAATCCTCTGCAATAAACTGAACTCTGTTTAGGTCACTGGTTGCCGTCATTAAGCCGTTCTCCCAAATTCAAGTGTTCCGGTCTGATCCTGAATCCCCTGCACGGCAAAGTAAACATTCACAGTAACCAACGTATCTGATTCTTGTATGTCAATGTGCTGAATTGTGATCTGCGGAATCTCGGTCGTAACCGAGTTCACTATTTCCCGTGTCAGCGCAGCTTGTAGAATCGGTCCCGTGTTTTCAAAAATCAATCGAAGAAGTCTGGTGCCCAGTGTCGGGCGCATCACACGCGAGCGTTGATCAGTGCTCAAAAGGCAACGAAGGGCAGAGGCGTACTCCTGACTGCCGGTGGCAGCGAGAGGCAAGCCTTGACCAAGTTTTTGGAAGGGATACGCGATCCCTGCGATTTGACGTACTGTCGTAGCCATCCTTGCTCCTTATGTACCCAAAAATTCTCACACGAATTAAGCCAAACCTCAATCAATGGTTAGCTCACTACTCCAACTCCGGCTCCGGCTCCTGGCACTGGTGTCGGTGATGTTGGGCCGCCGACGATGGTTACAGTGCCAGTTCCGTGCGCAAGCACTTCCTGCGCTTGCCCAGCGCCCAGAGCGAGTGCGAAGTCAGGCCACTTCTGCCCAATGAAATTTTCCCCGGTTCCAAGGCTCTGAATCTGAGTTCCCCACAAAGGTCCAATGACCGCGATACTTCCCTGGACAATCGTCCCCACGCCCAAAAAAACCGGAGTATGGTTGGAAGTCAGAGTCGCTTGGCCATATTCATCTTGAAGGGTTTGCCCACACGCATCACAAATATCTTGAAGGCGTCGGCCTACAAAACCGGCAGCACTGGCCAAAGCGAAAATGTTGCTTGAGGCAGCGGCTCCGCCGACCGTTATTCCAGTCCCGGTTCCCGCGCCGATCCCAGGAATCGTTCCGACATCCTGAGTGGCAAATGGTTTACCGACCGTATGTTGTTGAGATCCGTTCCCAACTGCATCGGTAAATAAATGAAGCCTCGCGCCAATGAATCCTTTGGCCGCGAGTTTCCCAGCCAGATTAGATGACCACCGAGAACCTACGAGGCTCATGGCTGTTTCAAGTCTTCCATTTTTTTCCACAGAGCATTCATCTCTGGGCGCAAATGAATCAGACATCCATCACACAAATCCCGCTGAATGGTCTCGTCACCCATGGTGAGTCGGACAATCTTGGTCCGTGGACTGAGATCCTTTTGCGCGTGAACCGGCACAAGCTTCATGTCGCCGTGTGCATCCTGTTGTTTGAGATGCGCAATTTTAGGTATTGTTTTTTCTTTATCCTCATAAAGTAATTCAGTATGAGGAGTAACATGTGTTGGCTTTCCACACACATCGCATAACCAGGCAACCATTTTTCCCCCTAACCCGCGAGAACAGTTGGCACTCCCATAGTAGGAGCGCCTGTGATGAGATCCACAACCGGATCAGTCACTGTAGTTAAAACCTGTCCCGAAGATCCATTCAATTGAATTTGTGAACCCTTGGCCACAATGTTACCACCGGCAGTAACATTGGCATCTCCACCGGCAGTAACATCCACTTTGCCGCCAGCATTCACCACGGTATCGCCACCAGTCTTAATCGTGGCCTTACCGCTCGCGTTCATCGTAAAATCTGTACATGATCCAGATATAGATCCGTCCGGATTGAACTTCAAAAACGTCCCGCTCTTATGAATGATGTTGATGAACTCTTTGCCGTCAGTCTCACCAATCAATATTTTGTTTCCGCTTTGAAATACCCAGCCGCGCACATTCGGATAGTCAGCGGCGAAATCGGCTGGCAATTCCTTCAACCCAAAAAATCCACCATGATAAATTGGATTCTTTGTGTCGCCGTACTCGAAACACATTTCAACCCACTGGCCAATGTACGGCGGGAAAAATTCGCCATGCCCTTCTCCAGCCAACTTAAAGTCCGAAGGATCTGCCCATACAGGCGAGACATAATCTTTTCCGAAAACGCTAGGGCACTTAAATAAAATCCTTCCGCGCTGATCAGGATCATTGTTGTCAACGACGATTGCCGGGTACGTTGAGTAGTACCTCTTGTACCACTCAAGACCAACGTGCTTCAGGTTGTTGAGAAAATCTAAAAATAGCGTCATTCGGTTATCACATTCTTTTTCGAGTCGGTCTTGGTCCCTTGTTGAACGGCAGTCACAGCTTGGCCGACAACTTTGTTCATTCCTTTTCCGACTGCGGAGATCATGCCGCCCATTGCCACAATTTCAATTTTAGTTTCAGCACCTGCGGTACTCACGGAATGCTCGACGCTTTTCAAATCGTAATCACCAGTCAAAGCTTTGATGTCGGCAACATTGATCCCTACCATACGGCCAGGCAAAAGATCCGCAATCATGACACTCGTGATCTCGTAATTGAAAACCTTATTCATCCAGTCATGGACAACTCCGTGAATCGCATCAACGCCGCTACTAAACTGTCTTGATATAGCTCCCATGATAGTTCCGATGCCTTCACCATCAGCCGCTCCAGATGGTTCACCAAATGAATTTCTATCTCCAGAATCAGCACCACCGCCAACAGATCCATCTTGCGTCGTGATCTTTGGAGTAACCTTTTGCTGATAGCTCGATGCCCCGCCATCTTGCTGGCTGACACTCTTGCTGGACTTGTCGATCACTGACGTTTTGCTTCCGTGGATAGCGGCACTCAGTACCAAATTATTTATGGGCGCACTGAGCGAAAGGATCGGATAAACATTTTTATTAGGATCAATTTGCTTGAATGCCACGAACTTGATCGCGCTCTTTTGTCTGCGGCCCTCGTCATGAACCACCTTTACCGTTTGCAATCCGTCTATCGTGTTACTCCCGGCATAGTACATGCGGCATCCGTTCTCTTCGAGAACGTGCTTCGCGGCTTCAAATCCAGTTTTAGTCACCGGGTATGCGTGAGTTTCTTTTGTCAGTTCAGCGGTAGAACGATCATCAAATTCAACGTGAACGCTATTGCCATCGCCAAGCCATTTTTTGATGGCCGCCAGAGGAGTCATCTGCCCACTCAGCAAGCCAGGAGTCTTGGTTGACTCGAAGAGCATCCCAATGCCCTTCATAGTGATGTCGATACCTTCTTCGCCAACTTCAACATTCGGCATCAGCAATAAGGCTTTGAAGACCGGCGTGTGTCTTCCGCCATAGAAAATTTGAACAGCCATTTTGTTTAGTGAGAATTTTGATCCTGAGCCACTGACGCCATCTCCGCCGCCAGACGATTTCGTTGTCGAATCAGTATTGGCTATTGAAAATCCTAAACCAATTTTCCCGGTATTGATCAAGCGAACAGCATCCACCAATGGTGGGCAAATTTTCACTTCAAGCTGGAATGTTTCCATCAGTCCAATTTTTACTGTGACACTCTCAACGTAGTCGGTGGCGTTACCGGCCAGCGTGCGGAATGGAACCATAGCGCCATTGATCTCAATCCAAAGGCGAACATCAACGCCATGTAAATCTACACTGGGACTGATGTTCTGTTTGGCCATTAGATTCCCGATCCACTGGCGCTCGCGCTATTAACTTCATCGTTACGGACCTTGGCGCTGAAAGCTTTTGAATCCGTCTTGATTTGTACATTCAACGGGATGGGGCTTGGGCTTCCGCCTTTTCCATCGATCATTTGCTGCAACAAATCGTTGGTCTGCTTTGAGGTATCCAATTGGTTTTGGGCCAACTGAACATTCGTCTGTTGCGCGTCTGCCATATCATTGGTCGCCTTGAGCGCACCGATACGATCATTTGCCGACTGGGCATTTGTTCCAACCGTCGCCAATGTCGGCTGGCTTGTCTGAGGCAAAGGATTTTTCAATTCACTGGTCGCGGTCTTAAGATCCGTCGTTGCCGACTTCGCGTAGTTATTGAAAATCTCAAAACTCATCCCAACGATTTTTCCGATGTTCGATCCGAAGCCTTTGAAAATATCGAATACGGCCATGATCGCCTTACCCAATATTTGAAAGATCGGAGTGATGAAACCAGATACCACGCTGATCAGAGGAGCAAATGCAGTCTGTACCCACGCCGATGCGTAGCCAAAAACTGCGCCGAGAAGTTTACCGATCACACTCACGGTCTCGATGATAGTGTCCTTGTAATTCCAAATCTCAGTCACGAATCCTGTCAGCGCACCGGCCAATGCGATCACCGGGATTGCCACTTCGGCGATGAACTCAACCATCCCGCCAAGAGCGTCGATCACAAAAGTACCTGCCCGGTAAATTCCGAACATGATGTCTTCGACACCAATGCTACTTATGTACTCGATAATTCCGCCGACAAATTCAAAAACAGATTCGACAGCCGTGGCCAATCCCTCCAGCACCGAGTTCCAAGCCATTTTCAAATACCCACCAAACTCAGTCAGGTATCCGCCGATATTTTTTACGAATTTCAAAAGCCAACCGGCTATGCCTGGAAGATTTTTTCCAAGAGTGATTGCGCCGTCTACAGCCCACTTGATGGCGCTTCCGAGTCTACCGATACCCCCAAGTAGTCCGGCAAGGATCGGCCCGATCAAAGGAATACCAGCGAGCCAGCCTTTCAATTTATCGAACATGCTTTTCTTGCCCTGTTCCTCTTCGGCCTTCTCCATCACATCAAGTTCCATGGCCAACAACTTTTGCAGAGTCGGCAATGATTTGCTGTCCCCGATGGCGCTTGTGATCTTCCCTACTTTTCCAGTCAAACGATCTTGAACTTTTTGATCGCCTTTTTTCGTGAGAGAACTCATTAGAGATTTCCCAAAGTCGGCAAGTGGCCGCGCCAAAGACTTCAGCACTCCACCGGCAGCGGTCAATTCTTTCGGGATCATTTCGCGCAGATCAATACCGAGCGTACTCATAAAATTGTTCACGCTGTTGCCGATGTCCTTCACCCACTCTTTGATGTAGACGAAGCCCATCTTGATCAGTTTGAAATTGTTCCCCATGATGGTCGCGCTCTCGGCCATCTTCTCCGCATTGTTGGTCAAGTCACTGACCACGGCTCCCACGCTTCGTCCGGTCTTCACGGCCTTGTCGATGATTCGCTTCGCATCTTTTTCAAATGCAGGGCCATAGCCTTCCAAAGACTTGGCGATCATCGCGGCCATTTCATTCAGAAGTTTTCCGTTGTCAGCACTGGCCTTAACCATGCGCGGATGCGTCTCGCGCTCACCCATAAAAACGCCAGGACCTTTTCTTTGATTGGGATCTTGCCCGTGAGATGGACGCGGATTGATCACGCGGCCACCGCCGCCGCCACCGCGACCACCACCGCCAATGCCCAAAGATCCTGCGCCCTTTTGCATCTCTGAAGCCATGCCAAAAAGCTTTCCAGATTTTCTCGAAATCATCGTCGTGGTACGGCTGATCTCACCAAAAAGGGAGTTGATGCTTTTCAGCTTTTTCTCAAGGCCCTTGTCCTGAGCGGCGAAGGTAAAACCTAAGCCGAGAAACCTTTTTGATGCCATCGCGCTACCTTCCTCTTCGCTTCGACTGCGCCTTCATTTTGCTGTTCTGCGCGGCCACTTCAGCGTTGTGCTGGCGAATCCGTTCTTGCTTCCACTCGATCAGTCTCTTCCTACGACTGTATGGTATCTCAATCACATCGCGATAGGAAAGCCTCATGGTGTCTATCATCCAGGCAATCTCTTCCTCCAGGACTTCGAGATCACCTATTGGAAGAAAAAATCGGCACTTCCTATCGGGATTGAAGCCGAATAGTGCTCTCCGCACTTCGTGCAATCCGCCTCAAAAGTATCGTCAACATCGCCTTCTAAATCATCGATTGCTTTACGAATAGCGTTGCGATCTTTCAAGGTCATGTTGGTGATGTCTGACATGGCCGGTGGACGATCATCCAGGCTCTCAATGCGAGCAAATAAAGCCATGGTCACGGCTGAAGGCTCATTGGCCGATTTTTCGATCCGCTCTTCAATGGCGGAATTTGCCACGCGCAACCGAACTTTTTGTTTTGACGGCAAAGTGATCTCTTTGAATAAGGCATCTGCCTTCGGCGGATTCTTGAACTCAACGCCCTTAAGGTCGTACACCAATTTATCGACATGCTTACATTCGGGGCACGGATAAGAAAAATTATAAAGTTCACCAATCGAAATCATCCGAAGACGGATCAGGAAAAATATTCGATCAGAAGTGGTCATGTCCTCAATGGCTTTGCTGATCACCACGCGATCTTCTAACGGGCCAATCTTTTGAATGCAATTGCCCATGACTTTTGTAAACCGCCGCGAGGCTAACATTTTTTTAGAGGCAAGAATTTCTTCCTCTGGCCCAGCCAATTCCCTGAAGGTGAGTTCATTTAGAACTTTACCATCAATCAAGAAACCAGTTGGTAATTCACAAACCGAAACTGAAGGGCGCGTGCCTTCCATAAACAACTCCTATTTTGGCGGTTTTAAAATATCATCAATCGTATCTTGGGCAGGGAGCCTCAACACCATGCCCTCGTAAATTTGGTTGGGTAAATCAACGTCGTTTGCCAACATGATCACCCAAAACATATTAACGTCACCGTAAAAATCCCACGCAATCAAATCGATCCGCTTGGACTGTTGCTGATTGAGTGTGATGTATTGATCGTCTTCTGAGATCGGAATGTCCGGATATTCCGTCTGATCCCAAAAGATCACGTCGTTGAAATTCAACAGATTGGTCAACTGCAACCATGACTGTTTCTCAACATTAACTTCCACTTGAAGGCGCTCCCATAATCTTGCGATCTTTCGCCATGTAATCGCGAACAGCCTCACGCACGACATCACTCATGGTGCGCCCGTCGCGTGATGCAATTTCTTGAACGAAATTGAACATGCCGTTGGACATCCACAAATTCATGCGTGTCCTGGGTGAATCTTCCTTTGGAGGATTATTAACAATTTTTTCTTCCATAGGGCAATGTTACGCAAGCTTTGCGTAGCCTGTCTACTTGGAAACTTTAAGCCCCTCATAAATTAGAGCAAGGTCGTAGCCATTTTTGGTCTTGGCTTCGCTGAAGTTCTCAAATGACCGAGCAAATTGACTGGACCAGTCAATCATCTCTTCGTGCTTTTTCTTCTTCTTGCGATCACCAGGGCGCAAAACGGTTCCAATAGGAATCGGATACGGAGCCACATTTGCCGTTGTGGTGGTTGTGCCCACAGGCGCTGCCGGTGCATCTTCTTTTTTGGTGTAGGCAGCCTTGATTTCACCGTCGTTAATTCCGCGCAAAAGCGGCTTAAAAACTTTGACTGCATCGCGGAACATTTTCTCAGGCACAGCCTGGACAAATGCTGGAGTTTTCATCGCATCCTTCACATCTTGCACGAATGGATCTGTCGTTTTCCAGCGGTCACGGTTGAGGCTCTTGATAGTCGTATCAGCTTGAGACGTAGCGACAACACGGTTCTCCGGATCAAGATGAGAAATCTTTGAGACAGCTTCGATTACTTTCTTCAATAAATTCTCATCCATTTTGAGACTCCCATAGTGAAACAGTGTCGCGATCCATGTTGATACAAACAGACAGTATTTACAGGTTGTAATGCTGCCCCGTGATAAAATTATAGCAATGGAGGTTACTTATATGCACGTTATTTTCAAGGACTTCGTGGGCTTGGATGCTGAAGGGCAAGAGGTTGTGCTCTCCGTCGCTCGGGCTGACGAAAGTGATTTGTTCCACAAGATCCAGGAAGCGCCAAAACAGACACCGATCTCTTTCCAAGAGGCCATGCGTTTGGCCTGGAATCATGAGCAAGAATTGTCAAAGCGCGGCGAGTTCAAGGCCGCCGTCGATTTCATCTTCAAGTCTTGCTTGGTCACGTTTTGGTCTGGTCTTGGTTATCACGTCGAACTGACCGGCGACGAATACACCGTTTCCGAAGTACAAGCCGCCCTCTAATTCTCCAATCAATTGGAGGATTATTTTACAGTCAGAACCGCGTCGATAAGGCCACGCCCTTGTTGATCGCCAGTCAACGTCGGGACCTTCGTTCCGAACGCCTTCTTGCCATTTGCCGACAGCATCAATGCCACCACTCCCGACATGTGCGGCGAAGCCATGCTGGTGCCTTCCCATGACTCGTACCCGCCACCAGGGACGGTCGAAGTGATCGCCACTCCAGGAGCCACGAAAGAAATCTTTGGTCCAAAATCACTGAAGGTCGCGAACTTTTGATTGATGTCCATCGCGCTCACCGCGTGAACTCCTGCGTATGCCGCTGGATATTCGATGTTTTTATTTCCATCGTTACCCGCCGCCGCGACAATAATCAGGCCGCTCTTCAAAACTTTATTCACAGCATCGTGCATAATCCCAGAATCTTCAGCGCCGCCAAGGCTCATGTTCACTACCTTCGCGTGCGCAATGCAATCGATCAAGCCATCGGCCACCGCTGCATAATCTCCGTTTCCGTCTTTGTCGAGGACCTTGACCGCGTAAACCTTAGACTTCGGTGCCACGCCGATCACGCCACCGGGAATCCCAAGGCCAACCATGGTTCCTGCCACATGAGTTCCATGGCCGTTGTCATCGAAATAAACTTGCTTGGTTTTATCGACTGGAGACGAAACGAAATTGCTTCCGCCAGTCACTTGTCCAGCGAGATCCGGATGCGTGTAATCAACGCCGGTATCCACCAAGCAAATGTGCTTTCCTTTTCCCCACACATTGTTCTTCAGATTTACAGTGCGCGAATGAACCGCGTCTACTCCCCACGGCAGGTTGCCAACCAAGATCGGCTTGTCTCCAAGTTTTTTAACCACAGCCGCAGATTTGTGCCCGAGCATGTGAACTTTTCCGTTCGGCTCAAGGCGCACGCCCTTTGCTTTCAGCACTCGGTATTGTGAATCGGTCAACTCAATGACCGAAGCTGGGAAATGTTTTAGGCGTCTTTTGTTGGTTGTGGCCGCACCAACTACTCCTGGTTTATAAAAAACGATGTACTCTTTAGCGTACACGTCTACCGACAGCAAACTAAGAACCAGCAATAGAAACTTCATACAAACCTCCACAAAAATTGTTTCGTTAACCAATAGCGATTTTCTTCAATGCCTTCAGGGCCAATGGCATCCCTTTGAACAAATGCTTACACACTCCAACCTTCATGTCAGGATTTGTGATGTACGGCGGTTTATCGTCGGCCTGACGGCGATCAGAAGATCCGTTCTTCCAAAGAACCCACTCGCAATGAAACGTGAAGAACGGACAGGTGCAGTGGACAAAGCATTCCATGTTGTCGTTCGGATGCTCGACGCGCATCACTCCCGGCTTGTCGGTTGGCTTGTTTGCTATCTGATCCGGGTAAAGTTCGATCTCGACATTGTAGTAAACCTTTTCGGTGTGCGCCCGGCCCGTAGCCTGGAACTTCACGCCCTTTTTATCGTCGCGTTTAACGATCTGCGCTCCAGTAATGGAGACAGTGGTCTTCCTTGAACGCTTTCTAACATCACCAGGAGTATCAGAAAGAATGTGATTGTACGTTACCATCTAAACTCCCGAGTTGAACTCCTCTGGAAATTTACACTGGATCGTGAGCGACTGCAAAGAAACGCCGTGAGAGAGGGCATCGAAATCATCCGTGGACGATTTATAGCCTGTAGGAATGCAGGAATGAAGCAACCACGACCGCGCTGGAACCCTTGCCACCAAGTCAAAGAGCGGCTGAATGGCGCTGCCAGTAGGGGCACCAAGGTTCGCAATCCCAACTTCGCTATACTGAATCAATAGAAGATTTCTGCGCCGATAAGGTTCGCCGCGCACGTAGCCGGTGATCCAATCATAAAAATCTGAGTCACCGAATTTCGCGCCACTGATCATATTGATCTCGTCGGTCGTGGCCGATTCCATCACATGATGAGGGTACTCGAAGGTTCCCTCTTTGATGTCTTTGGTTTTCACCGTGATGTTAGGAGCCGTGCAATGCTGAAAGCCATAAGCAAGGCTCAAAGTGATTGGCGTCGAAATTGAAACGTCAAGAAGGTGAAAGTGGTAGTTCATCAGGACATCACTGAATCGTGATGTCCTTGGTAAAAATGCTGATACCGACATGACTACCTTGCCTTTACGGAGTGACCTCAACTCCGTTGATGATCAGACGGAAATACTCGAATGAAATTCCCATTTCTTCAATCGAGATGTCTGATGCCATTGCATCAAAGTCAGATCCCAACTTCGTGTTGATCGGCAAAGCGTTGTAGCAAATGATCTGGCGATACGGAACGGCCTTGGTGTAATCTAAAAGCCCCTCAACGTCGTCACGATGATAATGCTTGATGATGATATTGCTGCGATAAGGATGATTCTCGGCACCGCCAAGAACCCATTTGAAGAAACTTGTGTCGTTCTTCACAACGCCTTTTGTCAGCGTGATGTCATCGAATGTCGCCGTACCCGGAAACTTACGGCGGTAGGTCCAAAGACCTTCGCTGTACTCATGCGTTTCCAAGGTGATCGTCGGCATTGTGCAGGTCTGAAACCCGCCAGCCGGTGACGCCAAGTTAAGGAAGCCTTCGGTGTCCGTAACATGGAACCGATTCAGCAAAAATGGATCTGTTGACTGACTTCTAGCCGTTCCGCCCATGTCTTACTCCTTATACCTGACTCGCGTCGAACACACGTTGCAACCGCAGGTGAATAAATTCCGCCGCCAAGTTCGGTTTGATGAACTCATCAATCACGATGCGCTTGGTAATTTGAACAGCTTCGGGATTGTTTGTCTCATCGCAAACGACTTTGAATGCCTGATTTTTCGCTGGCACTCCGCTTCCGATGATACCCAACAGCCATTTATTTTCGAGATACAAATTCAGCCGATTCGTGATCAGGCCGAAAGTCGTCGGTCCAACATCCTCGAAAACAATATCAAGGAGACCTTGGTATTGCTCTTTTTCAAGGTTGATGAAGGTTCTGCGGATGTTGACATCCGTGAAGTCCCCGATGATTTGCAAAGTTTTATTTCCCCAGATCGCCGTTCCCACAGACGCATCCGAACGAATCGGATTGATCTGCGCGGGATACACGGTGTCGCGATCTCCCTTGGAAAGAAGACGCTCAACTCCGGAAATGAACTGGAGTTGTCCACGGAAAATTCCAGCCGGTGCCTTGCCGACATTTTCTTGAATGTCAGTGAAGGCGCAGCGACCTGCGACGTGTGCGCCAGGTGGCATAAGCTTGGGACGATTGTTGTTTAAAGGATCAGGAATCTTAACCCAAGGATAGTACATCGCAGCATAGCTCGACTGCGACTTCAGCGTGTTGCGGCGATAGTTTACCGCTTGCTGCGGATTCACACCTTGCGGGGGACAGATCAGAACGAGGATGTCTCTGCGCCCTTCTGCATAAGTGATCAGCGCAAGATCGGTCGTGGGATCACCAGCATAATCTCCGAGCGAAAGAGTCATCTCTTCGTCAACGAGATCGAGCGCGTAAATCCCGGCCTGATTCGGTTCCAGTGCGACATTCACAACGTCTGCGGCAGTCACATTGCCGCCGTCAACTCCACCTTCAAGGGTGGCAGTGATTGAGTCGGCAGGTTTAGTCAAACCGCTGATCGTGATGGGATTTGCGTTCGCCGGAGCCGGTGAAATGAACAGCGCCACTGCGCCAGTCGTATAATCAACCGTTCCAGATACGCTCGGTCCACCACTCACGCCGATGAACAAGCCATTGCCATCATCGACAGCCACTTGCACTCCGCTCACTGAAAGTACAAGAAGGCCGGGAGCGATAGGAGTGTTCGGACTTAAAGCTGAACTTGTGAACGAAGTCGTAGTGCCGTCACCAGTCGCCAGACCAATATCAGTGAACGGAGTCGGCTGGAGAGCCGCAGGAATTCCACCCGTTCCGCCCGTGATGTCGATGTCTTCCGAATCGGCATTGAGAACGGTGTTGATGAAATTCGGATCTTCCGGATCATCAAGAACAATTTGATCGAACACTTCACTCGTAACCAAAAGGCCACTTGAAGGATCGATCAGTTCATTAGTGAGTTGGAACTTGGAAAATGTCGCGGTCGAAGGATCATAAAAAGAAGGATCGCCAGAGAGAGTGATCTCTGCGTCGTTTGCCCATACTCCGCGTCCGGTTGCCCGGATCAAGAAGTTTGTTGAGAGAGCGCCGGTTGCATAAACCGCATCCGTGTGGAGTTGGCGAACAAACCAATTTCGATTACCACCGTTTAGGAAGTAAGCCGCAACCGAGTAAGCGTTCAAACTCTTGGTAGAGAATCCGCCGAACTGAGTTACGAACTGCGAAAAGCTGGTGGACAGAAGTGCTTGTCCTTCAGGTCCCTTCAGCGAGAAACCCGCAGTAGCGTATGCTGAAGTAGCCGCAGGTGGGATCGAACCCGAATTGCCTTGCACTTCTTCTGTAAAAACATCTGGTGATAGAAATTGAGGCATTGCCTACACTCCTTCGTATTCAGTCTCTTTGCTACTCTCGATAATTCTTTTACCGAGTCTTCTTCAGCGGCCTTGTCGTCAGGTCGAATCCAGTGACGGCGGTTCTTGTAACTGCCGATGTCAGATCCATCTCTCCATCCACTCGCACTGTGACAGTATAGCTCACAATTCTGTTTACCGGATCAACATTTTCTTTCACCGGAACAAGACTACCCTCTGATCTTGCCTCGTAAGTCCGTTGCAGTCCAAGAGAGTCTTTAACAAAAAGCTTACCTATCTGCGGGAAGGTTTTCAACACCTGACGTAAAATAGGTTGCACCGTCGTTTCGTATCTGTCCATGCAAAGAATATCGTAGGTGAAATCATATGGCGTTGCCTGTGGCTTACTCATATATTGCGTAAATCCTGACACGCCACCGATAACGATCCCGGTTCCCGACACACCAAACCTAGACTCAAGCTGGCCTACTCCCATCCATCTTTGGAGCGCGAGCGTTGGATCTTGGCGGGTGATCGAGATAAGAGGAAAGCGTTTGAACTTAAAAATCGACTCGGGCGCGTTCATGTAAACGGTCACACGGTTCGTCGGATCAGAGACGCCCGGAATATAAAGAGCGAAGCACGGATCTTCAGGAACACTTGCGTCAGGCAAGGCACCAAGCGAGTCAACGACGCCCTGATCGAAGTTTCTTAGGAAAACTTCGCCGGTCGGATTATTCCATATCGGAATTGACATCCAATGCCTCTTTCATCGCTTCCTTGACCTTGGGCATATTTTTGGTGATCCATTCCTGTTTCGACTCTTCCGTGGCGTCGTCTTCAGGGGGATCTTCGACTTCTTCTTCGTCAACAAGGTGAGCGAAAACATCCATCAGAATATCTGCCGCAGTATTAAAGTCCTCTTCGGACTCAACGTCGGTGAGGCAATCTTCGATCACCGCGTTGAGCGCAGTGTCGATGCAATCCATCTGTTCTTCAGGTTTTTCGTCTGTTTCCATAAATTGATGCTATCCGTTTCTCATATAGACTTCAAAAGCCTTTTGCGGAACTTCTCCAGATCCTTGACTTCTTGATCGTTCATTTTTTGCTTCAGATGGTGCTTAACGCGATATTGCTTGAACATCGGATCGGTCAGGACCGCCATCAGGTTCTTGTCGCGCATCAGCTTCCGTAGTCCAGCCACCTGCGTCTTTTTGATCGCCGGTCCCCAGTGTGGTCGCCGTGCGCCCGAGATCCCGAACTCCAGTTCATTGATCCACTTCTCGAAGTCCTCGACGACCTTCAGCTTTCGCATCACAAAAATGCGTGAATCAAAGGCGATGTCGTGGTCGGCCATAATCTTCTGGACCTTGGCCATGCTCTCCTTATTTTTTACTTTCACCTTTTGAACTGCCGGAAATTTGGCCGCCTCAATGGTGACTATCGCTGCGCGGTCGCTTGGGACAAACGGAATCGTATCCACCGTCCACGGCCCGTAGACCTGGAGAATATCTCTGACTGGATCAAAGCCCTTCATATCGGGGAACCTTGAAACAACTTTCAGAATTGAGTGGTCGGAGTCCTTCATTTGCTCATGGAGGTTGACGGCGCGAACGGCCACCGCGAACCATGCCTTGCCGCCGCGATCACGGATCTCAGCCATGACCAGGCGCTTGGCGTAATCCTTCGGACCTTTGACGCCCTTCAGTTCTCCCAAGAGGTTTTTATAAAGTTCCCGCGTAATCAACCGGCCAAACTCAAACAGAAACCAATCGTACCGCTTCATCACTGTGCTGAAAAATTCGGTAGCGTCTTCCCATTTTTTATTCGGCTTGATGATTATTTCAAACATCAGTCGGCTCGGCTTCCTTCGCCCTCATTCCAAATGACTTTCATGTAGTCATTGAAACTCAAGCCTTGAGCCATCGCCTGAAGGCCCAGCACCGCGAGAGCAATGCGCTCCGGATCTGCCTTGCTGCGCTCAATGGGATTCAGTTCACCAGACTCAATAAGCTGGATGAACTTTTCCTTCGGAACCTTTTTCGATTTATCGCCGTGCGCGTAATACGCCAACCCGTGCTGTTGAAAGAGGAAGAGAACATAGTTCACTCCGCCCTTAACAGTCTTGGCCTCGAAAATCTGGCCGTGTTCAAACACCAAGCCCCACGGCGTGCGAAGAATCATTCGGCTCTCCGGTCCACTCATTGGACCGTCAGCTTCCATCTTCTCCGCAACCCTATCCGCGATGTCTTGTATTTCTCGCTCTGTGTACGTCAGCTTTGACATTGCCTTCTCCCTCTTCAACCGTTGTCTTTGAAGATTTTATGAAATCAATCATGATCCCCTTCAAAGTATTTCTCACGAACAAACCACGCGCTCGGCAAGCATTGATAAACCCACGAGCCACCCACGCCTCTAAATCAAATGTGAATGGTCTTTGTATATTGTCCAGTCTCTGTTCATTATTTCGCTCTTCATCCGGCTGATCCATTGGCTCCCCTTGCTGTCCAAAACTTTTGAAGTGAATCCCATTCCCCTAGATCGGCCCATTGTCCATGAACGTCGCGAACTACCAATCGATCTTCCGCCAGGTACATTCTCAACAGATGTGTGATCTCAAGTTCATTTCGTTTGCTCGGGCTAAGGCGCTCGACCTTTTCAAAAACATCCGCTGGAAAATAATAGAGTCCAGTTAAAATTTTTGAACTGACTGGTATCGAAGGCTTTTCCTCAATACTAACCACTGCGTCATTGACTCCGCGAATAGCTTGCCCGAAGGCCCTGGCTTTGTTTGCATCGCCGATGTCGTATTCCCACGCTATGGCCATTCCGTTGTTGGCGTAGTGGTGGGGGATCTCGATGCGCTCTGAAAAATAATTGTCGCCAAGTATCAGCAAAATATCCGAGTCTTGTTCCTTGTCGTTGATCCGTTTCAGCACGTCGGCGATCCCCGCAGGTTTAGCCTGGAATGCGTACTCAACTTTTTTGAATCCGTAACGCTCGCCATCGGCAACATAGTCAACGATCTGACTCGCATGGTTCGATCCAGTGACGACGATCACTTCGTCGAGACCGATCTTGCGCATCAACTCAAGCGGGTAGTCGATCATAAGCTTGCCCGGCTCACACGGAGCCAAGTGCTTGTT